AAAAACTTTACAAAAAGTAAAACTTTTTATAAAAATCTGTGTATACTTAAAACTTAAACAAATAATTTCGATGCAACAATCAATTTACATACAAAACTTTTTCAACACTATTTTTAGTGTCCATGGGATTTATGTGGAAAAAGAAGAGGATTGGAGTTAACAAATATACAAGATATTTTAACATAAGAAAAATCCCTTCTATTAATTTAGAAGGGATTTTTCTATTTGGGGCCTTTAGCTCAGTTGGTCAGAGCAGTGCGCTCATAACGCAAAGGTCACTGGTTCGAGCCCAGTATGGCCCACAACATATTCAGATAAGGTTCTGGGTTCGAATCCCAGTCTGAATACAGCACAAAGGCGAAACAGGTATTCGTAGCGGATTGTAACCCCGCTGTCTTTTGACATTGTGGGTTCGAGTCCCACTTGTGCTACAAATAGTCATATAGCTCAATTGGTTGGAGCATCACGCTGATAACGTGAAGGTTATAGGTTCGAGTCCTATTATGACTACGACGCGGATAAGGCACAGGTAGTCTTGACAGTCTGTAAAACTGTTATGTTATGGGTTCGAGTCCCATGCGCGTCACTGAAGTGTACCCGAGCGGTTTGCAGGGACCAGACTGATATTCTGGGAGTATTTTACTCAACGTGGGTTCGAATCCCATCACTTCAACCATATCGCGGGGTGCCTGGAGAGGTTCCAGATCGGGCTCATAACTCGAATTAACGTGGGTTCGACTCCCACTCCCGCAACTAGGATAGTAGCTTAGTGGCAAAAGCACAACTTTTACATGGTTGATATCGTGGGTTCGAGTCCCATCTATCCTACAACATGGGGGAAGACAAAGGTAAATTTATTGAAGATTTGGGGCTGTAGCAAAGTTGGTCTATGCGGTGGATTGAAGATCCATGGATGTCGGTTCGATCCCGACCGGTCTCACAAGATTAAAAAATAGAAATCATGAAAAAAACATTAGATTATCTTTAAAACCTAAAGATATGAGCAATGGCATTGAACATGGTGTACATAGCTTAGTGGTAGAGCATCGTCTTGTGGTGGCGAGGGGCGTGAGTTCGAATCTCATTGTACACCCACTTTGGTCATTTTTGAATTTTGGATAAAAATTGAAAATAACTAAAACTTTCTACATTTAGTATAATATAACCTTGGAAAATTAATAACTTAATCTAAACAAATCTATGGTATTATTACAAATTATTGGAGTACTTGCAATTATTTTCGGTATTATTATGATGTTTTTACATCCTATTGCCAAACGAAAAGAACAGAAAATAATTGACGAAAAACAAGCTGCCGAGGAGGCAAGAGAAAAAGGTCAATCATATAGACCTGATTTAAGATCATTAAGTAAACCTAACGCGTTTTCTTTATTATTTACTAAAAGTAAATCCTGGTTAGTAATGGGATTAGGTTTAGTAGCAATACTAATTCAAGGATTATTCTTTTATAATCCTGCAGGGACTGCAACGGCAGTCCAATATATTTGGGGTGGGGATGATCCTGTTACAACACAAGGGATCAAATTAAAATTGTATGGTAAAACGATACCCATCTCATTTGAGATAGCCATGCAGGATATTATTGGTGAAAGCGAAGAATATGAAGAAGGAATTTATTATCGAAAAGGCCAACGAAGAGAATTTGCTGATGCGATTAAAGCAGATATTGCAGCATCTTTAATTGTTTCTGTTGATTACGCTAATGATTCTCTATTCTTGGATATGGCTGATAAAAATAGATCCGAGAAAAAATTGGTTTATGCTCGTATTTATCCAGTTTATGATCAAGCATTAAAGAATACTTGCAAGCTTATGGACGCCCAAGATTATATTTCCGGTGCATCCTCTCAGTTTGACTATTACTTGAAAGATCAAATGGAGAACGGTATGTATTTAACTGAGGAAGTTTATGAAGATGTTAAAACTATGCCTATGACTTTGGGTGACTCTCTATCAAGAACAGTTGCTGCGGGTGTGATTAATGACGATAAACGTGAGAAGAAATATCGTATTCGTAAAGATCATAATGGTGAACCGATACGAGATGCATCTAACTCATTAAAGAGATATGGTTTAACTGTGCAACAAGCTGCTGTAACGAATATTGATTGGGAAGAATCCTTTGATGCTCGACTGCAACTACAAAAAGAACAAGTTGCACAAACTCAAATTGAGAAACAAGAGGCGGAAAAGGAATACTATGCAACACAGAAAACTATTGCAAAGGGTGAAAGAGAAAAGGCTGAAGTGCGAGTAACATTGGAAAAGGCGCAGTTACAACAAACGATTGCGGCGGAAACAAAAGCTAAATCTGCAAAATACAAAGAGCAGGAAGAGATTAATTTACTTGCTGCGGCTAAAAAGGAAGCTGAAAGAATTCGTGTGACTGCTGATGCTGATGCATATGAAATTATGAAAAAAGTTCAGGTAGGTATTACTCCCGAAACTGAGCTACAAATGAGATTGGATGCTGGAATTGCAGAAAAAGCGGCAATTGCTGGACCCACAGGTCTAAAACTACCTGATAATTTGACAATCATGACTATGCCAGGAAACGGAAAATCATCTGATGCTGGAATTCTTGAATCAATTATCGGAGCCGAAATCTTAAAAGGTAACGGAAACATTAAAACAAAGTAAAACTTTTTACTGTAAAAGGTATATAAATAATCAAATAACAAAAACAAACCAAAATGGTAGATTTCAACACAATCACAGAGAAAAACGAATCTGAAGCAAAAGCAAAATTCAGAGAAAATGGTACCGGAGTTAAAATGGGAACATTTGCTTCTGGTGACGAAAGCAAATGGGAAGATCTAATTAACACAGGTCTTTTCAGTAATCAAGCTATCAAAAACAGAATGCTTGACGTTGCACGCAGAATTAACACTATGTGTAATGACGAACTTTTAGGTAATCTTGACGTGGCTTTTACTGTTACTGATGCTCGTGATAATAAGGTGGAATTTACCTACATGGATATTTATACTTTTTTACGAGCGGCATACCGTTACAGAAGTGAAACTAAGAATTATAGAGAAATGAAAGCTAGAAAAGCTGAACTTGAAAAATTCACTGAAGAAACTAAGACCGTAAAAGAAAAACGTGCTGAGGCACTCAAGGAACTTAAAGAACTTGAAAAGTCTCTTGCATAAAAGTTTCTGTCTCTGGGAGACCTAACACTGATGATGACAAGCGTCTTGAAAACCTATTTAATCCATAAACTTGGGAAGAAAATGAGAGTGAGTAACTCGAATGAATCGAATGTATGATTCAAAAGGTATTGGTAGGTTAATTCTTATCAATACCTCTAAAATTCTTCTTAGAATCCATAAAACTTAGCTCATTGGTTGGGCATTTGTATAAGAACAAAAGGAGCGGTTCAATTCCGTAGACTAGAAGAATTTAATTGCCGGGTTAGTGTAAGGGTCAACACACGTAAAGTAAACATAGTGAACTTTACGAATCACTTAGAATAACTAACTATACAATCCATATGGAGGACGGATAACTGGTTCGAGTCCAGTGCCTGGCACAAATTAAATTGCAGAGTGGTGTAGTGGCAGCACACGTAAACGCCGATTAGTGAAGCATTTACGTTACACTAAAAAATTGGCAAATCTCGTTCAAAAGAAATTTTCAAATGTAACAACAGAAATTGAAGATGTTGATGAATGGGTATATTTATATGTAAGAATTTAAAACTTTTTTCAAACTAAAGAATATAAAGAACAATAATACCAATAAAAATTCGACTTAGAATACCTAAAACTAAAGTTTAAATTAGCTCATTGAGCATATTTTTTTTATAAATACGGTCTAGGTTAATCCCTAGAAATTCAAACGTTTAGTCGAATTTTTATTGGTTTTTTAAAATATTGCGGGGTGGACTGGAGTTGGATCCAGCTTGGTCTCATAAGCCAAATCACGGGAGTTCGAATCTCTCCCCCGCTACTTGTTAATAGGCATTTTATCAGTAACACTGGAAGTTTTGGCCGAATAAATTAAAAAGTAAAATGTGTGTTCGTGTGTTAGTAAAGAGCTGCACGAATTAAATTTAATAAGTTCTGACTAGTGGTTTCGGTTTAATAGGGAAAGATACTTACCACTGAAAAAACTAAAATGTATACCCTGTAGATTTTCAATATTTATCTAACTAAATATTGCGTGTTAGAAAGTTCTAGATTAACTGTGCACAGGTTATTTAGTTCTTATAAATTTTAGAATGCACTTAACAATGTAGCGTTAATCTAAAAAATGCCTCGGTAACTCAGTTGGTTAGAGTATCTGCTCGACATGCAGAAAGCCACAGGTTCGAATCCTGTTCGGGGTACTTATTCTACTTAGAATACTTAAACTTTATAAATTGGTTCGATTCCAATTTTTATTGGTCTTTTTCTGTCAATTAAGTATCAAATAAATTTTTAATATATTGATTGATTTGAATATATTAAACAACCTCTCTTAGAAAATCTAAGTTAGAGAAGTTAAATCATCAAAAACAAAAATGATGTCTACAAAAACAAAATCTTTATCAAAAGAAAGAGTTGCCTCTGTTTCAGGAGATAAACCAAGACTCCCAAGAACTCTTGAAACTCTTCAAGGTTTAAGAACAGCTCAAGGATTATCTGACGCGCAAATTGCGAATATGTTAGATAACGCATTATCAGAAACTTCAAGTAACCATATTATATATGTTCTTGAAAGATTAATGTTACACATTGGTGATGTGAGTCGACAACACAATATGTTGAAAGAATTGGGAATTAATTCTAAATCTGGTGGCGCACAAGAACGTGGGGTATTCCGATCTATTTTACGATGGTGGGAAAAAACTTTGCCTGAATCATTTGCAGAAAATCTTCGAGTATTCGCTGAATTCTCAGTTTTGGAAAACTTGATGTTTTATGAACTTAAAACTGAAAGAGCAACTGGAAAATTAATTGGAAAGGAAATTTTGTTTCCTATGCCAAGTAAAGTACATGAATTTCTAGCGAACGAAATTCACAAAAATAGAAATGTGAATCTTATTGCTAAGCATTTACCAAAATATGACACTGGTAAAAGTCGAACCACTAAGAAAACCATGCATATTAAAGACGGTAAGGATAGTTTCATGTGGAAACTTCCTGAAGGTAAAGCTTGGGTTAAATTAAATGGTGATCTAATCGAAGGAGAATCTGTTAAGATTACTCAAGGTGATGTAGTTTCATATCCTCGTGATAAATCTTCACATGTTTTAGAAAAACAAAGATTCGTTAATTCTTGGATTTCTAGTTTCTGTAAAGTTATGGGATGGTCAATTACTGATTATAACAATTTCCGTAAACAACAAAACACACCGGAACAAAAATTCTCAAGTAAACGTGTTTTAAACATGCCGAAATCAGATTTCTGGAAAATGCTTGATGGTTTGACTTCTGGTCAAAGATACAGAGTTTCTAGAATGTTAGATTTCAATGCGGAAAAGTGGGGAGAATTACCGAAATGGTATGATTTGTGGGAAGGTAACCAAGAAAAAGTAGCCGATAAACTTCGACAAGCTGCAGCTGATGGTGATACTGAAGCAACAGAAAAATTGAAGAAAGAATTCAAGGTTAAATCTACTGGAAAAAACACTGTTGATTTATTGAAAGATATGTTAACAGGTAATCATGACGATAGATTCATTAACAACACTTATCAATCTATGATTGAGAATATGGATATTGTTGCGAATGTTTTTCCAGTAATTGATGGTTCCGCATCTATGGATTGCCAAATTGGTGGAGGATGGAGTCCTCGAAGTTCTCGAAGTTCTACGGATAGACAACTTTCAAATAGAGCTGTCGCATATGCTATGGCAATTGCATTTTCTACTAGAAACCCAGTACCAGGATTCCGTAACACGTTCGGATGGTTCTCCAGAAACTTTCACATTGTTGGAAAATCTAAGTATGTGAACAATGCACCTAATCAATACGTTGATTCTGGAAGTTATACTAAAAAGGTTAATGAGTTCAATGTTTTATCTGAAACTAATACTTTCACTGAAAACTACTCAAACTTGAGAAAATCTGATCCAGGAGAAATATCATCTACAAATATGGGTTCTGTGATTACTCACTTCACAAATTTAGTAGAAACTGGTAAATTTCATGTTGAGGATCTTCCATCTGCGTTACTTTTTATCACAGATAATGAAAACAACACAGGAATTAGTCCGAAGGAAGCGTTGGCAATAGCTAACAAAATTGGATGGTCTCCATTGGTTATTTTCTGGGGGTTAACTAAAGTTCCAAGCAACATGATGAATCAGTATAAGGGAATTCCTAACTGCTTACTTGTTGGAGGATTTAATGAATCAGTACTTTCACAAGTACTTAGGGGTATTAAATCTGGTTCAGTTGATCCAGAGGATGAAATCTGGAGTATTGTCGAAAATAAAAGATATGCAGTAATTACTGAGTAATCTTAATTTTCAAATTACTAAGGAGAGGCATTTTTGCCTCTCCTTTTTTTATGTTTAAAACTATATCAATCTTAGATATATAATACAAATAAATTAAATTAAATATGAAAAATGTAAAAAACTTTCGTGAGTTTCTGAACGAGAATCGAGTCGAAAAGAGATTAGCTAGTCTGGACGCAGAATATACTATTGACAAAAAGTTGTGTAAACAATTAATGGATGTGGGAGAGCAAATAGATTATATATACAATAATTTAGATTTGCCACACTCTGACTTTGCCACTTCTAATTTTATACCACCCGAAATTGAAAACGATGATAAAACAGCGAGTGATTGGGTAGAATCTGAGAAGGCTCTTATAAGAAGTGAACTAAAATCTAAAGAATCTGAATATAAAAAAATTCTTAGAAAAATACAATCTAAACATTCGTATATTAATGATGTAATTGAATATCTTAATCAAACTAATTTAGGTTTTACTTTAGAAAATACATTTATTGATAAAATAAACAGAAGAAATGATATCATAAATACTGTTGTAATAAAAAGTTGGTATGGGTATGCTAAAGCTTCAAGAAAAGAATTAGAAAGATATAAAATAACACCTGAGCAACTTGCAGGTACTATATTATCAATGCGAGCAGTCGCTGATGAACTAACATATTAGTAATAAAGTACTAAGTGATATTTGTAAACAATTAAAAAATAAGAATATCGAATGTGGCTTTGATGATGCATTCGACCCTAGTTAATGGAAAGTTTTAAAAGTATACTCGAATCTAAAGATTCTGATAAACTCGCAAAAGAGATCAATAATGCAATCATTAAAATTGATGATTCTATGTCATACAAAGATTTTGCAGCTGCAGTTATCAAAATAATGAAAGAAGAATACGGAGAACACCTATATACAGAATTCTTAGGAATTTTACAAAAAAATCTAAAGAAATGAAGACTTTTAAAGAATTTATAAACGAATCGGAATATATGGTGGTGAATGGAAAGAAAACGCCGAGATAACAGCTAGACAATTATCTTCTGGGTTGGTTATTAGCATTGAACCTACAAAAATAAAAGTATTAGTTAGTACATCATCAGAACTAGATATCGATGTTTTAATGTCTAACAATGATAAAATTGAATATAGAAGTTATAGACGACTCGCCGTATACAAAACCAGGATCTACACAAAGTTTTATTAGAATAAAACTGAATGGAAAAACTATATATGAAGATAAAGGAGCTAATTATGCCGACGCACCAAGTGACGAGATTATTAGAGCTTATGAAGAGGTGTATAAAATTAGATCCAAATAGGGAATACGTTTGCTTCTATACACAATAATTCAAAATATAAGACTTGAAAATGAAAAGATTTTTTAGAGTTGCTAGTATTACATCATTAATTGTTCTGTGTCTATTCACATTTTTAATGCACGCGTTTCCATGGGAATGGTCAACTGATATTAGATTATATTGCATATTCACAATGGTTTCTTCATCGATTGTCGCGTATTTCGTAAGCCGTTAATAAAATTTAACATATAGATAACAGTGGGACTTTTATAGTCCCACTTTTTTTGTTTATATTTATACTGAATTTAAAAACTCAAAATAAATGTCAAGAGAAAATATGGATTATATGGGCGATGCAGTCTACGCAGAATACACGGGATGGTCAATTGATTTACGAGTCAATGATCATCGGAATCCTGTCGCTGTCGTTTTAGAAGAACTAGTCTTACAAAATTTAGTCGATTTTGCTAGACGAAAAGGTCTTAAAATCAAATAAATTATGAAATGAAAGTAATTTATTCTGCAGTTTTTGTTGATAAGTCTACCCTTATAAAAAAATTTAAACCGGTATTTGATAACATTCATGCTCATCACATGACTATTGAATTTAGACCAGAATCAACAGATAATCTGGATATTGACAAAAATTACAAATTGAAAATTATCGGTAGATTAATTACAGACAAAGTTGATGTTCTTCTTGTTGATGATGGAGGCATCAGTAAAAATGAATTCCCACACATTACAATTTCTATAGCTGATGGTGTTAGGCCTTTCGAAAGTAATACCGAAATCAAAAATAATTATTCCAAAATAACTAAACTTCGTGGAGAAATAACAGGCAAAATCGGAGTTTTCACCGCATAAATCTTAACTATGAAAAAGGTAACATTTCTAATTTTAATATTGTTCAACATTAATTTATGGGCACAAGAACAACCAGATACAGTTTATGTTCTGAAAAGTTTTACAGTCAAAGGTGTGAGAGCTGATCCTAAAACACCGATCACACAAAAAACAATAGACAAGAAATTTATTGAACGCAATTATTTTGGTCAAGAAATTCCTATTCTTTTAAATACCACACCATCAATAAATTAGGTATGGAAAAATCTCAAGACTTTGAACCAACCGAACCAGAAGAAATGTATTAAAATAATTGAAAATAACTCTTCCAGATTAAAACTTTTTGATTACTTTTGTATATATACTGTATATTTAAACAAACAATAATGAAAACACAAATCAACATAACTACCAGTTATTCTTTAAGAAGCTTATGTACGTCGCTGAGACTATATGAGACAGGGTATCTATGTTGATCAAACATATTTTTGATTACAAACTAAACCCTGTCTATTTAATTAGACAGGGTTTTTTTATTTGGAAGATAAAGCAGCTGCATTGGAGCGGCGACTAGCCTTGAAAACTAGGTCTCGGAGAAATCTGGGTGGGGTTCGAGTCCTCTGTCTTCCTCAAAGTTTTAGTTCATTGACATATTAATATTAGAGGATGCGGTAATGGTGGTTATTACAGTATCTTGGAAAGGTACCGATCGTTTATTCGGTCAGGGTTCGACTCCCTCATCCTCTGCTATGTTCTTCTTAGAATAACTAATTTATGTAAATGTGAGTTCGAATCTCATCAAATGCTTTTAGCATCTGTAGCCAAATGGTTAGGCAATATACTTGAAATATATAACAAACGATTAGAAGAACAACATGCTTCCATAGTATAAAGGTTCATTATTCCTGTTTTGTAATCAGGCGATATCGGTTCGATTCCGATTGGGAGCTCAATGAATATGATGTTTATTTAGATCCTAAAAATGATTATCTTATTGGTATAGATAGTAAAAAAATTGAAAAGGTCGAAGAATTGTATAATGTGCGTAATAATAGACAAGGATAATTTATCTTGGAATGATATTCAAAATAAAATAAATGTTTCAGTGGTGGAATGGTAGACACGTCGGTCTTAGGAACCGATGCCGAAAGGCGTGAGAGTTCGAGTCTCTCCTGGAATACACTCTGGTGGATTAGGTAAATTGGTACAGCTAAACGGCTTAGACCCGTATCCCTTCTGGGTTCGAATCCCAGTCAGAGTACAAATGCTCCTGTGGTTTATGTAAATTGGCACAGCTAAGCGGCTTAAACCCGCAACCTTTATGGGTTCGAGTCCCATCAGGAGTACAAAAGTTTATCAACGTCTTGAGTCAAGTTGGATGATGACAAAAAGGCTAACGGCAGAAGTGAATCCATCGCACTGTGTTACATAAACTTTATCTGGCCAGGATTCTCAATTGGACGGGACTCTGTCTTCTAAACAGATGTTTGTGGGTTCGAATCCCATCTTGGTCTCTAAACGCAGGTATACCTAAGTGGTTTAAAGGAGCGGATTGCAAACCCGTTATTCATTGGTTCGAATCCAATTACCTGCTCACTTGGAAGGTAACTTGATGGTGATAGAGGTAGTTTGCTAAACTACTGGCCGTTTACTCGGTCGAGGTTCGATTCCTCTGCCTTCCGCTATGCTCCTGTGGATTATGTAAAAGCACAGCTAACACCTTGAGGAGGTGATCCTTTGTGGGTTCGAGTCCCGCCAGGAGTACAAAGAAGCAAAGAGTTAGTTAGGTTAGACTGGCTTGTTATGTGGTGAAATTGGTAAACGCGAGCGCTTTGGTGCTTAGTAACCTTAACACTTCTTATTTGCTGAGTTAGTATAGTCGGTTTATTACGATACCCTGGTACGGTATTAACACCAGTTCGATTCTGGTACTCAGCTCATGAAAAATATGCCTCTGTGGATTATGTAAATTGGCACAGCTAACGGTTTCAAACTCCGATCTTTTATGGGTTCGAATCCCATCAGAGGCACAAGTAGGAGAAATTTAGTCCAGTGGCGAAACAGGTATACGCACAAGATTTAAGCTCTTGCTTCCATTGAGGAATTGCGGGTTCGATTCCCGCCTGGATTACTAAGTTAGTACGGGTTCGATCCCCGTCTTGGCTACTAAATTTGACCGTGGTGAAATTGGTAAACACACCCTTAAATCAGGGAGTATGAGAATATGTACTTGAAGCTGACGCAGAACATCATACATATGTAGGTTCGAATCCTATCGGTCGAACAAATGCCTGGGTAGCTCAGTTGGATAGAGCATCGGATTTCTAATCCGACGGTCATGAGTTCGAATCTCATCTCGGGTACTATCTAAAACTTTATTCAATTTCCATAATATAATGTGTAACTAAACTTTATAGAAATGGAAAAAATACTAATGTCTGAAATTTTGACTTATGACAACTTCGACGACGGTTTACCTGAAGAATATGAATTTGTCGATTCTGAACAAACATATTTTGATGGTGAAAAAGGCTTTGTTAATATCGAAGCTATTATCAGAAGAGAATCAGACTCACAATTTTTAAAGTAAAATACACCGATTATGGAAAAGGTGAAAATGATCTTATGGAAAGTGTGGGCGAACCTGTAACTCAAAAATCCAAAACAATTTTCTACTATGTAACTCAAAAATCCAAAACAATTTTCTACTATGAATAGTATGACCTTTTTATTAGGCATTACGTATGTTATCGGATACTTTTTAAGTATCATAATCCTAAAAAGATTTCACCATATTTTGGATATTCCAGATTATAATTCATATCCAAAATATAATGAATATTCAAGCAATGCACAAGCATACACAATGTGGTCAATTGTATGGCCGTTATTTTGGGTCTTAAAAATCATAGTTCTTCTTTTCGAAAAACTTATTAATTTAACTAAATATATACTAAATGGAAACTCAAGCTCAAGAAAGTAATAGAATAATCAAAGAAATTCATTCTTCTTTTTATTCAATGGATCAAGAAACTGATACATATCTTCAACGCCAAATTCAAGCTGCGTATGACGAATCTATCAAAGGCTCTTTAGAGAAGACTATCAAAAAATATGGTTTTAATAATGCCAAAAACTCTGACATTTTTGATAAAGCATTACTTGAAAGTCGGGAAGAATTAAATGATGTCTTAAACGAATGTTCAGTGACATATCCAGGTAAAAAGTTTATTACTGATGAACAAATAGCACAGCTTTGTATCAAATATAATTTATTACTAACAACACCAGATAGATTTATTGGTGAAATACCAGAACGTAATATCCAAGAGTTGAACGACTTTAATCCAAAAGGTAGCGAAAAAAAGGCGTTTTTTGATCCCAAAGTTTTTTATAAATTATATAACTTTATAAGAGAATATGAAGAGAAGCATTATTATATGAATAAAAATCTAAAAAAATCTATTGCAATGATTTATCGATCATTTATGAATCATAGTAACATGGATTCAATACTTTTTCCAGATAATAATAAATATATTGTTCATGGTGTCAATGAAGATAAATCAATCACCACAACTGAATTAGGTATTCAAACAGCAAAGAAAATATCTGAAGAATTATCTAAGAAAGAAAGAAATTCTGTACCTATTTTACCGTTGTTTTCACAAACTATGATAGCAGCGACATCTGATTTACTTGATATTCCTAAACTAGGATTGATCAAGAATAAAAGAAATGAACTTGTTTTAGGTCTTAATTCAAAACAATTTAAAGAAAATTTTCTACCTGATCCAATTGTACTACATAAAGTAAAACGTGGTGCTATTATTATAACTGCTTGGGGCTTGGAATCTCAAGATGAACTAGTATTCAATCCTATTATTAATTGATAATATGGAATATACGTGTATAAAGGTAGTAACTATTACAGAAGGTAATTTACCCCCTAGGATAGTAGTTGAATTGAAATCTGGAAATATTAAAATCGAAATAGAAATAAATGAAGACTTTGAAAAGGTCCCTGAAGATCTATTGAAACTTAAACCGGGCGAAACGTATTCGCTTTTAATAAATTAATAAAAACAAAACCCCTTATGAAAAAACTATTACTATTATTAATGCTATTTTCTTCTGTGAATTTATTTTCACAAGAAAATTATTTGATCCTTGATACCATTGGTATGGATCAATACGAAAAACAAATTTTTGAGGAAAAAGTAAATTCCCCAGAATCTAACGAAGAGATTTCATGTTTAACCTTATTTGCTGGATCCAGACATGAATTTAATTCAAAGTTAAAATCAATTAACGAATCAAAAAGCAATGTTGATATTAACGAAACTATTAGAATTCCCGTTGTTTATCATATTATGCACATTACCAAATTTGGTCTTGGTGGAGTTCCTTTCGAATCAGGACTAATTAGCAAACAACAAGTGTGGTCTGCTTTGGATGATCATATTAAAGGATTCCAAGCATATGTTGGGACTCGTCAAGAAACGGGATATGATACTAATATAGAATTTTATTTAGCAAACCTGGATGAAGAAGGAAATTTATTTGACGGTGTTATTTATTATGATATGGACACAGTCCCCTGGGTAACTACTGAGGAAAGAGAACAATTTTTTAATTTCGGAATGTTTGGTATTGGACTTGATGATTTCTTAATCAAAAATAACATTTCATTAGACCCTGATAGATATCTAAATGTTTACATTACTCCAGAGATTTCTGGTAATGATGGAGGTAATGGGATCCAAGGATATGCATTTTTTCCAGGTGGTACTCAAGCACTTTGGGGACAAACAAATTTATCAAATATAGTAGGATTACCTTCAGTAAACTATTATGATGCTGATTTTGATGGTATAATGGACGAAGGAGTGGGGCCTTTACTTAAACCCAGTGCTCAAGAAAATGATACCCATCCACACGAAACCGGACATAATTTCCGTCTTTATCATACATTCCAAGGACAAAGTTGTGCAATTGAAGGTAATTGTGATACCCAAGGAGATGGAATCTGTGATACGGAGCCAACCCCACGTAATACCCAATGTAATTATAATGGGTGTCCGACTCCTACCCCCGTTTCTAATAAGAATTATATGTCATATTCAGAATGCAGGTTTGAATTTACCGAAGACCAAAACCATGAAATGCGATCTTCTTTCACTGAAGATCTACCATTACTTGTTAGCAGTATTGATTCGGGATTATGTTATATTCCAAGACAAACCCAAGTTGAAATGATCATCCCACAATCAAACGATATAACAGGATGTCCCGATTCTCCTTTCCTTTCTTTTACTGTAAGAAACCTAGGTCCTGAAGTTGATTCAACAGGAATCCCGGTTATGTTAACAAATCTTGTTATAGCTTATGGAAATGATTTGTCTAACGTTGACACGTTTGAATTTAATTTAAATTTAGGTCCTTTCCAATATGATGATTTAGTTTTACCTTCTGTAGATAATCAAAGTTCAAATAGAAAGATCAAATTACTTTCTGTTAACGGATTTCCGGTAGAAGATTCAAGCACTCTTTCTACTAATCTTCCAGTAGGACCTAATGAATTAATTGTAGTTTGCCAACCAAACTGTTCATCAATACAAGATAATTATTGGAAAGTTACAAATTTAAATACTGGAACTATTGCATTCCAAAGTGAATATTATCCTGTTAATTATTCAGGACCTCCTATCGAAACAAGGATCTGTTTACCTGGAGGCAATTATCAATTTTCATTAATTGATGAATCTGAAAATGGTTGGAATGGTACTTTTTGTAATCCCGATTTTTTCGATGAACCATTTATGGAAGTTTATTACAATGGATCCTTATGTCAATCTATACAAGGTGATGAATTTAATAGTTCTGAGTGGTCATTTACAAATTGTAACACTAGTACTCAGGGACTGATTGAAAATGAAGAAGAACCTGTTTTAGAATATGAGTACTATACTCAACAAATGGAAAGAGTAGAATTTGAAGATATTGTTACAAACCAATTCTTTATAATTTATACTTATGAAAAATCTGAAAGTTCTAGAGAGTTGATCGATAGAGATTGGATCATAAAACAGTAAACAAACAATGTGGGTGTATAGAAATGTACACTCACATTCTAACTAAATTTTTATGTAGCAGATGATGAAGTAGCTAAGAATCAAAAATTACGAAAATGGCTTGTGTTACCCAAATGGTAAACTGACTTTTCGGGGATTTCTTAAATCAAAAATAAAACATGGAAAAAGTAAGAATCGTTCAAGATGAAAGTAGTCATTGGTACATAATCCCTAATAAAAAATTGGAAGATTTTTATGAAGATTCTGTAAACATTGAAATGTGTGATAATGGGAATTTTGATAGAAAATGGGCGCAATATGCTACAGGCGGCAGCCCTAATAATATTCAATTATATGCAAATTTAGAAGTTTATTTTTCTATGTGAATTATTTTGATTATATTTAAACAAATAAAATTGGTATGGAAAGAAATGAATTTTTAGAACTTGATGGTTTAGCAGCAGAAACTGAAACACATGAATGGTTTTGGGACAAAAGTTCTACACTACTTGCTCACAAAAAATCTATAACTTCTAACGGTAGAGAAGACGATTCACTCGACGTTAAATGTATGGTTTGTAGGAATAAAGAAACTGGTGAGTATGACAGAGTTGTATTAAACAACAAAAACGAACCTATTTATGATACTAAAAGTTTAGAAAGTCTAGGTTTTTGGATTGATAAACATAAAGTAATTAAAAGATACCAAGATCATGACAAAATTTCAAAGTAATTCAATAGGAACTGTAATGATACCCGACGGTACGTATTTAGGTACAGTCACTGGTTTTAGAGTTAAACTTAAAAGAGGCGGAACGATTTTAGAGTTTGAAGTCAAAGACAATAGTAATCAAAGTAATCTTCCTGTTAATATCATAGTTAATGGTATGCGGGCAAAAGTAATACAAACATGAAAAACTGGAGATCAGTTGCTGATAAAGGTACAAAATTTGATTTAGTTGAATATACCAAAAAATTTCTTGGTGATTATAATCATAGCGATGTACATATTTATGTAGGTTGCGATAGTCAAAATATTCGCAAGTCAAAATGGACTGGTTATGTTACTTGTGTAGCATTTCATATAGGTACAATTGACGGCGATGAATTTTATGGTAGAGGTGTTCACTTGATTTTTCAAACTGAAAAGTACAAAAAAATCAATGATAACTGGACTCGACTTTGGAAAGAAGTTGAAAAATCTATGGAAGCAGCAGAAACTTTAAGACAAGCTGGTATTTTAATTCACCAAGTAGATCTTGATTTTAACCAGGATGAACTTCATGATTCTAATAGACTAGTTTCGGCAGGTGTTGGATTATTTGTGGGTTTAGGTTATAAAGTTGCATCAAAACCTGATGAATTAATTGCATCCCGAGCGGCTGATCATATTATTCATCATACTTCTTGGAAGAATGTAAAAAGTCTAAATGTAAAAAGTCTAAACTAATGGAGGAAAGAGATATTCGCATTTACATTTATGATCCAGGAAGTTTGAAAAAATTCCACCAAATCATAAACACAAACATAAAAGTATTGAGTCTGCAGAAGAACTAATAAAAAGGCTACAAGAAAACCCTAAATTTAGATTTGACAGGAGACAATTTGTGATTACGGAATACACTGGAGTTTACCAATCATCAATAATCAAAATCATAAATCCTTTATGAAAAAATGGGATGATATAAGAAACTCGATGTCTGGAAATTCAGATATTATAGAAGTTTGGAAGAAAGTTGTAGATAAACACCAAAATGAAGAAATTGAGTGGATTGAAAACCTTAGAAAACAAGGTTATAAAGCATCTCATCCTAATGACGGTTGGGTAGACAGAGAAAATAACAAAATACATCTGGTTTATCCACAATTCAACGATGGAATTGGTGTGAATGATAAACTAATGATTGGTAGTCCAAACAGTGATAATAATCGACCTGTGCGAATAACCGGCATTGATGAATTTGCAATGACATATTATTTATTTGAAGACTTAGAATAACCATAACATATTATCCTTTTCTTAATGACCAAGATTCTAAGAATCTTGGTCATTTTTTATGAGAAAAATCTATATATATAAACTAATAATATGTATGGACACAGAATCACATAGCTCGTTTAGCGAATCTTTACAAGATAGAAATTACTATCTAGTCAAAGATTACTTACATGAACTAGGATTTTTGCCCTCACAATATTATATTAAAGATTATCAGAATTCAATTGAAGTTGATTTTGATGATAATCAAGCCGTCTTTTATATTATAGAAGATATCAAAAAGACAAAATACATAGAGCATTTTGATGTTGATTATAAAAAGCCGGCGAATTCAAGAAGACATACTGCAGTGTTTAATTTCACTCAGTAAAAAATGAGAATAAAAAAAATCATTTTATCCTTGATATATAAAAAAACAAATATAGAAAAAGATGAACAAAGATTCTAATGTATTATTAATACTTGAAAGATCTTCATCAAATCTAGATGTTAACAAGGAATCGGGTGATTATATTCTCGAAGGTATTTTTGCTCAATTTGGAGTTGAAAACAATAACAAAAGGATTTATGAGGAAAAAGAGTATTTACCACATCTCGAATACTTAAAAAAGAAAATTTCAGAAAATCGATTGATGGGAGAACTTGATCACCCAGAAAAATTTGAAATTGCTTTAGACAAAGTATCTCACGTAATTGAGAATATTGAATATGATCAAGCAAAACGCCAGATTAAAGGGCGTGTACGTATTTTAGATACGCCATCCGGAAAAATCGCAAAGAGTCTAATCGACTCTAATATTCCTATTAGTATTTCATCACGAGCTGCTGGTTCTGTGAGTGAAAATAAAACTGTTTCTATTAAGAGAATTTTTACTTATGATTTAGTTGCTGATCCAGGTTTTGAAGATGCACAATTATCAAGAATAAATGAATCATTTGGTTTAGACAACGAAAATAATCTACAAATTTTTGATGCTTCTAGATGGGACAACAATTTTTCGTTTGATGAAAAAGAAAAAGAAAAGCCTGTTGAGGCAATAAAAGAAAATAAAGAAAATACTACAGATATGAAAGAATTTGTGACAATTGAAAGCATGGAACGCTATTCATTAATGGTCAAAGAAGAAATTGCTAAAATCAATACACGATTAGAAACTCTGAATGAGAGTAATGCTAATTCTGATGAAACAGCAGAACTTAGAAAAACCGTTGATAATTTAGTAGGGTATGTTAATGAAATGGCTACCGAAATTAATCAAAACAGAGAATACATGTCATATACTGCTGAAATGCTTGACGAAAGTATTTCTTGGTCAGAAAATGAGATCGGTAATCAAGTTACTAAATTAATTGAATATACTGAATCTGAATTGGCTGTTCATCTTGATGGTTTAATTGAACACAATAACTATCTTGCAGAAAAATTAAACACGACTATTGGATACGTTAATGAAGAATTGGCTCCAATTTTAGATGAGTCTATTAATCACAATGATTATTTAGTTGAACAAATTGCTAATAACCGAAAATATACTGAGTATCTTGCTGAAAATGCTGTAGACTCAACAAATTTTGATTCGTTAGTAGAATATACTGAACATGTATATGAAAATGCTGCTGGAAAATTTGAAGGTAAAATTAATGAATCTGCAACTGCTGAGGATGTAATTAAAAAACATAAACTTAAAACACATCACGATGTTGCTAAGTTTATAGGAGATTTTTATGATTTACCAGATACAATTAAAGGATCTACCGATAAATTCACATTTAAAGACGTTGAGGACAACGTAATTAAAGTTGATGGTAAAGCAGGAACAGTAGACGGTAAAAAATTATCTCTGGCGGGATTGGTTGATCTTATGTCAGGTGGTGATTTTGATCTTCTTATTGAAAATCAAGCTAATAAAATTAACGAAAATAAAAACGTATCAACAGATATTGAAAATCGATACATGAGTATCAATGAAAAAATTGACGCGGCTCTTGAGCAGATCAAGAAAACAAAGACTGAAGAAATCACAGAGTCTAAACGTCATCCTTTCACCAAACTACTCAACGAAAGTAATAGAGCTGCTTTCACTGAGTTAGGAAAAACCGAAAAAGAAAAGGTTTCAAAAGCTCTAAATGAAAACGGTATTTTAAGTACTGTAAAACTTAACGAAAAATTCACTTCATTGTTAGAAGGTAATTTCGAAATTGTTGAAGAGCCTAAATGGTTATCTGAAGCACCAGACAAGTATAAAGCTATTTTTGAAAGTTTGAATGAGGAAACTCAGGATAAACTTAGAGCTCAAGCTTCATGGTACGAAGGTAAACTTAAATCTCCTTATCAAATCGAAAATTTCTGGGCAACTAGAGGACTGAACGAAGACGTTGAGTTGAAGAATCTGAAAGACGATGCTGATGTAAAACTTATTAAAGAAAGTAATGATAGATCTAAAGATCTGGGTTATTCTTCTGATCGAGTTGCTGCAATTAAACAAGGTCTGAAAAGATTCAAATAAAAAATAATTTCATAATAAATGAAACTTTTAAACGAACAAAAGATCTATGATGAGTGGGCTCCTATGCTAGAGGAGGAAACTTCAATCAAAGATTCTTCAAAATTGGGATGGATGACTAAATATTGTCACTACCATTCATTAAATGAAGCATTCACTGCACCTGCAGCTGGATTGCTTAACACGCCAGGTATGGGTAATGTAACTCCTGCTGGAGCTGCTGCCGGTGGTGCTAATGCATTCTACGGAAGTACTACTACTGGTTCAGGAGATAAATTCCCTTCATTATTGCCACTATCTATTCAGGTAGCTGCAAGAACTGTAGGATTTGATATCGTTCCTGTTATTCCTATGAACGGACCTTCGGGGGTTCTTACATACATGGATTATGTCTATGCTGGTGGAAAAGGAGCATTCGGAGCACCTCCAGGTGCTGCAGGTGCTGCAAACCCAGGTCTTAACGCTTACGCTGACAAGCCGTTAGTATTCAAAATCCAACTTGTTGGAGATGAGAAAACTGCTTTCGATGCTGCTGCTGCGGGTGATGAATTCTTATTTGCTTCTGGTGCACTTGCTGCAACTGGAAACACACTACGTGTTGCTAAAATCGGTCCTTCTAGAATCGACGGTCACTCTATTTTTAGAGTAATTGGAGAATCTGGTGATGCTGATGCGACTGGCGGTGCAGCTGCTGCTGTAGCGACAACTCTTACATCGCCACAATCTATCACATTGGCTTCTGTATTTACAGGAACTGCTGCGATGATTACTGCGGCTGGTGCTTTAGTTGATGCTGCTGATTCAGTAGTTAATCGTCCAGAACTTGTTAAAGCTCTTGAAGATCACGTTCAAGGTTTTGCTGGTGCAGGTCCAAACGATGATGAAGCATGGTCAGGAAATGCGACTGATGGTACTGTATCTTACGAACCAATGCGAAGAGGTGTAGGTGAAGAGCAGTACTTCAGAACTATGGGACTTCAAGCTTTCACGAAATTCATTGAAGCTGAAACTTTCCAAGTTGCTGCTAATGTTACTACAGAACAAATTCAAGATTTACAACGTCAGTATGGAATCGATGTGATTGCAATGATCGAGAACTCATTAGTAAATGATATCTCTCAATCTATTAACAAGCACATTCTTTCTAGAGCTTTCGCTCTTGGATGGGGTGCAAACCTTACATTCAGAGATGTTGAAGGTGCAAACCTTAACCTTGAATTGGTAAACACTGGAACTGGTGTTACTGCAACTCCTGCTTACATTGATAAGACTGGAGTAGGTACTGCATCTGTATATCCTGCTTTCCAAGAATTTGCTGGAGCTGCTGCTGCTGCATCATTGGAAAACCAAGCAACATTCCAACGAAGAGTATATTCTAAAGTACTTGCTGCTGGAAACGTTGTTACTCAAAGAGGACGTAGAGGACCTGCAAACTTCATTGTTACTAACCTTCAGTTAGCGACAGCGTTGCAAGATTCTGCACAATTCTCTTGGGCACCAATGGCAAACACCATTAACCAAAACAACGGTTCGCTTTACCCAGTGGGTACTGTAGCCGGAATGACTGTTTATGTAGATCCTAACATGGGATTCTCTGATAACAGAATTCTTGTTGGACGTAAAGGTGCTGATGAAGAACCAGGACTTAAATTCATGCCTTACTTAATGGCTGAATCAATCCAAACAATTGCTGAAGGTACAATGGCTCCGAAAGTTGCCGTAAAATCACGTTATGCTTTAGTTGAAGCTGGACACCACCCAGAAACAATGTACTTTACTATTGCAGTAAATGTACCTGTAGGTGGATTAGTATAAGAAATATCTTAAACTATATAAATACCGAGAGGGGATCGAAAGATTCCCTCTTTTTTTTTGCATAAAACTTTATTCAATATTGTATATATAATATACAATTATTAGAGCCATGAACACTTCAGTCAAAGATATTATAAAAAACGTAAAATCCACCAAAGGTTTAGCAGTAAAAATATCAAATTCAGAAAGTCTAAATAAAGAACTTTTAGAATTAACCAAATACCTACCAACAGACTCTAGTATATCTGAGCGCATTTATAATATCTTAAATAATATTGATGTACAAAGTCTTTGTATTTGTGGTGACACATTACCATTCATTAAAATTTCCAAAGGTTACAAAACTTCGTGTGGTAATAAAGAATGTAAGTCGCGAACACGGAGTAATATTAATAAAGAATCCAGTAAGAAAATAGACTGGGGCGAATCGATCAATAAACAACAAAAAACCAATTTACAAAAATACGGTTATGTTTCTAATCTTGCATCACCTAAAGAACGAGAAAAACATAAAGTTATTCTTAAAGAATTGACTGGATATGAACACCCATTACAGAATCCTGAATCTAAAAAGAAAAGACATAACACTTGTATAAAAAATCATGGTACATTAAATTTCATCCATTCAAATAAATCAATACAAACGTTACAAGCAAAATATAATACCACTGCCACTAATTGTGCTCAAATACCCGAAATTCAAGATAGATCTGCCAAAACCCAATCTATAAATGCTGATAAAGCTTTATATCAAAAAATTGATAAAATAAATAAAACTATAATAGATCTTAATAAAACAAATGCTAATATTGAGTGTGTGGGTTGTGGTCGTATTATGAATATACATCGGCAAGCACTCAATTATTATATTCGAAATTCTATTGACAATTGTTGGTCTTGCAACCCTGATTTTTCACCATTTGCCAGTAACAAAGAAAAGATGATTGTTACATGGCTCACTGATATAGGTATCACAAATATTGACACAAATCGCCGGAGATTTGGTGGTAAAGAAATAGATATTTTCTTAAATGATTATAACCTAGGAATTGAATTCAATGGCACATATTGGCATAGTGAATTACACAAAGAAAAAAATTACCATTTAAATAAAAAAACATATATTGAGAACTTGGGTTTCAAGTTGATTAATGTTTGGGAAGATGATTGGGAAGATGATATAAAACGTAATATAATTCAAAGCAGAATTAAAAATTTAATAAACCTAAATCACCGCAAAATATATGGGCGTAAATGTCAGATAGTTCAAATATCTAACAAAGAAGCTAAAGAATTTTATACCAATAATCATATTCAAGGTCATGCTATATCAGAAATTAACTACGCATTAGTATATGATAATGAAATTGTTTCAGTCATGAGCTTTTCTAGTAAAAATAGATTTTTCATTAAGAAAAATAGGGATAATGAAATAGAGTTGACTAGATTTGCAAATTTGATAGGTGTAAGTGTTTTAGGTGGTTTCTCTAAACTATTCAAACATTTTTTGAAAAATAATGACCATGATACCATTATTTCATTTGCAGAATTTGATTGGACTGATGAGACTAATAATGTTTATCTTATGAATGGTTTTAAATTTTTAGGGAATTCTGGACCATCGTATTCATGGGTTGTTAATGGAAAACGGTTTTCTAGATTTAACTTTTCTAAGCAAAAATTAATCAAAGAAGGTTATGATAAGAATAAAACAGAAGTCGAAATAATGCACGAAAGAAAATATTATCGAGCTTGGAATAGTGGTAACTTAAAATTTATTTATAATAAATTATAATATATACAACATATATACTTGTTGAGGCGGGTCACCACCCAGAAACAATGTTCCCTCTTTTTATGTTTAAAACTTATATTAATCTTAGATATATAAACTACATATAATCAAATAATATGAAGACATTTAATGAATACGAACAAATCAATGAATCTGGTAATTAAAACTGCACAAAAAATTCAAATAGATCTTAAGAAATTTCTTGAAGATGTAGTAATACCAGCATCTAATGGATATGTTAGAAATGAAGGTGATGCAGCTTTATTGTTATACGATATACTTGCACAAAAATATGATATTACAACATAGACGCTATGAATGACGACGAAAAAATATAGTTTAAGTTCCAAATTATAGATTTAGTTAAGAAAAATCCCAACAATGAAAAACTGGGTGAAAAGATTAGATCTTTTACTAAAAATATGATATAAAGATGAAAAACATAAAAGATTTTGGTGAGTTTAAATTAAATGAAAAAAGAAATGAGGCACTGAAAAAGGTTAAAACATCTTCGACTGTGCTAGATAATTTTGTTATGGATGTATTAAAAACTCAAAAGCTTTATCAAAACGAAATTCCTAAGCTACTTGCTAATGATAAAGAATTAATAACTGAATTCAAAGAAGGTCGACAAGCATTTAATGATCTTCGAATATTAAATGATATGCTTGCAAAGAAATAAATAATACAATGAAAAACTTAAAAACATTTGAACAGTTTGTAACTGATAAGCTAATGGAAGGTGCAATGTCTGATATACATCTTATGGCTAAAAATTCTAAAACTATAGAAAATTTTATAAAAGCTTTTTATAAAAAATACGATAATAAAGTCAAGAAGGGAAAAAGCACTGATGAATGGATAATCAGTCTATATAATGATATGGAATCAAAAACATAAATACCACTAATGAAAAATTTAAAAACATTTGAACAATTTGAACTAGAAAATCTTAATGAGAAAGTGGGTTATAATCAAATTTCACACAAAAATAAAAGTTTTGTAGTTTATAATCATAAAGGAATTGAAGATTTATCTAAAAAATATAAAATTGTCAACCTAAAGAATTCTGTAGGACCTGATATAGAATTTCCTGCAATAGCAGAATTAGATAATAATAAACCTTTTATTAGAAACATCTATAGACATGAGCTTGATAAATTAGAAAAAGGAATCTTTTTCGAATCCCATAATTTAGACAAAGATGCTAAACTTTTTGAATCTGGAGCGATAACTAAAATTTTGACAGATGCAGGATTTATCAGTTTTGAAGACTCTGATGAATATGATTATGATATAGGAATAGGTGGAGTAATTAACACTGTTGATCCAGGTATAGCTAAAGATATAGCAGATGAATTAAATGATAATGGTATATCTGCGAAAGCAAAAAGAGATACTGTAATTGTTGAATCTGTGAATGAGGGAATTTACGCTGATAAACTCGCAAAAGGATTATGGGATGGTGACATGGATTTTTCCGATTTAAGTAAAAGTGAACAAGACTTAATCGACAAGTTCGTCAAAAGAAATCTTGGTATCTTTAAAGACGAAAGATTTGAGATTCCCTTTCCTGATGAAGCTGCTGACACTGGAGAGTTTTGGGATGAAATTCAAAAAGATAAAGATTACTCAAAATTTGCAAAGGCTGTTAAAAAAGCAAGTTTGGGTGAAATTGAGTTTGTGAACGAATCTATTAATCAGATTCCTGGAGAAATACAATTTAATGTTGAACCACATACGTTTCTTAAAGATCCTAGAGAACTAGACAAAGCAGTAGCTGAAGTTGATAAATATTTAGCGGGCGGTAAAGAAAACATTGGCGGATTTATGATAGATCGATATTTAAAAGATTCTTTTGATCTTGATGCGTTTATTGACTCTGTGCATTTACATTACCCTAGACCAATGATTCCTGAAATTCAATCCAAGAATCTATGAATGAAGCTAGTCATAAAAATGATTTTCTTGATTTTTTCCGAGTTCCTGATTCTAAAAGGTTAAAATTTGCAATTTATAAATTTGATGGTAATGACGATATGGATGATTTATTTGATGATCTTAAACCTTATGCATCGACAGTTGATGAGGTTAGAAACTATTATGAAATAGCAACAAAAACACGCGATAATTAATGAACTTTAAAACATATTCACATCTGAAGGAAATTCTTCATGAAAGTGAAAATTATCAAGAAGTAATACATGAAGCTTTTGAATGGATTGAGGATGATTCTATTTTTGAGGCATACGCGTGGGCTTTTATTAAAAGCCCTGTTAAAGTGACTAAAATGTTTACTAATCAAAATAAGCTTACAAAATCTTTAATTAGTCAGGCTGTTATTGATATTGATCTACAGAATCGTAAAGAAGCTGCTAAAAAAATATCTGACCCACAGAAAGCCAAAAACCAGAGAGAAAAACTCCAACAAGCTCATGACATAAAGAAAAAGGGTTTATCCGATAAAATCAGTGGTATAAAACAAAGAATTGATGATTTAGCTGGTAGTGATTCTAAACTTCAAGAATTGGCTTCAAATTTAAAAACTAAATCTGGATTAGCTGCTGCAGAGAAATTAATTAAGGCAGCTGATGGGGCAGAACAGAAAGAATTACAAATTAAGATTAGAAAAAGTAAAGAAAAACTTTCGAGACAAGAAAACATTTTTAAAGAATATGAGTCTAATCTTTCTACTGAGGATAAAGCTAAAGGTCAAGAACAAGCTAAAACTGCTAAATCTGAAGACGATGGAAAATCTGATTCTACTAAAAAGGATGCAGAGTCTTCTATTGAGGAAAAAATCGAGGCGGAAAAGGATGCAATTAACGATTTAGTTAGAGAATTTAATGGGAAGAAAAAGAAAATTGCAGAAGCTAGAAAAAGATCGCATATTACACAAGCAAAATTTGATGAGTTAATGAAAAATCTCATGAAAGAAGGTCACCAAGAAAAAATTGATGTTCATAAAAAGAACATTATAGATTTAAAAAAGAATAGCAAATAATGAAAAAGGCAAGAACATTTACAGAATTTAATGAGTCTATATCAAACGAAGAAGAACTAAATGAAGCAGTCGATGTATTTATCGCAATTGCTGAAGCTTTAGACGTAAGTTTAGATGTCGCAAAAATGATAGTAGCTTTGGCAGGAGTCACCGGAACAGTAACTTTCGCAGCAGCAATGACAAAAATCCAAGATGTATTGGCAAAGAAAAATCCTAAATTATCTAAGAAATTAGGTGATATTACAAAAGGAGCAAATAACGCGAGAACACAATAGAAATATGGATGATATTAGCAATGGAGGTGGAATTCTCCAAAAAACAAAGATACTTACAGTAACAAATAAGATTGGTTATGCCAAGAATTCTGAGGGTGTGACTTCTGTATTTGCTAATACTGATATTGGAGCAGGCGATCTTATCGAGGTTGCGACCCTTCTAGAAGTTTCAGATATGGTGATGACAAATAGAGAAATTGCTGATCATGTTTTTACAGTAAATCCAGAAAGTAAACAATATGCGATCGGTTTAGGATTTGCTTGTTTATATCAACATAACGATAAACCTAACGCCGAGTGGAATATACCTAGCGATAAAAAGGAAATCAGATTTACTGCTAAAGACGACATAAAAAAATCTGAAGAAATCACAATTTCATACGGAAAGAATTATTTCCTAAGTAGAGAAAAGAAAGAGGAATAAATTTTGGAATAAGCTAAAACATTTGAGGCTTTCATGAATATAAACTAAAAGATATTCATGAAAGCCTTTACTTATGTTATAGATATTGATGACACTATCAATATTACCGATAGAGATGAAAATAATATAGGACTGTATTCTCAGTCTCGGCCGATACTTAAAGTTATCAATAAAATTCGAAGACTTAAAAAAGAAGGCCACAAAATCATACTTTTTACTGCTAGAGGTATGCGTACATTTAATAATGATGTCAAAAAAATCGAAGATTTTCATAGAGAAACACTCGTTAAATGGTTAAATGACCATGAAGTCCCTTATGACGAACTACAGTTCGGTAAACCATGGGGCCCCCATGTAATATATGTCGATGATCGTGCTGTTACTATTAACCAATTTGTTTTGGGTGGTCCCGAAAATCACAGAAGTTATACACACATTAACAAAACAGTTATAAATGATGAATTATAAAGTAATTATTCCCGCGGCAGGGAAGGCATCAAGACTCAAGCCTTTATCTTCTTCAATGTCAAAATCAATGGTGCCAGTAAATGGTAAACCAATAATTTCATATATTCTTGATCAACTGTTTGAACTAGGAAATCCATTTCAAATAGTTATTGTTGAAAATGAGCTCGGTGATATTCAAGATTTTGTTAAAAACGCATATCCAAATTATTATGAAGAATCCCGTATTCTTTTTGCAACTCAAAAAGAAAGGTTAGGTCCTTTGCATGCTATTGAAATTGGTGCAAATAGGTTTCCGGAAAATGATAACATGCCAATTATGGTTTGGCTCGGAGATACAATCTGTTTGGAAATGGGTGAGTTGCCAGTTAATGAATCTTTATTAATTACATCGCCTGTCGCCGATTATAAAAGATGGTGTTTAGTAGATAACGAGAATGTCTTCTATGATAAACCAGATAACAAACCAAGCACTAACCAAGCTTTAATAGGTATATATTATTTCCATGATTTTAAGGCCTTCTACGAGGCCCTAGATAAGGGAATGCAAGCTCCTATGATTAAAGATGAACATCAAATATCGGCTTTATTAGAAGCATATAAAAAACAACATATATTCAAAATCAGAAAAACTGATGAATGGTTTGATTGTGGTGAGTTACATACATTTTATGAATCTAAAGCAAGACTTCTTGGAAGATCTGCCAGGTCATTTAATAGTCTAGAAGTAAATACATTCCATAACACAATTACTAAATCTTCATTAACATTCGAAGGTAAACTGAAAATTGAGAATGAAAAAAATTGGTATTTAGGTTTACCTGAGAATATTCAGATTCTCACACCTAGAGTATTAAAATCAAATTCAGGTACGCTAGTTATGTCGCAAGAACCTGGAACACCTCTTAATGAAATGTGGCTTTATGAGGATTTGACTGATGATACATGGAAAAGAATAATTGATAAAACGTTACTTATACACAATAAAATTTTCTATCAATCTAGATATATTCCTAAATCTTCTAAATTAGATAGATTTGCTGCAAGAAAGGAAATGTATCTGACTAAAAATATTGACAGATTGACAGAAATTTCATTCCTGCCTTTTGCACAGAAAAATATAAAAATGATTCGAGATTTTGTGCGGGTTACTGGTGAATTATTAATTGAAGATGAAGGTCGTTGGTCGCCACATTTTCATGGAGATTCTCACATGGGTAATATTTTATTTGAACCTTTACAGGGAAGTATGAAATTTTTGGATCCACGTGGAAAGTTTGGAAATATCGTAGGCATTGAGGGCGATATGTATTATGATATGGCTAAAATTGCGCAAGATTTTCTTTTACGCTATCCTGAAATTTTATCTGGTCATTATCATTTTAGTGGAGATAATTTTGACCAGCTTGAATTTTATAGAAATGACGAGAGATCTAAAACTATGCTAAAACATTTCAGAAAAAGAATTGGTGAATATGGTTATATTCCTAATCTTGTTTTAATGTTAGCAACTGTGCTTATCATAACTTGTATACCTTTTCATAAAGACGATCCAGAAAGACAAAAAGCATTTTGGTATATGGCAGTAAATGTTATTAAAGAAAGAGGGTGGAATATCCAACTCGAAGATCATCTCAAAAAACAAAAATTACAATTATCAGACAAGATACATAATCTATACAACTTATAAAAAACATACTATGAGCAAAGATTTAGAAAAAGCTAGTGAGACACTAGAAGAAACATTGACAGATATCCAAAAGGTGGCAGCTGCTAATTTTTATGATATTGTACAAATTAGTTTAGCCGATAAAGAAGGTAAAGTAGTTGGTAAAGCTTCTATGAAATATGAAGATATTTTAGCAATGACTAAGATGCATACACAAGATTCTTCACACGTTGTAGGAATGTTATTTCATGCAGTCGAATCAGAAACTCGTAACAAATTACGAGAAGAAAAAGAAAATGAAGCCAAATGATTTTTAAAGTAAGAGTAGAAGAAAAGAGCATAGAAGATGTTATAGAACTTATTGAAACAGGAGAAGGGAAAAAAGGTCTCCAATTTGATCTATATAATGAAAAACCATATTTTTCACATGTAGAAATTTTCGTTAATACTGATGATTTCTACACATTAAAGGATTATTTAAATGAACAAACCTAAGACTATATGTCTTGTTATGATTGTAAAAAATGAGGCAAAAAATTTACCTCGTTGTTTTTCTACGATCAAACATATTATTGATTATTGGGTAATTGTTGATACTGGTTCAACTGATAACACACAGGAAGTTATACAGAAAGAGTTAGCCGATATTCCTGGTGTATTAATGGAAAGACCGTGGGTCAATTTTGGTCATAATAGATCCGAATCTTTGGCTTTTGCTAAAAACAGAGCAGATTATCTTTTGCTTTGTGATGCTGATGAACAAATTATACCTACACACAATTTTGACAAATCTGAGTTGACTCTTGATCAATATCATTTAAGATATAATGGGAGCTTAGATTATATGGTTCCTTATCTTATTAAGTCTAATTTGGCTTGGAGATTTGTAGGAGTTACCCATGAATTTTTGACAGCAAGTGACACAAAATCTTCAGGTGAGATTAAAAGCCTTTCAATTAAAGATTGGGGAGATGGTGGAGCAAAATCTGATAAATTTGAAAGAGACATTAAATTGCTCGAACAAGGTTTGATTGATGAACCGAAGAATGTTAGGTATATGTTTTATCTAGCAAATTCTTATAAGAATACTAAGGATTTTGATAACGCAATCAAATGGTATAAAAAACGTATCGATGCAGGGGGTTGGATAGAAGAAGTTACATGTTCATATGAATATATGGGAGGATGTTATCAGCAGAAAAATGACCACGGGAATGCGATTAAAACATGGATAGATGGTTATGAATTTAATCCTTCTCGTGCTGAGTGTTTATATGAGGCAGGTAAATTACTTCGTGAAGAAAATAAGAATAGAATAGCTTACGAATTTTTACAAAAGGCTAAAGAAATTCCATATCCTACTAACGATAGATTATTTATCAAAAGAGATGTTTATGAATATTTGATAGATTATGAACTGACTATTTGTGCATATTATGTTAAACCAGAATATGATATGACCGAGACATTTAAAAGGCTAATCTTTTGGCCAAGTCATTTACAACAAAACATTATACAAAATTTTAAGTTTTGGGCTAAAGATTTGAATACACTTATAGGTCAAGAGGAAAGTATGATCTTGGCTAAAGATTTGATTAGTAATGATTTGGTTGAGGGTTTTACACCTAGTTCCCCATCAATTCTTTTTCATAAAAATCGCAAGTACATAAATGTGCGCCAAGTATCATATAAAATTGACGAAAATGGTAAGTATTTAGATCGTGCAAGTGGAGGTCATTGTAAACATGTGAATACAATTAACACAATGTATTGGACTGATGGACCCTCATATGACACGGAAAATTTTAAACCCAATGATATTTCTACTAAACATGTGAATGGTATTGAAGATCTAAAACTATATACACACAATGGAGTAATCAAATACACTGGGACAAAATGGTTGGATTATAACAAAATTTCTATAGTTATTGGTGAGTATACTAAAGAAGGTCTAGATAATTATGCTATTCTAGAGTCTCCAGAAGGAAGGAATGTTGAAAAAAATTGGGTACCGTTTGGATTAGATAATGAAGAACTTTTTGTATATGATTGGAATCCAATAAAAATTGGAAGAATCAAAAATAATAAACTAGTAATCAAAAATTTAAAAACTAGTTTTCCTAACTTGCGTGGATCAGCTCCTGGTAAACTTATTGGAGATCATATCTATTTTTTATGTCATTTTGTAGAATATTCTACACCAAGAATTTACTATCATATCTTCATTAAAATGCATAAAGATAATTGGGAAAAAATCGAGATTTCTAAACCGTTTGTTTTTGAAAAACCACAAATAGAATATTCAGTAGGATTTGATTATAATATTAAGACTGATGATATACATATTGCATATAGTGTAAATGATTCGAATGCAAGAATCAAATCTTATTCACAAACACAATTTCAAAAACTTTTTACTTAATGTACATTATAAAAAACAATAAACTTGAATCTACTGATAATATCGATTTATTTTTTAATGAGATAAATGTTGGACAACATATTGCTAAATATGGATATTTCGAAAGTGACCTTATTAATTGGTTAAAGCTTACATATAAAAATAATGATAAAATCTTTTTAGATTTAGGAGCGCACATAGGTTCATATTCAATAGAATTAGCAGAAAATTTTCATTCAGTTCATTCATTTGAACCTAATCCAACAGTCTATAATCATTTATGTGCTAATGTTGCATTAAAGAGATTATCAAATAGGGTATTTCCACACAGAGTTGCATTATCGGATAATAAATCTAAACAGCCATATTATGAGAGATCCAAAGATGGTGGAGGTAATGGAATTGAAGTTGTAAGAGAGAACGATAAGCACTCATTCTTTGTAGAATCTAAATGTTTAGATGATTATTCTTTCGATAAAGAAATCGGTTTGATTAAAATTGATATCGAAGGTCATGAGTATAAAGCTATTTTGGGTGCATATGAAACTTTGAAAAACTCATATTTCCCACCTATAATTTTCGAATCTTGGGCGCAAAATACACACCCAGAATATTCACAAGAAATACTTTTAGAAATTCGTGATAAAACATTTGATGTATTAAAGGATTATGGATACACTGTTAAATCCATAAGTGGATATAATGAAATGTTTATTGCTGTTCAAGAGCGTGAAAAATCTCAAGAAGATATTATTGTTGAAGGTCTTTTGACAGATAAGTTAGACGTATGGCTTAACTCACCTGGAGGGACTCGAAGCAATTATATAGCCGATGTTCTAGAAAAAAGTAATTTAAGAGTGAGAAACGAATCCTGGTATAAGTATGGTTGTCATTGGACTTCTCCTTTATTTGAAAGGGAATTTAAAACTACAAGATTGTTTTGCTACACTAGCGATATCGGACTCGCATTGACAAGTCAGTTAAATGCCAATACTATTGATAAACTGAATTTTGCAGATTTTTATAATGAACCATGGGATTTATATCGATGGATACAAAATATTAAAAAACAAGTGATTAACTGGTCGGATCCTGGCGTATTCTTTTTAAATACCGACTATTTAAATGATAAAGATATTCAGTCTGAATTTAAAACTCTTACTGGAGATAGTTTAGACATATCAGATTTCAGACTTGACCGTAAATCTAAAAAATTACATCCTGCATTAATACAATACATGGATGAGATTAATGAGATTAATGAGTTATTAGCAAAATTACCTAATGCCGGTTTTGGCGGAGAAGTTGATGAAGGTTAAAAATATGAAATTAGAAATTGATTTTAGTTTGAGCGATTTAAAAAATAATTGGAAACCAAAAATTAAGATTTGGTTATCATGGGAGTACTAAAGGTGATAAGATAGAATTTGAAATGTATTTTGATGAATATCACAGTGAATGGACTTCTTTTAAAGATAAAGCGTTTAAAGGATTTGTTCTTAAAAAAATAGATAGAATATTAGACGAAAATTGTTAAAAGTCAAATATTTTGATTATATTTATCCTAAATTAATAACAATGGAATATAAATATAATGAGCTGGAAAAACTTCTTATTCTTATGGGTAAAAAATATCCAAATGACCATGATCTTGGCAATCAAGCGCGTAAACTTATTCAAAAGATCAAAGAAAAATAAATTCAATCCAATAGCTGATTGGAGGCCGTTAACTGAGGAAGAATTAAAGTCAAATCTTTTTAAACCACCCTTTTAATGAACATATTTGTTCTTGACGAAAATGTCAAAAAATGTGCCGAATATCATTGTGATAAACATGTTGTCAAAATGATTACTGAGCATAATCAAATTTTGGGTTCGATTTCTTATTTACGTAGAGGTATTTCTAAAAAATCGGAAATAACTGATGAATTTATTCAACAACATTTCCAAAATTTTCCTAGAAAAAAATTAGCAATTGATATGGATTCATTACCCATTGCTGATCATTCGCCACTTATCAAAAAATTATGGAATTTTGTAAAACCCGCAGAATTGTCTTGGCCGTACGGTATTGGTTATAAAAATCATCCATGTACACAATGGGCTAATGCGTCTAAAGAAAATTATGATTGGCTATGCTCACTCAATCTTGAATTGTGTAAAGAATATACTAAACGATATAATCGTCGACATGCTGGTGAGGATATTACTCAATGGTATATTGAAAACGCACCATATCTACCGAATTCTGGCATGACTCCATTTGTTTTAGCTATGCCTGATGATTGTAAATCTGATGATCCAGTTGAATCTTATCGAATTTACTACATTTATCATAAATATAAATTTGCCAAATGGAAAACAAAAGTTCCAAATTGGTATATAAACGTTATAAAACATCAAGAAATATGACAATCAAACACAGAATAACTGATTCTGAAAATACCCATGTTATGCTCGACATAGAAACTTTGGGTACTGGTGCTAATGCAATCATTTTACAGATTGCAATGGTCAAATTTGGTCTTAACGATCAAAATGGTGAAACAATGAAAACTATAGTTAATGTTTTTCCTTGTATCAAAGAACAACATGATGAAGGTAGAACAATGACTTTCGATACAGTTAACTGGTGGCTTGGTCCAGATCATGTGAGCATATTAGCAAATCTGCGGAAACAGGAAACATCCAATTTGGTAGATGTTAGATCTCAAATAGCTAAGCACATGGAAGAATTTAGGAAATCGGGAGTTCATCTGTGGGCAAGGTCACCCAAATTTGACATCAAGATTTTAGAAGATTTTTTAGGAACAGATGTGCCAGAACATTCCCGAAGGCACCAAAGAGATGTTAGAGAATATGAATTTATTTCGGGCGATCGCCCAGGTGCATCCCATGATGCAGAAGATGATTGTATTCAACAAATTATATTAGTCACTAATGTTATTCAAAGACTTTTTATATGATAACCTCGATAGTAGAAATTATTAAAGAATCTCTAATTGGTAAATCAGTTATAGTTGCCGAGTATTACCCGGATAACAATGAGGGAAATTACAAATTCTAAAATAAAGTTAACATGATATCAGAAGAAAAATTTCCCGATGGACAAATTAATTTTAAAGCAAATACAGAGGACATCAAAAGTCTTTTAACACCACCATACATTTTATCAAATGATAATGCGATAAATTTTACAATTGATCTAAGTAACTGGGATAAATTTCAAACTTTGTTGGCAGCCAATGCAAAATTTAGACAAACGCACAAACAAATTAATTTACATATAGGTTATCTTTTTGGTTCAAGAAGTGACCGTAAATTTGAACATGACGGAATTAACTATTTTCGTGATGTAATTGCTAAAACAATCAATGATCAAAATTTCAACAAAGTTACTGTATTTGATCCACACTCACTTGCAGTAGAAAATGCAATTAATAATTGTGAGAGTATTCATCCGTTCCCACAAATCAATCACCATTTTTTAAATATGGTTGGAAATTTAGATTTATCTGAATATGAAATTGTTATAGCGTCTCCAGACCTTGGGGCATACAAAAAAGTCTTTGGAATTTTTGCTAAATTTTCCGAAAAATATCCAAACATACATTTTAATTTTATTTCCGCAAATAAAATTCGTAGTCTGTCTGGTGATATTTCTATGGTTTTAAATCCACCATATAAAGAATTTGACAAATCAAAAAAACGAATTCTATATTTAATTGATGATATTTGTGATGGCGGGAGGACCTTTATAGAATTTGCTAAACTTCTTAACGAAGATTTTGAGAAAAAGTATCTATATGTATCACATGGAATATTTTCTAAAGGTCTTGATCCATTATTAGAACATTTCGATAAAATTTTTACTACAAACAGTATTTCGAATACTTATATCAAATATCTAACAAACGATAATACCATTCTAAATTCTAACATTCTTTTTACCACATTTATTTCGCAACGCAATGAATAAAAAAGCAACAATTCTTCTTGGACTGCCATTAGCAGGCAAGTCGACTTATATAGGAAACAGAATAGAATATGGTGATTGGTCAGACACAGGATTAGTTTTAGTATCTGCAGATGATCTTAAAGAAAATCATGAAGATTATGATCCCGACCATGCGTATAAAATTCATGAGTGGTCAGTTAAAGAGGCCGAAAGGCAAATGAAAGAATACTCAGAATTTGGATCAAAACACATTATCATGGACGGTGGTGGCATTAACAATTCATATACTCGTAGAATTATGTCTGATCTACGTTTAAAAGGTTATGAAATTGAACTTATACATATTAAAACGCCGCTCCAAGTTTGTCTTCTTAGAAATGAGAAGCGGGTCCGCAAAGTTCCAGTGCATGATATTGTAACAAAGGCAGCTCGAGAACGTAAACAATATGAGATACTTAAAGATGTTGTAGATAGTGTTACTATAGTTCCATATTTCACAAACAAACATATTTTTATAGATATGGATGGAGTTATTGCGGGACAGTCTGTCTTGCCAGAATTTGAAGGAAAAATAGATTTTGTTAATAGCGAAATTTTTACTATTTTACCACCTGTTCATCAAGTTATTGATAAACTTAATAGTCTTGATTCTGAAAAACATACACTTTATATTTTATCAGCAACACCGAATTCATATTCGTATACTGAAAAACATGATTGGTTAGATAAACATTTTAACATACCAAGAGAACGCAGATTTTTTGTAAATGCTGGAAAGCATAAAGCAGAAATGTTAGAAAATCTAAGAATAAAACTCAAAACTGATAAACGTGATGTCACTCTGATTGAAGATACGCACTCGACACTTAAAGATGTTAGAGACCTTAGAATGAATCCAATACATGTATCTGAATTTTTATCAAATGATTTTTTGCGAGATGAAGAATTATATGACTATAAATATTACGAAAACCCAAATAATAAATAAAAAGATATGAGAAAAATGAACGCTTTCTTAGCAACCGATGGTTATAAAACAGGCCATCACATAATGTATCCTGAAGGAACTATTGAGGTATATGATAATTTAACACCCCGCAGTTTTAAATACGCAATCAACAATGTCGAGTATGTTATTGCTGTGGGTCAAAAAATGGCAGTCACAGAAATCAACGATATGTTTAACGAAACATTTTTTAGACATGAAGATGTTGAAAGACTTGCCTTTCATTTATTTAGACAAGGATTACCTGAACAAAAAGCTAAAGAAACCGCAAGAAATAAAATTAAAGCCGAAGTATGTAGTGAAATCAAAAAGGAGTTTTCGTTATATCTAGATATGAAATATGATGTTTCGCATATTGAAAGACTTTGGGATTTAGGATATCTTCCTGTAAAAATAAAAGCTTTACCAGAAGGTGTAAAGGTCCCAATAAAGGTTCCTGTACTTACAATTGTAAATACTTTGCCAGATTTTTTCTGGTTACCTAATTTCTTGGAGACTATTATTTCTAATTTGTTATGGAAACCTATGACATCTGCAACTATTGCGTACGAGTTCAAGAAAACTTTGACTAAATGGGCAATGAAAACTGATAGCAAAAATGTTTCTATTGTAGAATTTCAGGCACATGATTTTTCAATGCGAGGAATGGATTCTATTTATGCTGCTGCTTCATCAGGTTTAGGTCATGCATCATCATTCCTTGGAAGTGATACAATACCAGTAATTCATGCAGCAAGATATTATTATGGTGATCAAGGTCCTATTATACATTCTGTAAATGCTACAGAACACAGTGTCATGTGTGCTGGAGAAAAAGATAGTGAAATTGAAACATTCAGACGATTATTGCGTCTTTTCCCGACAGGAATCTTATCAGTAGTTTCTGATACTTGGGATTTATGGAAAGTGATAGTAAAATATCTTCCTGAATTAAAGGACGAAATTCTAAAAAGAGCAGGAAAACTGGTTATTAGACCTGACTCTGGAAATCCTGTTGATATTATTTGTGGTTTTGATCATAATAGATTTGATACACACGAAGAAGCAGAAAAATATTATAGAACTTATGGAATAAAAGATCCAAAATACTATGTAAAAAACGAATTCTTTACTGTAATTTCACATTCAGGCAACAATTTTAAATATGCAGATTTAGAAGAGACTCCTGCTGATAAAGGAGTCGTGCAATTATTATGGGAAATCTTTGGAGGGCAAATAAATGAAGATGGATTCAAAGTTTTAAATGAACACATTGGCGCAATTTATGGTGATAGTATTAATTTCGAAAGAGCAAATCAGATTTGTGAGAGACTAGCCAGCAAAGGATTTGCGACTACAAACGTTGTACTTGGAATAGGATCCTTCACATATCAGTATAACACTCGTGATAACCATGGATTTGCCGTTAAAGCTACTCATATAACTATTCAACATCCTGATGGAAAAATGGAAGAAAGAGACATATTCAAAGACCCACTAACATCGGTAGGTACAAATAAAACTAGTGCTAAAGGATTTATTCAAGTACTTAAAGAAAATGGAGAGTATATTATGAGAGATCAGGTTAGTAGAGAACAAGAAGAAAATTCTTTACTTACAATGATTTATTTAGATGGTAAAGTTCTTTCCGAAGACACACTCAAAAGTATTCGTAGAAATGTGAATAACGAATTGGCTGTTGAATTAGGATTATATGAAGTAGCATAATGGAACAAGTTACATAATTTTCTAAAATAAACTGATTCTATTAAAACTTTTCAAGTCTAGATTAATATAAAATATAATGAAAAGATCTGGTATTAAAGTAGCGGTATTTCCCATGGGTTCAATTATCCGATTTAGGAAAGATGGAATCAAAAGATCGTTTGGTCGTTTAGAATATTATAATTTGATTTGGGCGTTGGCCAGAAATCCAAGTATTTCGGAAATTTGGCTTTTACAAGTTTCTGATTGGGAACAATTGACTGATGATGAAAAAATTGATTTTGATCCTAGAAAAGTTATTCGTAACATTTATGCGGAATTTAAAGTAGACAAACCTAATAGTAAAAAACAAGAATCTTACGCTGATCTTTGGAACAAAATTTCTCATCTTAAGCAACCTGATTTTGCAATTGTATTTTCTACACAAGGTCTTACTAGAATTTCTATACCAAATATTATACCTAAAGTAAAAAATCCTGAAGAAAAAGCTAAATGTTTAGAAATGACAATACGCTATTGTTCTTCACAAATGTATTATCTAAACAATTCAGAAATTCCATATTTTTTGGTAGTTAATGATGGCAGATTTTTGTATACTAATACACATACAAAATATCTGGATATGTTTAATTTACCCAAAGAAATCATGGGATTTTACAAAAATGATGATTATATACTTCATCATTATGATAAAATGCCGGATGATGGTGGCAAAATGACTACTGATGTTGTTAAGTTATCATACAGTAAAATGATTTGGCTTAATAATATCAGTGAAAAAATCATAGACCCTGCCAACATAGAGAAAACTGAAAAGTTTTCTATTGTAGCTATGCAGGCAGCTTATGGTAAAGATAAACATGATCCTAGATATTCTATTCTAAAGGAGTGGTTTTTAGACGTAGATGGAAATGAAGATGTTTCGATTTATGGTAAATGGGGAGAATCTTATGTTAAAGATTATCAACATTTTAAAGGCTTAAAGCCACATACTGAAATTGATGAAATTTTCAAGAAAACTAGGTACACATTATTGATTCCAACAGAACCTTTATGGGTAACTACGAAAATATGTGAGATGTTGAAATTGGGTGTTGTCCCGTTTTTGCATCCTAGTTATGATGAAAAAAATCTATCATTTGGAGAGGATTCATTTTTTAGAGTAAAAAATCCGGAAGATTTAAAAAAGAAGATTTCATTTTTAGAAAAAAATCCAGATAAAAGAATCAAGCTCATACAAAAGGCTCAAGAAAAATATATGGAAGGTGTCACAAACGGAACTTGTGTCGTCGACGCAATTAATCCATATCTTCAACGGGCTAATATTGATGTAGAATTGCAACATGGATTTAGTGATGAACTAATTCGTAAGCGCAAAGTTAAAAAATTATTTTAAATTATGAAGAATAAATTTTCTAAGGATGGACATTGGAGATTCGGTACTATAGTTCCATTAATCGGGGGAATGACCATATCCAACCAACAAGCAACCGGAGATAATCCGGACTTTTTAATATCTTATCCAGCGTTTGCAGGCAATGATTCTCATTGTGTTAATCATTTTAAAGATACCCCATATTATGTAGTCGACCCAGAAACTAATGAATTACCTGAAGACGATACTTTTCAAAATGTAGATTTTGTGTCTGCAGTGTGCCCATGTGCAGGACTTTCTATGTTAAATACTTCTAAGAAAAGAGGATCTGATGCAGAAATGAATAATTGGATGTATAAATCTGCAGAATTAGTTTTAGAACAAATTAAACCCAAAGTTTTTTGGGGGGAGAATGCACCAGGTCTATATACAAAATCTGGTGAAGGTGTAGTCAAAAAATTGAGAGAAATTGCTGAAAAGAATGGTTATGTACTTTCATTAGTCAAAACTAATACCTTTTTACATGGTATACCACAACATAGAACTAGAACTTTTTACTTTTTTTGGCAAGGTAAACATGCGCCAATACTGAATTATACCGAGCGGGATGCACCAACTCTTAAAGAATATCTAGATCAAATTCCTGAAAATGCTTCTATGCAAGATGAAAAATTCGGCTTAGAAAGTATGAATAGTCTTTGGTTTAAATTCTTAAAAGATCAAAACATAAAAATTTCAGATGTACAAAAAAGTACGTGTAAATCAATTATGGATTATTGTGTAGCCGAAAAATTGATGCCGAAAATGGTTGATTGGGGTGAAGAAAATGGATATGATAAAATGGTCAGGACTGCTAAGCATATTCTACATAAACAATCTATGGGTAAAGGTTGGTGGGACGCTACACCATTAGTACCAACAGATACTATTAATGCGCTGATTAGTAAGAATGCTGGAATTGTCCACCCGAACGGAGAAAGACCAATTAATACCCGAGAAGCTTTATGGTTAATGGGATTACCACATGATTTTACTATGGTCGATTATGACAATAGAAAAAATAGCAATCACATTTGCCAAAACGTACCGGTAACCACTGCAAAAGACTGGACATTCGAAGTGATGAAATTTATCAATAAAGATATTGAAAAAATTGCAACGCCGTTTCTAAAACAAAACAATATCAAACAAAGAATAGATTTACAAGAAAATAAATCCAAAGCACTTTTTTAAATATGAAACCTTTATTTGTAATAGAAGACGAAATACAAAATAAGTCTAATATATTCGAACTAATTAATCCACAAAAATTAGATCCGAATAAAAAGACTATATTAATAATCACATACAAAAATTTTGCTGGTGATTTTGACTATATTTATGGATTTAATCACAAGATTATTGAATTATTAAAAGATCAATATAATATTGTATTTGCTGGAAAGGAAATTAAAAAGAATGTCATCGATATAGATAATTTCTATTTAATTGATATGAAAGGTTATACGAGTTTAAATCAGAATAGATTTAAGCGCAAAAAAGAAGATCCTAACAGTAACCAAATTAACAGAAATATTTTATGGGAAGAATTTGAATCTGCGTTCGGTGATTTAGAAATTGATTTAATTTTTTATGCGACACCAGAGTATGCGATTTTACCTCATGGTAAATCTTATCATAAAGATTTCAAAGAAATACAAAACGAAATTCATGATTATGTAGGCGCAGATACTAAAAAGATTCAGCGTATTAACGAAATTATGTACGATATCTATGAAAATTATGATACCCATGCATCTATTTTAATGTTTTCTGCCTGGCATAAAAATGTCATGATGAACTTGCCGGTTTTTCTAAAAGAAAGAAATTCGTTTAAAGTCATTGCATTTTCTATTGATCCTGCAAATACTTATCGATATTTGGAACACCATGGAATAGAATGTACCAATTTTTATTTTGAAGAAGATAAACGTGGTACTCGCAATTTCGAAAAATTTCCAATAGCACATCTTCAACATTTAATTTTTGAAAACAACGAAAATCCTACAGAAAAATATAGTTTAGAAAAAACTACAGATTTTTTCTTTATGGGAACGATTATTCAAGAAAAGGGAAGTAGAATGCAGATGTGGTATGAATTTTTATCAGATTTAAAATTAGACGATAAATCTAATTTTTGGATCCCAATTAAACATAATGGAATTTACCGAACTAAAAAACAAGAAACTAGTGGTCATACCAAAAAGGGTTTACAGATTATTGATGAAAAATTCACAGACATTAAAAATGCTATCATAAATCATCCCAATTTTTCTGGACATTTATTACCATCAGAAGTCAAAAAACATATTGTAGCTTATAAATATTCATTAGTATTGCGATGTGTTTCTATTTATGATAGTCTAAATTTTAGACCTATTTATTATGTTTATTTAAACATTCTTCCATTTTTAGATCATATGTATGATCCAGATTATTTACAGATTCCTAAGAAATTTCAAGACAAATTAGCAGTATCTAATTCACGAGATATCGAGGATAGAATCAAATATTATAATCAAAATCCAAAAGAAAGAATTCAGTTATTAAAAGAAATGAGAGAGTTTTTTGAAATAGACGAGTTTTTAGAAGATTGGAAAAACATAACACTAAAACATATAGATCATGCTAAATAAGATATTTAAAAGTTTGAGTAATTCTGAAAATGAAGCATTATGTGTACAAAGAACTAATCTTTTATTCGAAGCATTAGATATTATAGAAAAACATAATGGGAAAGCTTGGTTAGATTGTGGTACTTTGTTAGGTGCGTATAGAGATGGTGAATATATTCCATGGGACGTCGATGTAGATTTAGGAATTAATATCGAGGATGTTACTGAGGAAATGCTAAATGATTTCAGAGATAAATATAATATACGACACGATAATGGAAACTTAGATCAATACAAATTTTGCTCATTTTATAAGAGAGATGAAAATGGTGATAATTACAAATTTAGAAGATGTAATTTATGGATTGATTTACATATGTACTATCCAAATTATGATGGTACAAGAACTATGACAATTACTACAGGAAAAATTAGAGCACCTAAAAAAATCTTTCCAGCACCTGCTGAATGTATCGAGAATTTAGAACAAATTGAATGGCAAGGTAGAAAAGTAAATATTCCTAGTAAAACTGTAAAATATTTAGAACAATGGTATGGATATGATTGGGACGTACCTAACGATAAATGGAAAATGTCTCCGAGTTGGTACGATAATCCAACAAATGACAAAATTATTCAAGGTAAAACCCTCTTTTAAACAAAATAAACAAAACAAATGCATATATTAAATGAATATTTTGACAAGATTTATATTACCAACCTCGACTCGGCCAAAGATAGATATGAAAGATTATCTAAAGAACTGGATTCATTTGGCGTTGTTTATGAAAGATTCAAAGCATTGACTCCAGATGATGCAAGAAAGGTATTTGCTGAAAAAGGCCTAAAGATTCCTAAAAGTAATAGTGGAGCTCTTGGTTGCGCAACTTCACATTATATATGCTGTCAACAGGCTGCGAAAAATGGACTTAAAAGAATTTTGATTCTTGAAGATGATGCAAGAATAACCGATATAGATTTTAATCAAGAGACTCAAAATTTAGTTGAACAAATAAGAAAAACCGACTGGTTTTATCTAAAGCTTGGTTATAATATCACTAACCAGATGTTAGACGAAAATTTTGAGTTTCATAGAGTTTCAGAAAATTTGTTTAATCTTTCAAAAAGTTCTATGACCACCGCTATAGCTTTCAATATCGAAAAAATCGTAGAGGATGAGAATGCTTCCACAGTTTTTATTTCTGATCACGCATTAGAAAATAGTAAATTGAATATTCATATTGACCATAGATTGTTTATGATGTGTAACGAATTCGGAATTCTACAATGCCATTATTATCCAGCAATATTTACTCAGACTGATGGGTATTCATACATAGGAAAAGAAGAAAGGAAATTCTCTAATATTGATAAAAGAACAAACAGAATATTCAAAGAGCATATACAATCTTCTAGCTCAACAAAAAAATTATTTTAAACAAAGAAAATAGAAAATATGGAATTTTTAAATATACTACAATCGGAATTACAATCGGGATTTATTTACATACCTAATAGAGGCAATGCTGGGGATGTTGTCATTCAACAATCTACTATTAAATTTTTTGAAAAAAATAATCTAAACTTCGAATTAGGAAAAAACACTACAACTTATGTTGGGGAAAATCTAGTTTATGGTGGGGGTGGAAATTTGATTGGAAAATACCAACCGGCTAAAAAATTCATAAAATTAAATGCGGAAAAAAATCATATAATGATATTACCGCATACAATTAAGAACAGCGAAAAGTCTTTAAATATGCTGAATAAGGATTCTATTGTTTTTTGCAGAGAAAGAATATCTCATGAATATGTTAGTAAATTTATTGAAAAATGTTATTTACATAAAGATATGGCTTTTCATCTAGATTTAGAATCTTATAAAAAGGAATCTAAATATGAAGTAGGAAATATATTTAGAATGGATGTCGAATCTTCTAATAACGTTAAAAAAATTCCATCTAATAATGTGGATATATCCAGTGTTTTTAATCGTAGAAATCAGCATACAAATTTAGAAGTAGCTCAAGCTGTATTTGATGATTTTGTTAATTATATAGCAGATTTCGAAATTGTAAACACAGATAGATTACATATTGCAATTATTGCTGCAATATTGGGAAAAAATGTTAATCTTTATCCTAACTCATATTATAAAAATAAAGCCGTATATGACTATACATTATCGTTAGAATATCCCAACGTCAATTTTATCGATGAAGTAAAATATAGATGATGCATTTTAAAACTTTTTATTAATGTATTAATATAAACTTTAATATACTTTTTTATGAAAACAATTATTATTGAAGGATGTGATAGAGTAGGAAAAGATACAGTTTGTAATGGAATAAAACTGACTGCGGACTGTTTACTTTATCGACATTGGCTTAAACCTAAAGGTCAAACTAATGATGAAAGAGTTAATTATCAAAAGACAACATTTAAAAAGGAATTTGATTTACGTAAATCTTTTTTGGATGATTGGTATCTTAATGATAATGATAAAAATTCTGATTTAATTCTTTGGAACAGAAGTCATATTGGAGAATATGTTTATGGAAAACTATATCGAGACTATGATCCAAATTGGATTTATAATCTGGAAAATCTTTATAATTTTTCTGATAATAACATTTATTTGGTAATGTTATATGCAGATCCAGATTTTTTGTGTGAGAATGATGATGGACATTCATTCAGTTCTGATATTGAAGGTAAAACGCAAGAAATCAATTTATTCCACGAAGCAGTGGATAAAAGTCTAATACCAAATAAAATAAAAATAAAAGTAAATGACGGAAAACGTTACCGAGACAGAAAAGAAATTAGAAAAGAAATTTTTGATCGAATCTTCAATTAATCAAAGATTCCAAGAACTTATTGAGCAGATTGAGATATCTGCAGAAATGAATGGTACAGTTAATCCACGAGATTTACTGGTTAAAGAATCACTACTTACAGGATTTTCTATTGATCCAAGATATCCATGTATAGATTTCGAAGCAAGAAAATTCAACTATAAATATTTTGCTGCTGAGGTTGCATGGTATTTATTAAAAGATAATACAACAGAATTTATTTCTAAGTTTTCCAATTTCTGGAATAATATTACAAATCCAGATGGAACTATTAATTCTAATTATGGAAAAATTCTATTAACACAAATAAACAATACTATCACACCAATAGCATGGGTAGTAAATTCTTTAAGAAAAGATAAAAATTCTAGACAAGCAATTGCATATATTGGAAGTAAGGATTTTCAATATGAAGGAAATAAAGATTTTGTGTGTACTCAATATATTTTGTTTTTTATTCGAAACGATGAACTTCATATGAAAGTTCAAATGAGATCAAACGATATTTTTTATGGATTATCTTATGATGCTCCTTGGTTTTCGTTAGTTCATCAAAATACATTTCTTGAACTAAAAGAATTATATCCAGAATTAAAAATTGGAAAGTATTTTCATTTTTCTGATAACTCACATTTTTATCAAAGACATTTTAGTAAAGCTCAAGAAGTCTTACAAGAAGAGGTTAAGCTTGGTCCTAAAATTGTTCTTGAGAAACCTTTATGGAGAACTTATGAAAATGGTAATTGCGTTATTACTGAAACGGCTAGTAATTATATAGATTTTTTCAATAAAAATTTAGGTGATTTATCCGAGTATAAAAACGAACAATTTAAAGAAGTTCTCAAAAAAATCGTAAAAATTAACTAAACAAAAATTTTATAGTACCAATATTTTTTATTATATTTGTACTGTAATTAAAAACAACACATACATGAATAATCAAAAAACAATCCAGGCGATTGAGGATAAATTCTCCGCCGCAATTGAACCGCTGAAAAAGCAAACTGTTCGTAAAGAAATTAATTTTAGAGACATTGAAATCAATGATTCTAAATTATATTTTCAAGATACACCACTTTCAAAAATTGCACAAAGAAAAATTTTGAATGAGTTGCAAGTCAAAAGTGGATTTATCAATTATTCTGAAAAATTGGAAGATCGTGACTGGGAAATGATTTCTAAAAAACTTAAAGATGCACAAGGTGATCGGGTTGTTTATGGAAATTTTGAAACCGACTCAGAAAACAAAGAAATTATCCAAAACGTTTTTGGTAAAAAACAAGACAAACCTGCTGCCGATCCTGGAGATTATGATTTTTTCATAAACTCAATTACAGAGTCTTTAGGAAAATCTGAAATTGAATATGATTTGGGATCATTTAATTTTGATCAATACCGAAGAATTTTTGATTTATCCCTGCTAAACAGAGAATCAAGTATTGATATCTTTAAGGATGGAAAAGATATTTGGGATGGCGGTCATTCATTCACATTCAATACTTCACAATTTTCTACTTCACCATTTTTCGAAAGATTGGTTTGTACTAATGGAATGAGAAGTCGCCAAAACATGTTTAGCTCTTCAATTAACCAAAGTAAATTCAATGTTAAGAAAATATCCAGATTGATTGAAAAAAATATTTTGGATGGTACGGAATCTTTGAATGAAGCAATCATGATTCAAGCTAATCACTTGATCAAAAACAACATCTCAATTAATGAATTTGATATTTTCCGCAAGAAATTCATTACATCCGACGAAGAAAAACAACACCTTTTCGAAAAAATTCGTAATCAATATTTTGATGATAAGCCTTTCTATAAAGCTTATGGAGAAAATATTGCGGAAAAATCGAAAAAATGGAGATCAACCGCAAATTCAGGAATCAATGCATATCAATTTTTTAATATGCTTACCTGGTTAGGTTCTCACCAAAAAGAAACTGGATTGTCTGACACAGTTTCTAGAGATATCCAACTAAGCGCCTCTAATCTGTTTTTCAAAGAAAATCTTGATTTGGAAGATGTGGCTGGAAATGTTAACGTGGATTATCCTGTTAATGATATTGCGTTCGCATAAGATTTTCTTTTCATAATTAATCCATTCTGTGGATTAAAGCCCGAGCAAATTAATGCTCGGGCTTTTTTATGTTGTTTAAAAATTGATATATAATCTATAAAGAAAATAACATATAATGAAAAATTTAAAATCTTACGAAAATTTTGAGAATCAACTTTTAGAAAATGGGTGGAGTGGTGAACATCTCGACGCAAATTTTAAACTTGATGGAAATGAAGTAATTGTGACTTTTGATAAAGCCATGACTTCAGCAGTCAAAAAAGTTCTTGCTGGAAAGAACGATCCTCTACTTGATACAGTAGAGGATGAGATCAGAATTCAATTAGGTAGAGAAATTGACTGGGATCAAGATGTTGAACCATCTAAATCAGGTATAGGAATGAGATTTGTGCTTGAACATATTCAACTTTTTGAAGGAAAAGCTTCGCCTGGTGGTGAAATAGAAATTAAAGAACTACAAGATTTGGTAGATGATTTACCTAAAACTGTAATTACACAAAACGCAGAGTACGACAGATTCGACAGAAATTTTAATTTTGAATTTACAATTAGTGGTGATAATTGGCAGATATATTATGACAAATTGGCCAAGTCACCATATTTATTAAATCTGGATAGTGGAACGGATAAAGAAATAGTTAATCCACTGGAATTACAAAAATTACTTAAATCATTTTAAAATGGAAAATGTAGACATGGGATTATGGGCAGTGAATGTAACTGTTTATCAAGAAGATTCAAAAGGCAAAGAAAAGGGTGTTAGACATCCTTATCTAGTAAATGCAGCAAGCGCAAAGCATGCGATTGAAATTGTTGAAGAAGATTATAAAGGTTCACCACAAAAATGGAAAATATCAGCAATTAAAAAATCTAATGTTGTTGATGTATTAAACTATTCTGGTGTACAGAACCTCACGAAAAATACACAGCTTGATACTAGTTTAATGTTAAATGATTAATATATATTATATTAACAAGTATAACTGAGGTCATTCTAGGCCATCTAGATTTAACACAGAAGGTCATAGATATAAAATTTAATACACAAAATGAAAAGTTTCAAAAAAGTCTTAGAAAACAAAGAAGCTGATAAGCTATATACTTTAAAACTGGACTTGATCAGTTGGTGGAAAGAAAATTCAAGTAAACCAAATGTTATAAAAAAGAGAAAAAACATTCAAGGTAAAATTGATCAAGTAGTAAAATTATTAGATGAAGTTGTAGATGAAACTTATGAAAAGTAAATTAAATGGACACACAACAGTTTAACGAAATTGAAGAGATTAATCAGATTAAAGTTATTCCAAATGGTTGGCGAGAAGTTACAATTGAGTACGGAATTAAAAAGTATGGGACCAGTGCATCACTACTTTTTTGCTGGAGAGTAGAAAATACTAATTTAATTTTCGAGGCGCCATTAAATCAAGTTTATGAAGATTGTCAAGGTAAGTATGAAGAACATTTTATCAAAGTTTTGGAAGTCTTCTGGAAAGACTTCGTTGAGTGGAAATCACAAGGATTCCCAAAACCCTGGATGCGAAAACACAAAGAGCAATTCGGAAAATACATATACACTTATTAAAATTAAACAAATGCAAGGACAATTATACCAATGGCAAAAAGGTGAATACATTGAACAATATTCTAAAGCTATCGATGTAGAAGAAGAAGGCGAGATGTCATTTCTGATTTTTGAAGATGGTAGAAGAATTAACATCGAACTTATTGAAGAATTTCTTATACCAGTAAATTCAGAAGACGAAGGTTATATTATCAGAGAAGAAGTTATAGATGATTTAGTAGAAATGAAAGGTAAAGACGGTGGGATATATACTGTTCCTGGACCAGATCATGGTAAGCGTCGGATCACGAAAAAACCTAAAACCAAACAAGCCAAACCCATCATCACATCGACACCTAAACAACAAATTAAAGAGGAACCTAAAAATCTTTATCCTAATGATCCTATAATAGCACTCTTAGAAAAATCAAAAAAGGTCACCAAACCTATTAATATAACATTACGTTTAGATATTATTACACAAGGTACATACGATCTGATTATTGACAATTTTGAAGATAGTGAAGAAAGCATTGTTGAATATTTGATTTCTTCTATCGATAAAAAGGAATTAGTGGAAAGTATAAAGGTTCAACTTAAAGGTTCGTATTCGAAAACACCAATCACAGTATGAAAGATAAAAATTTAAAATATGAATCGAAGAGATTTAACGTTGTTAAAAAACAGGGTAGAGTTAAAATAGATTATAAAAAAATGACAGTTGGCGTTTTACCATATACTATTAAAGATGGACTCCTAGACAAAATTGGTATTCTGCATGAATGGAATCCTACAAGACAAGATGATTTTTGTCACACGATAATCACTGGTACTGTAGACCCAGAAGATACTGATTATCTTTTTGCGGCAAAAAGAGAATTACTTGAGGAAGGTGGCATTAAAGATACTAATGACGATAATTGGATATTTTTAGGTTCATTTTACGTTTCAAAAGGCAGTAATGAAATGTGTCACACCTTTGCAGTAGATGTTACAGATCTAGAAATTGGTGAAGCAGTAGGAGATGGTTCTGATGCTGAAGAAAAATCTGAATTTTCTTTAATGGATTCAGGAAATGCAATTACAATTACTAATGAAAGTTTAGTCTTAGCCTCATTTCTAAGACTGTTTGACTTCTTTTATCAAAAGAATAATGGGTAATTATATCAATTCATATTTACATGAGAAATTGGATAATAAAATTCAATTAATACATGTTACCACACCTGAAATAGCTAAACAAATAAAAATTGAAGGTTTTATATCCAGGGGATATATAAATCATAAGTATTATTCAAATTTAGGAAATAACGGAATATATTTTTACGATAATAGAAGACAGGCACAATTTTATGCGGGACATTTAATGAGTAAAATTAATTCAAAAAAGTGGCACTTATATTTTGTGAAATATTGCGTGGATATACAATGCACAATAGTAAAATTGAAGATGGAATATTTATCAAAACTGAAGATTTACCAAAAATTAAAATTAATGGTGTGACCATAGAATCATATAGCGAAATTTATTGATACCAATTAAAACAAAATTAGATGAACAGAAAAGATCGTAGAAATGCAGAAAGAAGCATGGGTTTATTAAAAGAGAATAGTAAAAAATCTTGGAGTGCCAGAAAAGAAATCTATGACAGAAAACGTAAGATTGGTAAAAAAATTCATAATGAGAATGTAGAACGTATCCATAATCAACAATTAGAAGAAGAGGATAGAAAGTACACCCAGCGAATGATTGATAATACAGAAGTCTAAAATATGCAACTTAAAGATAAAAAAATTTATGTAACAACATTAAAAAAATCTAAACTTAGAAATAAATTTCTAAACTTCAGATTTTACTATTTCATATCAGTCCCAGATATTATCAAGGAGTTAGGTGAAGACCCAGAAAATCTTACTGATCGAGGTATTTTTCTAGTTAATAATAAGATTGTTGAAGATATTCATAATTGTTTAAAAAGAAAAAAGTATATGGCCATCATATATTCGAATCCTGATTTAAATTATGAAGCAATTAAGAATCTACAAGAAAAATACGCTGAACATGAAAATATTCTCAGCATATCATTCTTAGATTATAAAAATAAACCAGAAAATGTGGATCTTTGGCAATTATTCGAAGAAGTCATATTCTTTCCAGAAATGACAAAGAAAAAAATCATTGAATGTAAATCTATTCAAATAGAAGATATATAATTCATAATGGCAATAAACTTTCCAATACCTACAGTCGTAGGACAGATTTATACAAGCGGTGCAAATTCATGGGAGTGGACAGGTCAAGCTTGGAAGGGACTTGGTACTGTTTTACCTGGACCTACAGGCCCTCCTGGGCCTAGCGAGTACATTCCGCCACCTAGAATTCCTACTATAGAATTAGGAGTTAGAAAGGCTATAAGAGAACTTGGTGAATTTGATAGCATTATGTACAGAATTCCTGAGATAGATTTTTATACAGAATTTCAAGCTTATAATCCTAAAATATTTCTATTCAGAAAAAACTTTAATAACAAGAGAAAATATGAAACAGATCCAAATGGTATAGGCACTACTATAAGAACTAATAGAAATGGATCATTCGGACGACCTAAACATATATTTGAATCTAGGAATCCAAATATTGTTAAACAGGCGGCAAAAAGATTTACTATTTTTGAATGTGATACTAATTTTACTCCATCTTGGGGCGATTCTTTTCCAGAACAAATCCAATTAGTCAATAGTGATTTTACAACGGCAGTAAATGTTGATGAATGGTTGGTTGATGGTGGAGTACTTGTTACAGGCACTGGAATATTTGTTGATAATAAGGAGACTTTTGAAACACCCGCTATTTCATTACCAGCGTACGTAGATAATAACTCTAGAACTAAATTTTCTATACCTATAAAATTTTCAAGTATTCAAGATACAATTGAAATTATAGTTGAAGATGCAAATTCTAACGAGATTTCTAGATATCAGATAGTTGAAGTGTTACTAGATACCTTTTATATACCGCTGTTTAATACTGGTGTGAATAATCCTGCCTTTGATATGTCAGAAATTAAGATTTATCTTAACGCTGATGGTGGATCTTTTGTAATTGAAAAGATTGGTCAACATCCTGATTTTCAAATAGGTAATGTTCCAGATACAAATATGTATCAATGGAAAGATATGTTATTATTACCTGAACTAATTCCGTCCGATGCGTTCACTGTATCTAATCCAACATATAATTCAGGAGAACCCTCAAACACACAATTTTTCGATTCAAGCAAAATTGTGTGTGATTGGTATACTAGAGATCCTGGAGTTAGATGGTTATCTACATCAAGTAATGGTTCAAAACAATTTTTTAAATTTGCGATCGGAATAGAATATCAAAACAAATTATATTATGGACCAAAATCACCAGAGACTCTAGTATGTGAGTATAAAAGAGCTGACGGAATTGATGATAATGCTCCTATAGCATTAAATATAAAATAAGAAATTAAAAATATTGGGTGGTTATTATATAGAACAAAAATATTGACCTATTACTATACGAAGCAAAACTTATTGGTTCGTTATTATACCGCCCAAAACTATTGAATAGTGTCTGTCACTTAAAGACACTTCCAAAATTGGGAAGCTTGAACCGAGTTAATTCTTTTTTTCCTCGAGAAAATTTCTTTTTAGAAAATTTTAGTCTTTCTTTCTTTTCTTTGCCAGGTTCCATACCCGAACTAAAGGAAGTATCATGTTTTTCTTCTGGCATATGATTTATGATTAATTTAAGATATATATCTTAAATACACAGATTTAATGGCAAACCCAAATTTTTCAGCCACCAGAAATATAACTAATGAGGTCGACCTTAATTCTCAAGAAGCACAAAATACTCTTGATAATTCTTCTGACCCAAGTGCACCAAGTTCACTTAATGAATCCAGATTAACCAATGATTCAAATATTGGTAAAGGTGGTCCATATTCAAATCCAGGTAGAGCAAGTGGCGGGTGGCCTAATTTCAGAAGACCAGGCGAAGAGCCCGACGATATTGCAGCAATTGGTGCCGACAGTCTTATCGGAATGCCCTTTCCCGATGATGAAGGTGGTAACGGCTATACCATAACTGCGTTAAAAAGAGGACCAGATTCTACAGGAAACTTGAACGGTTTCGCCGATCCAAGAACATTTATTGATCGACCAGGTGAACAACCTTGGTATAATACTGATGGTGTAAATGCCAGAGAACCATTAACATCCGAAATTATTAAATGGGCTCAAAACGGCCAAGGCAGTAGTGAAGGTGGCGGTCGGAACAAAAGGCCATATAAATACACTGATTTTGTTTTCGCGAAATATTGGAACAAAATTCCAAATAACTATATGATGACTTTACGTAGGTTTCCATATCCTGTATTTGATAATTTGCAATTTCCTGGAGAGAATGGTGGTGAAGATGTATCTCCACAAAAATACTACGCGCCTATAGCACAGGCTATAACTTATATGGGAGATGAAACTGAAAACAAACTTTCGAATATAGTTTCGTTTGATGCGGGATTACCTCATAGCGAATTAAAGGCGGAAGTCCATGAGATAACTGGTCAAAATCCAGGGGCTGGGTCTGGTCCAGGAGGCGGATTAGCTAGGGTTTTAGGAATACTTTCTGGTGAAGCAAATGCACAGACAATCATTCGAAATGGAGAAGCAGTAGATCCTTATACAAATGGACCATATATGAATAGAGTACAAGGTCCATTAAATAGAATAGATTCAGTTAATCGAAGAGATCCAGGCCTAACGTTTGATCAAAAATTTGAATTAAAGTTTCATTATGTAGCTAGACCGATTGGTGGATCTAATACCAAGGCAGTAATGTTAGATATATTGGCTAATTTACTTACGTTAACATATGCTGAAGCCTCATTTTGGGGAGGATCACATAGATTTACAGGCGGAAGGCCTGCTTATCCGTTTTTAGGTGGTGCTGCTGGAACAAACGCTTTATTCCAAGGTGATATGGGCGGGTTTTATGATGCACTAACAAATCAAATTGCTGACGCGGGAGCAAATATTTCCAGTATATTCGATTCATTATTGTCTGGAGATCCAATCGAAGGTCTTAAAAATTTAGCTGCTGGTGGTGCCAAATTAGGAATTTCTGCTCTAATGGCAGGTAAAAGGCCGATGGCTTGGCAATTACCTGCTTTACTTACGGGTAATCCAGTGGGAGAATGGCATCTGACTGTGGGTAATCCATTAAATCCAATTATGGAAATTGGTAATTTGGTATGTACAAATATTAAAATAGAGTTTGGTGATGAGATGGGTCCTGATGACTTTCCACTTGAAATGACCGCTACAATTTCACTTGATCATGGAATGCCTAGAGATAAAGCTTCGATTGAATCTATGTTTAACCGCGGAGGTGGGAAAATTTATTATGTACCGGATGAATACCAGTTTGGTACTGGGAAAAATAGTCTTAATGGTACTTCTGTGGATGCGGCCTCATCTCGAGATGCTACAGAACAAGGACAAACTGTTCATCAACGAACTTCTTCACAGAGAAATGTAGAAGAAATCGATAGATTAATTACTAACGGAAAAAGAGATGTATCAGCAGTCTCTAAAAATTTATTAGAAACAGCCAAAATGGTTACTGGTTATGGGACTAATCAAGTCTAATGAAATTAGAAAAAACTATAGATAATAAGAGGGTTTTTGAAAAACCTAATGGCGATCAAGTAATTGATTTGACTCAACAAAATTATAATCCGGCGAATTTTACAAAAATCATAGATTATATCATAGTAAGTCAAGATTTGGCTATGCGCCCGGATTTAATTTCTATTGCAGCTTATCGAGATATATCCGCGACTGATCTTATAATGAAACAGAATGCCATATCTAATCCTTTTTCGATTGATGAAGGTGAAATAATTTTTATTCAAGAAAGGAGAGAAATAAATCGCCAGTTTAAAGATGTTGGTCGAATAGCAGATAAAAATAGAGTACGTACACAATATATTGATTCTGATAAAGCACCTGGAATCGATGACAATTTAGAAAAATTCAATATTAGACAAAAACCTAAACCTGGCATCAATAAACCAGTAGCTTTACCACCTAATTTTGCTAATTTTGGAGATGAAGAAATTAAATTTAGAGGTGGAAAAGTCGTATTTGGAGAAGATATTACAGACAATAAAGAAGTTTGTGAGGAAGAAACATTATCAAAATCAGAGTTTTTGAAAAGACTTTCCAAAAATAGAATGACGAATACAAATAGAAGATCGATTGAGACTGCACAATCAACTTTTAGAACAGATCAGAACAATATTGATAACCCACCAAATAATGGAAATTTTAGAAATGGTGGTACTGAAGGAGGTAGATAATGGCACAAGAAGAAAAAAGTATAATACGTTCATTATTAGAACCAACAATTGCTTTAGATGAACTTTCATTTGCGGATGTCGAAGAAGGTACAAATTCGGGTAATTTTAGAGGAGATAAAGTCCAAAAAACAATAGGTAATTTATTTCCTATGATAGTTATTAACGACTATATTATTTCTGAGGAAGAGCTTGAAAGAATGACAATCGACACTACTGGATTTATTCCATTAATTACGATAAAAATGGTTTTGTCTCAAACGTCAACATTTGTATCCAAAGCAATGCCCAAAGATGGTGATTTAATGAATGTCTTTGTACGAGCAAGATCAAACGAATTTAAACCTATACGCAATGATTATCTAATCACAAACGTTTCAACATCTAAAAGTGTAACTCCTGACGGACATGGAATGTCTATTATTATAGGAGGCGAATTATTTATACCCAATTTATATGATGAAAGAATAGTTGCTAAGAATGGTTCTTCGTATGAGGCTATAAAAGAAATTGCGCAAGACTTAGGTTTAGGATTTGCGTCAAACGAATCTTTTACAGCTGACGAACAAACATGGTTATGTGGTAACAATTCATATTATAATTTTATCCATCATATTACAGATTCTTCTTGGAAAAATGAAAATTCTTTTTTCCAATGCTTTATTGATATCTATTATCATTTAAATTTTGTGAATGTGAACAATCAATTCAGTGATCAAGTTAGAATAGATGACGCGCTGGTCGATACGTTATTTTCACAAGATACATTAGAAGGAGAAGAAATAGCATTGACTATTGACCGTAAAGTATTCACAAATATTACTGATAAACAGGGAACACCCATGTGGATTAAGAAATATGCTATGATTAACCAATCATCTGATTTGGCCAAAAAATATGGTTATAAAATGCATTGTGAGTTTTTTGAACAAAATACATTAGAGAAATGGGATATTTTTTCAGAACCATTAATTGTAGAAAGTTCAGAAAATAACAAAATTCTATTAAAAGGTAGACCTAATGAGGATTTTTATAAAACTCAGATTAAAAAGAGATGGGCAGGTCTGCAATATTCATTACCCGAACATAATGTACATGATAAATATTTGTATGCACAAATTAATAATCTTATGAACAATACTGAGCTGAAAAAATTACAGCTCAAAATTGAAGTACCTAGAGCAAATTTCAATATTTATCGGGGAGAGCGGGTGCCTTGTGTACTTATTTCAGTTGGTGATCCTAGGAAAACTCCGTATTTACAAGGAGAACAAGAATTGTCCGAAGGCGGAGATTTGTCATCACCGACTGCACCTGTTCTTGATAAATTTTTAAGCGGATACTATATGATTCAGGGTATGGTATTTTCTTACAAAACAAGAAATCCTGATTTACCGGAAGATCGAGCATTTTTCTCGGAGGATATTATACTTTCTAGAAGGGTTTGGCCTGTACCGTGATATATAACTTATGTCAGCAAATACTAAATATCTAAAAAGAAAGCATGTTTCTAAATTTTTGCAATCTGCACAATTTTTAGGAAAAAGAGGTGTCCTACATAATGATTATGACGAACCTACATACGTTGGGTTCTGGGTAGAATTTGATTTTGTTGGCCCTTCATTAGATGATCCTGCGCTGATTAATTATAATCGGATGCCTAATGGACTTTTAGGTACTGAAAATGGTACATATTCGGCTGAAAAATATCTTAGAAGCATCAACGAGGATCGTAAGGCTGATATGATTAATGCGTTTAATAAACTTCTTCGAGATATTTCTAAAGAAACTCCGGATGCAATAGCATCAATATCGGGTTTGGATTCTCTGTATAAATTAGATCCGACAAAAAGTTGGAGAGCATCAGAAGCTGAAATTACATTGAATTTTGAAGAATCTATAGATAATCGCATCAACGCACTGTTTGATCTTTATCGCCAGGGTGCATTCGATGCGTCATTTATGCGTTGGGCATTACCGGATATTCATAGGTTTTTTAAAATGAATATTTATGTTACAGAGTTTAGAGCTTTCCATGTACCAAGAGGTAATAACGAAAGAGCAACACTAGAAGAAAATGAAGACTTTATAGATATAGGAGATCAAAATAGATCAGGTAAAAGTTTTTTGAATCAACAAGTTGATGGATACAAAACACAATTCAATAATATCAGTGATTCAATTAATGAAAGAACTGCTACAGGACCTGATGGTAAAAGTCGTCTAGCAAGTGAAGTGAGTTCAGGATCATTTTTCAGTGCACAAACGTCTGATGATATTTCAACTAACGATTATTTTTTGAAGGTTCTCGATAAGAATCTCACGATATTAAAATTTGAACTTGGTGACTGTGAAATTGTTTTACCTGAACTTGCACCTTCGTGGACACAAGAAATATCAAATCAAATTCATGGAGAATCTTTAACAGCAGCAATGAAGATAAAAATTGGTAATATTTGTGAGGTTAATGAATATTCAGCTTTAGGTGCTAGCTTATTTCAAGGTTTAGATAATTTAAGTGATTACGTTTTATCCTGTAAATTCAAAACACAGAAAACTGATATTGATAAATATTTCGAAATTTTAGGTGATAGTTCTAAATCTACTGCGGACAGTGTCTATTCTGACGTTAATTATCCTTATGGTAAAGGACATTTAACAAACAGTGATAATGAAATTTTTAAAGGCATAGGCGAAAGATTGTTAGAAAATTCATTTACATTATTAGAATCTACTATACAAAATGCAGTGAGTGAAGAAGTTAATGGTGTGTTTTTAGGAAATGTTTATAATTTTTCTGCTGCAAGTGCATTCAGAAGCTTATCAGCTGATCCAAGAGCAATTGGTGCATCACTTTCACAGATTATTAATAACGCAAATGGGTCTGAGAATGGTGGAGAAATTCTAAACAACATTAACCTAGAAATCACAAGGGCACCAGACTTAATCAAAAATAATCCTAAACTTGAATTAAATTTTTCAGAAACTAGAGATCAGAATCCTGGAAGCGCAGATATTGAATCTGTTGACCCACAGGAACAAGACCCGGGAAATTCTGGCTTGACACAAGTCGAAATTAATGAGTCTTCACCAGGTAACATTGGATTATTAAGCACACCCACCAATCCAGGTAATCCAGGATCAATAGATTTAAGAATACCAGAAAAAGCTCAGGCAAATCAAGAAAATGTAGATTTAAATTCTCCAGATTCTCCACAAGCCTCTCCACAAAACGCAGATCTAAATTTTACAGAGCCTCAGAATCAGAGTACAGGAAATATAGAATTAACACAAGTACCAAACTCTGAAGCTGACACGGGTAACATCGGATTATCCGATGTTCCAGTAAATGACATAAGTGAGCTTGGAAATCAAGATCTAAACTTTAGAGAGACTACAGACGAAAATCCAGGTAATGTTGATTTAGACGAAATTAGTATATCAGAAGGAAATTTAAGTAATGTTGGTTTAGACATTAATGAAGTGCAATCAGATACAGAAGATAATGTTGATTTAAATTATCCACCAATAAATGATGCTGATCAAAATAATGTACAACTCACACAAGTCGAGTCCTCTAATGATCAACCTAATAATGTTGGAATAGATTTTTCTGAATCTACTGATACAAATTTAGATAATCTCGAATTGAATTATCCATCAAAATCTACAACCAAAGAAGAAAACGTGGGTTTAGATAATGTAGAAATAAAATCAGACAGACCTACAAATGTTGGTTTGGAAATTGATGAAAACATTAATGAAACTGACAAAAACGTAGATCTCAATTATGTTAATAACAAATCTAGTGTTGACGAAAATATCAATTTATCTGAGGTCGAATTAAAATCAAAAAGACCACAATCTGTTGATTTAAAATTTAATACTAATCCTGAAGCTGAAAATGATAACGTAGACTTAGATTATCCTAAGAAGATTAATAAGGAAAATGAACCAGTTGAAAATATTTCATTATCCGAAGTTAATGATCCTAAAAATACTGTAAATAACGTTGACATTAATTATATAGAACAAAAGAAAAAGGAAAGACCTACAAAAATAGAAATAGATGGTGATTATCTTAGAAAGGAAGCGCTAGGTAAAATTGAATTAAAAGGACAAGAATCAACAGGAAAAATTGACACGAAAGTAAATGTCAGTTATCCACAAAAAGATAAGAATGAGCCTGGCAATTCCGGTATTGAATATGAATACACAACCGAGAAGGATGTTATAGGAAATACACAAGAAGAATCACCAGAAAATGAGACTAATTTAGATAACAAAAACGCAGGTTTAAAATATAGAGATCATAAAACTTTTCCAAAAGAAGGAACAGAAATTCAGTCAACAAAACCTATTAAAAAGCCTAAGCGCAAAAACGAATAAATATGAGTACTAAAAACCAAGAAAAAAGATTATTATCCCAAGATCTTAAAGAGAAAAATTGGATTGGTGAAGTAGTAGAAAACGATGATCCCGAAATAGAATTCAGATGTAAAATAAAAGTCTTTGGACTATTTGATGATTTAGAAACAGATTCTATTCCCTGGGCATTTCCTGCTAATCAAGGAATTTTTGCGTCTGAAGCGGGTGGTGCAGGTAGTGGTTCAGTTCCAAAAATCGGTACTTTACTCAAGGTGACTTTTGAAAATGGAGATATATATTCTCCTATGTATCATGCAATACAAAATATTAACCCAGCACTTAAAGAAGAGATTAGAGATGATTATCTTGGATCACATGTGATTGCATATGATGAAGATGCAGATTTAAAGATTTTATACCAACCTGATACCGGAATAAAAATCCATCTCAGAGATTCCCATGTTACAATTAATCCTGATGAAAGCATTACAATAGAACATAGGGATTCTTTAAGTATCATAGAACTTGTAGGCGATACAGTGAATGTAGTTACACAGAATAGAATAGAAATGACAGCAGATACGGATATTATTGCGACTGCACCACAAGCTACTATTAATGGTACACAAAGAACTACGTTAGGTCCATTAGGTAATTTTGGTGCAGTAGGTTCTGAACCTTTATGGGCATTTCTAAAAAGTTTAGCAGCCGTAGTTGATGCTAAATGGCCTCCAACACCAGGTATTAATGCTGCAGCTGCAGCGGCAGGAGAAGTAGCAAGTACATCACTCAACAATAAAGTCTCAGTTCCGTAAAAAATAAAAAATGTCATTAGAACAAGCAACTTCAGAACTCAACAGATTATTAAACACTATACCAAATAGATCGGAAGAGATTCAAAATTTTATTGAGTTACAAAAAGAATCTTTCAGAAACATTGATGGTGAATTATTTCCTAAGACAGGATTTGAAGAATTATCTTCCGCTGAGTTATTAAATATTATAGATCAAACTTATCCTGGGTTCAAAGAAAACTTTCAAGAAATATTCGATACAATTGTACCTGTCACAATTAACGAATTTGACTCTGATGTCTATAGCGAAAAGGAAATTCTTGAAGTAATTGAAGATTGGAAGAAAGAATGTGCTATTAGATCGTTAGGTCAAGAAAATTTTTCTAAAGAAGAGATTATAGACTCTGTTAAAGAGTGTCGGCAACAAGTAGAAAATCCTATCATTCCGTTCACAAGACAAGAAATTATTAAGGCTGCATGTGAAAAAATTATAGAAGAATCGGAAGTAAATCCAGAAGCAGTCATTCCAGGAAACCCCGATATTGAAGATGTTATTGGTGTCGACACAATAGAACCTGAACTAGGAGTCCAAGAATTAGACAATTTACTAGAAGCAATCAAGGATCCGACTGATGTGATAATTATCGGAAATACTTTAGACACAATCCTAGAAATTTTAGTAAAAGTTGGTGATCAAATCTCATGTGCCACACCGTTATTTAGAACAGAATCTGGAATAATACCCGGAGGATTTGACTCAGGAGTTGTAAAAGAAATATTTGTGACTGTCGGAGATTCAATACAAAACACAGAATTAATTCACATAAATGTTCTTTCAAAAAGTAAGTTAGAAAAATCTTTTGCTGAATCTAAAGAACAGATATCAGAAATTCAACAAGCTGTGGCTCTAAAGGAACAACAATATCAAGCTGAAAAGAAATGGTATTTTTTAAGATTAGAAGAAGCTTGGTTATCAGGTCGCTATGAATCATATGAATATTATTTTTCTGGTTTTACTGAAGCATTACAAAGAAGAGATACAGAAAATCAAAGATTACAGGATTTAACACAAGAAATTACTGATATCGAAGATCAAATCAATACATTATTTCAGGGTTATGAAACTACATTTGGAACTGGATCATTACCATTAGCAACAAGACAAAATTTAAGAAGTTTAATAGATCTTAGAAATGTTATTTATATTCAGATTCAGGGTGCCGTTTCCATTATAAACCAAGCGAATGGTGAAATCTTACAATTAAGAAATGAACAATACATTTTTGCTGCTACTGAGGCTGATATTAATGCGGAAATCACGTCCGAAACTTCTATTATTGACGATTCTATTTTTTCTGTAGATATTCAAGGTAATCCAGCACCGAATGGAAATTTTATTGTTAATCCAATTTTTGATGGTGGTACCCAAGTTCAATTCTTTATTCCTTCACAAGAAACAGTGAATGCGTATCCATCATCAAGAACTTTGGCAAAAGGAGTTCAACAAAGAATCGAAGAATTCACAAATGAATTAGGAATCAATAATACTATTTCTAGATATATGGACGATGACGATTATTCGTTTAGTTATAATTTATCGTTTACACGATTCCCTATAGATATTGATGGAGATGACGATGACGCATGGATCGAAGCTGAAATTATATCTAGAGATAATAGGCGAGATAGATTGTCGGGACCCTTTCATAATTTACGAGTAGGATTTTATTTGTTTGTTACAGAATCTAGTGATACATTAAAATCTACACCAGCATGGAATATTGAAGTTAAGGAAAAGGAAAACTTATTAAGACTAAATATTGATAGTGCTATTAATAATGCTGAAAATAGAATTCGAGATTATTCTAAACAATATGGCCACATTGCTATAAAACTTCAGGACGCGTTTTTAGAAATACCTGGCACTAGTACTTTAGATTCATTTAGAATTTCTCTAGAAAATAAAGGGGCTGAACGACAAGCAGCCGAAGAATTAGTCTCAACTATTAGAGGTGGATTAGAATCAGCAGAAGAAAAAATTCAACAATTAGAAGAAACTCTGAATTCAATAGATAATAAGACTTGCGAATATTATAAGATTTATTCCACAGAACTCAGAAATGATATTAATTTTAAATTATGTATTTGGCCACAAGCTACATCTTTAAACGGTAATGGTGGTAGTGAAAATGGAGTACCATTAGTAAATGAGGAAATTAATTATAGATCTAATCCAAGATCATTAGAAGAATCTCCACCAATAACTGATCTAGAATGGTGGAAAAAATTCTGTAATTTAGCAACAATATTTAATTTAGTACCCATTTATTGGCCTATTGGATTATTAATTCCTAATCCTAGTGGTATACTCAAAATTCCTTTACCAGTTATTTGGAGACCTATATTTGTATTACAGACTCCATTAGCATTGATTGTAATTGGAATTGCACAAGCCGGAGTATTACCTGGACCATTTGTTTTTGTACTAAATCCTAATGCGTTTAGTTTGGGGCCAGTAAGTTTAAATTCTTGTTGGTTTACTGGTGCAGTCAGACCATTCAAAAAAATTAAAAATAAACCAGGATCTCAAATTTTACCTATTGCACCAATTATACAAATAGGATTGAACAAAATTGACATAAATCCGAGTGCTACTTCTTTGATTCCATTTATTAAGGATGATCTGCCACCATACGAAAGACTTTCTTTAAATAACATTCTATTTTTGTTATTCTTGAATAGTTGGTGTAGTGCTGGCAAGAAAAGCCAAGGATTTTTTACTAACCCCTAATTGATATATACTAAATAAACAATTATCAATTTTTTAAAAATAACAAAATGAATAACATTACTGAACAAGGAGATCCAGATTTTGACTGGGCAACATATGAATCGGAAGATTTTAAAGGTTATAACAAGGATATCCAAAAAATCTATCCAGAGTCTAGAGTTTTATGTAGAAAAGACTATGCTTTAGATTTATACGAGTTAATGCTGGATTATCCAGTCAAAATTAAAGATGTCCAAGATGGAGATATAGTACAAATAACCTCTATTGAACCTGTCGAGGAATACACAGTATTAGTTACGACATATAATGGATTATCTTTACGAGTAGATTTAACTAAAGAAAAAAGGTTCTGCGGGTTTTACGATTTAACACCCGAAGATTTATGGGAAGTTTTACAATCACCAGAAAATCAAACAGAAATATTGGAGTCTGAACCAGTGTATATCGAAATTAAGAATACATCACAAGGGATAATTGGAAGCTTATCTAAAGCTCGAGATCATAAAGTTCAACATGATTTTCTTGAAGAAATTAAAAGCCCTTCTAGTGCATATCAAGCAAAGGTTGTTGGATTAAATAAGGGTGGATTTTTTGTAAAGGTTCAAGGTATTGACGCATTTCTACCAGGTGGATTAGCTGCGGCAAATAAAATTACGAATTTTGAATCTTATTTAGGTAAAGAAATACCTGTAATGATTGAAGATTACTTGAAGGATAATGATACATTCATTGTTAGTAACAAAAAATATTTAGATCATATTTTACCAGGTAAAATTGCAAATTTATCCTTAGATAAGGAATATAAAGGTACAGTTACTGGTACTGCAAAGTTTGGTATTTTTATTGAATTTGATGAAATTTTTACTGGACTGATCCATGTTTCTAAAATGATTAAAGAAACCAAAGAACTTTTTAAGAACAGGGAAATTAAAGCAGGAGATGAAATGTATTTCTGGATCAAAGAAATCACTGATACTAACAAGATTATTTTGTCTGAAGAAAATCCTATGCTTAAAAAGATTGCGTTTGATCAATTCAAAGAAAGTAGTGTAGGAATGATTAAAGAAGGTAAAGTTATCTCAAACAAACCCTTTGGGACATTAGTCAAAATGGAAAAAGATATCATAGGATTAATTTCTAAAAAGGAATTAAAAACAAAAAATATTTTTCCTGAAGTAGGTGGAACTATTATGGTGACTGTGGATGATATCAAGAAAAATAAAATTTATCTTTCATTACCTAATGAAGCCTAAACATTATACACAGAATGAAATTTTAGAAGGTTCTAGAATAGGAATCGAGTTTGAGTTTTATACCAAAATTTCACCAAATAAAGTAGGAAAAATGCTTTCTGAAAAATTAGGTAAAAACGTGGTAGTACCAAAATCTATTACCGAACTTGAGAAAAAAGAAGTTTTAGTTTATCATTCTGAAGTAAATGTGACCGATAAAGTTTTTAAATTAGAAGCAGATTATTCAGGTGGGTTCGACATGTTTGAATTAATCACAGGACCCCTTGATTACTCTGAAGCTCGCAAAACTATCATTAGTGTTTTAGATTGGATAAGTTTGTATGGATATACAAATGATCGTTGTTCTATACATCTAAATGTTTCTTTTGGGCCCAAATTAAAATCAACAATTGAAGTCACAGATCTAAACGTACTTAAGTTTATTCTTAACTTTGACGAAAAAAGGGTATATGAATATTTTCCAGAACGTGAAAATTCTGTGTATGCAAAAAGTATCAAAAAGGATTTAGAACATACGATTTTTTTCCAGAATTATATACCAGTAGATTTTAATTTACAGGATTTGGTAAAAGTTCCTAATGAAAAATACTATGGAATAAACTTTCTCAAGAAAAATGATAATTATATAGAATTTAGATATTTAGGTGGAAAAAATTATGAAAACAGAACTCCCAAGATATTAGAGATGATGGACTTCTTTATACAGAGTTTATTCTATAATATTAATCATCCTGAATATACCCAAGAAGAAGAAAACAAACTGAAAAACTTATTTAAGATTTTCCAGAAAAATTTACGAAGTATTAACGCATATCATAATTTTAAAAAGGATTATAAAGATGTAAATATAAGTATTGATCTAAAAAGAGATGATCAAGTAATTGTCACTTATTGGGAACATATTAAATACCGCGTTTTTGATTTAGTCGCAAGATGTGGAGTTAAAAAAGGTCAAATCAATTATGATACCGAAGTGGGTAAATTGCAAATCTTTGAGTGTGATATGACTTATGCATCAATTACTGATTTAGACGTTATTAAATGTAAGATATCAAATTCGAATGTGACTAGGTGTGAATTGTTTTATAATAAAATAGACAACTCGATAATTCATAATGCGAATGCTGTTAGAGAAAATGAGTTTGAAGATTGTAAAATTAAAGACACTAATCTTTATGCGACAAATATATGTAAAGATTGTGTAATCGAAAATGAGATACATACTATTAATGGTCAGTTCATTAATGGCATAATTAGAAAAGGAACTGTGGGTTCGTTAGCTAAATTAGATGGTACTATTCAAGTCGAAGAACAAATCGCAAAAAATACCAAGCCAGATAAAAAAATTATCAAGGACTGGAAGTGGTTAAAAAGTATACAAAAAACATGAATAAATTAAAAACTTTCCAAGAATTTATCAATGAATCTGAAGTCAATGAAAAGATGGCTTTGATTGATTATAATAATTATGCGCAAATAATTCTTGACGCATTTAATGCAGCACCTAAATTTGATAGGTCCGCGACTAAACATTGGGATTCACTCTTAGATTCTTCAAGGGACTGGTATAAACGCATGATGTCAGATATTGAAATCGAAATGGTTGATAAAGAAGTTTATAACAGTGTACCTGAAATGATTAAGCGAGTTAAAGCGGAAAAGAAAATTTATGTGACTCGGGAATATAGAGATCATCCATATTGGAATGACGAAGAATATCGTATGTTTAGAGCTGTACATGATTATATAGTTCATGTTTTAGGAAAATCCAATTTCGATTTAAGAGGTGAAATGAAAGCAACAAATTTACATATGAAACTTATTCCTGAACTTGCAAAACCCGCGTTATTTATGGAAATACCTTGTAATGTAGCAAATATAATTATTACTGGTAAAGCTCCTGACCAAATTAAAATAGCTGCATTAAATCAATTTGATTTCGAAAATATTGGTAACGTAGAAGGTTATGAGGTTGTCAATAAAAAATTAGTAAAAACAACAAATGAAAATATTGACGAGTCAAAATCTAATATAATAGGACAAACTAAATCCAGTAAAGAAATTTATTTAAACCCATCATTAAGTGATGTGGATGATTATACCAAGGAAGACCATAAAGAAGCAGCTGCTTTACATCATACATTATATACTGAAGCACCCAAAAATATGAGAAATCATAAAAAATATCAGAATCATAAAAGACAAGCCAAGTTCCACTCTGATTGGTCCAGCGGAAAGAGCGATAAGTCGACAAGTTATGGAAGTGTAAAAAACTTCACACCTACAAAAAGAACAATATAAATACAATGAAAAATTTAAAAACATTTGACGAGTTTGTCAACGAAAAGAAGAAAGATACATACGCAGAAGAACTTACTAAACTTGAAGGAAGACTTTTTGATTTAGGAAGCAACAAACTACATAATCCAACTACTGAAGCAGGTAAGCGGAAATTAAAAGCCCAACTTGAGAAAAGAATAAAAAAAGTTAAAGAAAAGCTTAGCGAAGGTATCATCAACGAAGGATCATACGAGGATTTTATTTCTACTTATGGTAAAGAAGTCAAAAGTCTCATAAAAACAATTGAGAAGATTGGTAAACAATGGGAGAAGGGTGAAATTTTAGACGACTCAGTACAAGCAGCGTTTGTGAAGATTGATAAGATTTATGACCCAGAAGTCGGTCGTTTGATAGACAGTATTTTGGGTGGCCGAAGTATTGTACAGGACGTTGGTCAAACTGCAATAGATATACTAAACAAATATGGTACCGAGCCGATGCAAGTTGTGAATGCAATGAGCGAATTCACATACAATAAATTCAAATAGGTAAATGAATCTGGTGTGCAGTGGGATGCTAATAAGAAAAAATAAATAAAAGGTAATGACGCGTAATGAATTCATACTACAAGTAAAGGATGAGATCAAAGGATCTTGTGCATTGCCGTATAGTATACCTGATAAAGAAATCAACAGGATCATTAATCAATCCAAGAAATGGTTTTTCCGAAACTATAATGAATCAGTCGAATCACAATATTATGTGGTTCCTCGTGATCAATTTAAATTACCTGAGTTTAAAAATGGTAGAACTATTCAATTACCTAAATGCGTAGTGGCTGTTACTGAGCTTAAAGAAATTTCAGGTGGAGGAAGATTTTTTGGAAATGACCTAGATTTTACTGATGATAAATATTTTGCATCAGAAATTTTTCTATCTCCGTTCCAATCAGACGATTTAGTTATGCGGACTGCTCAATATGCTTATTGGGATTTATCTAAGGCGTTTTTTCTAGAAGTTATTGCACATGATTTTAATGAAAATACTGGCAAATTAAAGATTAAAGGAAGAACTCCTAAGAAAGATGTATTTATTGATACATATATTCAAATACCTGAGGAGGATTTATTTGAAGATTGGTATTTTATTAGATTTGTGACTGCGACAGTCAAAAAAGCATTAGGCAGAATTCTCGGTTTTTTTGAATATAATTTACCGGGTGGAGTGACTATTAATGTCGCCGATATTAAATCCGAGGGTGAGGATGAACTAAGAGATCTTAAAGAAGATATTGATAATCAGAATTCACCTGACTGGTTCTTCATGTTCCACTAAAATAAAAAAGTTATGAAAACATTTAAAGAATTTATTAACGAGGGTTATGAAGATCTGCGAGATGAAGTTGCCCAGGCTGAATTTGGAATGGATTATGATCAATTAGGACCAGGAGAAAAAGAATGGGTGCGTGATGAATTAAACGAAAATGAGATTGAAGGAGGACTTTCTGACGGAAAGTCTATCGAGGACATTGCTGATAAACATGGAGTTTCACAAAAAGTTATCCAGGATCAATTAAAAAAGGGAATAAAGGTTGAAATGGAACATACAAATAGTAAAAACCAAGCCGAGGAAATTGCATTAGATCATTTGGTAGAAATGCCTGATTATTACGATAAGTTAGAAAAAATAGAAAAATAATCGTGGATTATTGTATAAGCTATAAAATATTGTATGAAAGTAGAGCTACACACATAGATATTAACAAATTACCAAAAAAGGAATTTGATTATCTTATGAGATATTTACAATCTCCAACTCACATGGGAAAATTTGATGATGCCAAATATTATAGTTTGCGCACAGGTATTGATGTAGCTGATTTACTTATTATGAAAATAGCACATGGAGACAAAAAATCTGTAGATTCGTTTAGAAAATATCATACTGTATGAATAAGTTATTAAAATTCAAAGAATTTTCCCAGGATCCTAAAATACAAATATTGATGCGAGGGACTATTGGTCTAACATCAAAGGCAGATGAATTAGTTACAAAACTAATGAAAGAACTTTATGATGATTGGATTCATTTAGTTTTAATCAAAAAATATCAGGATTATAATCGAGCAGAAAGAATACCAGATAATCGCAGATGGAATGATATAAACTATTCATTACCTATATTGAATATGACTTCTAGACCACATGTACTCTTAGAAAACCCACGGGCAAAAATCTATAATAAAATACATGATTATCCAGTATCTGCAGATAAAGTCATGTTTTCAAAAATTTTTAGTGGCTCTAAATTTTTACCCAAAACAGTTTTTCAAGAAAGAGAAATTAACCAATTAGAATTTCCAATTATTGCTAAGCCTAAAGCAGGTTTTTCGGCTCAAGGAATTGAATTGTTTAAAACAAAGGAAGAAGCTTTAGAATCTATGACAGAATTTGATCTATGGTCAGAAGCTAAAAATATTAAGACAGAGTTTAGATTGTTTATTATGAATGGTGAAATAATTCATTTAGCCGAAAGAATAAAAAATTCTAAAAATGATAAATCTGTAGGATCAAAGGATAAAGACGAAAAAATTGATCTTGTTTATATTGACCAAGATTGGAAAACATTTCCAGAAAATTTAAAGTCAAAATTACTTATTCTACATGAAGAAGTAAAACAAAAGGTTAATTTAGATTTTTATGATATTGATTTAATCTTAGATACTGAGGAAGAGTTTTGGGTACCTGAAATAAACGGTGCGCCAGGCATTGGACCTTCTATGTTTTCTGCTATTTATACAGCATGGATAGAAATGACTCTTAATAGACCACCTAAAGAATCAACAATACAAAGATTAAATCAAATCAGAGATATTCATCGGGAGTTTATGAAAAATACTTACAAAAAGGAATATCAGGTATCGATTAATCCTGTGAAATAGGATATTGGTTTAAAGTAAGATATATATTCTAATAACTAATGCCTATACAAGAAATATATATAAGACAACCTGAAGATCCTAAATTTAATGCTACAACGTTAGATTTTTCAGATGAATATGAGATTATCATATCTAAAATATTCATGATATTAAATACTCGTAAAGGTGAAGTTTTGGGTGATTATAATTTTGGTGTAAGTTTGGAAGATCTTCTTTTCACATTTGAAATTAACGATACTGAAATAGAAACTAAAGTGCTAAATCAGATTCGTACATATATTCCTGAATCAATTAAATTTGATATTAAACTAAGTGTAAAAAGATATAGAGGAGAAGTAAGAGATATTATCCTTCTAGATTTTATAATTGATGGCCGCCAATCATTTGGTGTGTTAGTAAAATAAGTTTGAGAATGAACGAGATTTTTAGTACAACAAGATTAAAGTTTGCGGAAATGTACCAAGACAGTGTAACATTTCTAGAAAAAACTTATGGTACTGTTGGTAATTATTTTACTAATGCTAGTCCTTTTGGGCAATTACTTCGTGTATCGTTGAATTTAGCTCGATTGATTTTTTATTATATTGAGGATTCAATTACCGAGTTAAACATTTTCACAGCAACCCGAAATAATTCAGTTAGAGGATTAGCACAGTTGGTGGGTCATAATGTCACTCGTCCTATTGCCGCTTCAGGAGATCTCAAGTTCACATATAATGGAAAGCCTGTCAATATGTATGGAAATTCTGTCATCTTACCTAATCATACAGAATTAAAAAATGGAGTCAACGGACTAAAATATACTATGTTTCTTTCAGGTGATTCTGTATCGCTAGAATTAAATGCTCGTAATTCTATTGATGTAAGAGTTCAACAAGGTTCCATGGAAGTTCAAGTATTTACAGGTACCGGAGAAAAACTTCAATCTTTTAATGCTGCTACTCGTGGTGGTAAAAATATTGACCATCATGAAGTAACTGTTTTTGTCAACAATCAAAAATTCAAAATCTATAAATCGTTATTCGATATTCCTAAAGATGCAAATGGATGTTTGGTAAGAACTTCACAAGGTGAAGGTATAGATATTTTCTTTGGAAATTCATATAATGGAGCAATTCCAGCAACAGGATCTGAAATCAGAATCGAATATTTAACTACTCAAGGTCAAGAAGGTAATATCAATACTACCGATACTGATATGCAATGGGAGTTTATTGATAGTGGATTTGATTTAAGTGGTGAAGAAGTAGATTTAAATGACATTATAAATGTTTCCATATCCAAACTTATTTCGTTTGGTTCTAGTTTTGAACCTATTTTCTTAACAAGAATTATTGCTCCTAGGACTTCGCGATCATATGTCTTAGCTAACCCTGATAATTACATTGTTTTTCTAGAAAAATTTAATTATTTCAGTATTATTGATGCATTTAATACTTTTGATGATGAGTATTTAGATGATGATAACGTCATTTATCTTTTCCTAATACCCGATGTCAATAAAAGAATTTCGGGTAATGATAATTATTTTACCATAGACAAATCATATTTTACTTTAACTAAAGACGAAAAAGATAAGATCTATATTCTGATAGAAGAATCTGGTCAAAAAATGGTTACAGCAGTCAATACAATAATTGATCCAATCATCAAAAAATATATTTTGAATATCTCATTAGTAGTTTTTGAAGGCTTTAGTCGAAGTTTTATCAAACAGCAAATTATTTCTAAAATGTCAGAATACTTTATTTCGTTCAGAAGAAGAGATCGAGTACCAAAATCTGATTTAATTCGAATAATCGAAAATATCGAAGGTGTTGATTCTGTTAATTTATGGTTCACATCTCAAGAAAATGAGGCAAATAAAAAATCTAATCCTGATGCAGAAGCTGTAGGTTTAGATGAATTTGGTGATATCATTATCGGTAGAGGTGAATTACCACTTATACGAGGTGGTTGGGAAGACAGAAACGAAGTGGTTTACGAAGATTCCACAAATGACGAAAAGCCCAGCTCAATCAATATTTCTGTTAAAAAGGTTATTCCCAAAAATTATAATTCTGAAGTACACAGAATTAATGTTGATAAAATCAGATGAGAATTAAGAAAACATATTTAGTTAGAAAAAGTTTGTTTAGACATATTCAGCACCGAAATGATTTAGGGCATCAGTTAGGTTTTGATTATGAAGATAAACTACTTGAGAATTCGATCAGTAGTTATTTTTTCGGTGAAGAAAAAAGAGTTTCGATAATTAAAAATATTGAAGAACTTTACGTCTTTATGGTCGATGGTGTTAAAAATATTAAAAAGACTTTTCATATTGCAATAGAGAAAAATTCCAGAAACATAAACTAATGATATTTTTACAAAATTGGAAATTCTTTTCGAAAAAAGGTAATCAATTAAATCTTTCGAGAAAACAAAAGATCAGCATTAGTATTGCTGATTCTAGTGGAAATGGTGTCGAAATTCAACCTATTACATCACCTAGTGGTGATTTAGTTTTTTTGGAAATAATCAATGGTGGGCTAGGTTATTCAACACCAGAAATAACTTTACTTGACGAATTAACACAAGAATCTCATGTCATTCCTGCAGGTGATATTATTATAGATGGTGACGGGATAATTACAGCTATAAATTTAGGTACACCTAATACTAATTGGTCATATCCGGCTTTTTCTCTAGAAGGAAGCATTTTTATAGATGAAAAAATTCCCACTAATTTAATTGAAACAGAACATATTTTTATTCTGGAAGAAGTACAAGATCTTATAGTTTCTACACAAAGAAATTATGTATTTCCAAGATATTGTAATGACTTGGTAGCCCCATGTACTTCAAACCAACCCAAAATAGAATTTTCTTGGACTACAAAAGAAACAGATGAAGCTGATAAAGATGCATTTTTTATCTTTGATGTAGACACAACAAGCGAACTTACTCCATATATTGAAAAAATCGATACATTGGCAGCAGATTTACTTGATGGATCAGTTAATGATTACAATTTAACTTCAACAAGATTAATCAGAATATTGGGGGAAGAAAATCCGCGAGTAATCAAATCAAATATCGGATTTTCTTATGAAGAAGAAGGAGTATTTGAAAGAACTCTAGAAATATACGATGCTAGTCAAGAGACAAAGTATTTAATTGCAGAAATTAAAATACATGCTGAGACTGAATCAGAAGATCCAAGATTTAAAACTATTTTAGATAATCTTGGGCAAAAAATTAATGCTGATGAAGAATTTATCTTTAGAGATTCTGATGTTAGTGAATCTTTACCAAATGTTAAGCTTCTAAATGAAAAACGTAAAGAGTTCATATTAGAACATGCAAACATTATTTCATATATTGGATCATACAAAGGTATTTTTAATGCTTTAAACTGGTTAGGTTATAACGATCTCAAGTTACAAGAATACTGGGTGAATGTTAATGATCAAACTATAAATTATCTCAAGTATAAACCTGTTGATATTCCTTTTGACCTTGCAAGAAAAGGTGAAGATATAGTTTCATCTCAATTATTACCATCAAACAAATATAAGAAAACAAATTTATTTTCATTATCATATGATATTAATCGTGAAAGTGGTGAAATTGATGAGTTTGGTATTCCGATTACTGAGGATGCCTTTGAATTTACAGATGAGGAAGTTCTAATTAAACTTTTTGCTCTAAAAAAATATTTGAAGGATAAATTTCTGCCGTTAAATGCTAGAATCATTGATATTAATGGTCAGGGAGTTTATTTTGAAAGATATGCGATAAGTTCTTGGACAGATGGTACACAAATTTTGGATATAAGTTTAACTAGAGAAGCTGATTTTACTTGTCTACCCAAAGAATCTACAATTATTGATTTAAGATCTTTAGAAGAATATGATTATTTTCAACCTGCACAAATTACACCAGTATTAACACCCACAGGTCAAATAGGATCTTTATCATTAGTTGATCCAGGATTTGGTTATGTAGGAACTGTTACTGTCAAAATTACTGGTGGAGCGCCAAGTGTACCTGCGACTGCATCTGTTGTGTTAAATTCTTTAGGTGGAGTTGATAGTGTAAGTATTATTAATCCAGGATCTGGATATATTTATCGTCCAGAGATCAAAATTATTCCAGAAGCGACAAATCCAGATAAAGACTCTACAATTATACAAGAAATTAAATCCAGATTGTTAGGATTTTTTGATGGAATCAATGATCTTAGTGTTCTACCAGATAAAGCAAATACTCCAGTTGGTGCTCCAGTATTTTTAGACGTTACTACATTTAACGATGTCATTTGGGATGACATCACACAACCATGGAATTCATTTTATTATAATTATCGCCAGGCAGAAATTAATTTATTTGTAGATGGTAGTGGTACAATTTCAGGATTTGAGATCATCGATGAAGGTGAAGGATATGTTTCCGCTCCAACTGTAACTTTACAAGGTGGAAGTCCAACTGTTCCAGGAGCAATTACACTTACAATTACTGCAGGAAGTGTGACTAACGTTACAATCAATACTCCAGGTAGTGGATATGTTGCAGAACCTATTGTATCTTTATCGGGTGGTGTCCCAGTTTCTGCATTAAATACTTGGGATAGTATTGGTTTCGGAGATTTTTATGAAATAGAATGGATCATTAGAGGTCAAAATCCGCTAGTTTACGAATATCGCAGAAGAGGTAGAGTAGATGATTTGGCTAAACACATGGTCATATTACCAAATACTGGTGTATATGATATTGAACTAATTTTATATGACACTGACAATAATTGGACTAACGAAATTAAGAAAGGCTGTGTAACTGTTAAACAACCGGAAATTACATTTGTAAATTTCTCAAGATTTTTACAAGGATGGCAAACATGGAATGACTTAGACAAAATAACGTGGGATGAAGCTACATTTGAATGGTTAACTCCAGTTAGACATAAGACAACTTGGGATGACCTTGATTTAACTTGGAATGAGTTAGAGATGGCGTATTATACACAAAACGAATTTAATAAGTTCACGCCGTTATTAACACAAGATATTCTAAGAGTTTCCGAATATGACAGATATTTAGGTCAGATAACCGAAGTTGATATTTCTATTAATGAAATCACAGTAGTCAATGCGCCTGTTAGACCACCAAACACACCTGGTGATTATATTTATTTGCGCCAAGATGAAACGATTATTAGAAAACAAATAGTTTCAATTGATCATAAACATTTTATTGATTCAGTAGAGGTTGATACACCAGGATCATATACAATTAACATTAATTTTGGTACAGGAGTTATCAATAATGCTAGACCTATTGCTGTTATTGATCCACCCATAGGAATTGGTGAAACCGCGACTGCTAAGATTAGAATCGATGGTACTATGTCTCAACCTACATACGAGGATGCAGGACAAGGTTATCTAGTAGCTATAAATTCGGCAGGTATCGAGGTTCCACTTGTACCACTTGCAGGATCTGGTGGTGGAACAAATAAATTAAATATTGAATTTGCTGATCCCGAATTGAATATTGGAGTTCCTGCTGTAGGAATAGGAAATTTTGATGATACCACAGGAAGTTTTATTTCATGGGATTCATTTACTTCAGCAAGTGGATATACTATGCCACCTAATGCGTTTGTTATTACAGATGATAATGGAAATAAGGTTATTAATTCTTCGTATATAACGCCACAAAATTTAACATTTGAAGTTGAAATTGTAGGACCGATAGAAGATTGTATCGTTACTAATCAAGGATCAGGCTATACAACTATACCAACAATTACTATCACACCAGGTGGTGGTTCAGGAGTTTTATTTGCGAAATTATCAAGTATTAGTGATGAAAGTGTAATTGTTCTGAATAGTCTTCCGATAGGTTTTAATACTACATGGGAAATACTTAGAGAAATTGGGCAGACTATTTTAGTAGAAGACGATTTGGTCTTTACAGAAAATAATCTTCAGGGAATCAAAATTGGTGATTGGTTATCGATTGAAGGTAAAGACGATATTGACAAGATAGAAAAAATAGAAATAGTAGAATCAGTTTTTAATTCACAAGATCTTTTAGCCGGTATATCTTTAGCTGGTGATTATACTGGACAATTTATAACTGGAGAAAAGGGTAAGGTTTATAAATTTAGAAGTATTGAATTTGGTACTGGTTTAGGATCAGACGAATTTAGTGTTGATACATTAACTGATATTATCACAATTAACGCACCCACATTTGATCCATTTGAAGAAATTGTTGCAGGATATCATATGATAACTTTGAATAATATAGATTCTTCTGATCCATTAAATCCTACAATTTTTTCACAAAGATTTTTAGTTGAAAATATTATTGAAAATGGATCCGATACTGATTTAAAATTAATCGCGATTGATGGAGATTTGTCATTATTCAATAATGATGCATTATCTACACTTGAATATAAATACTGGGAATTTCCAACAAAGGTAGTATCATTTTCATATGATTCTGTTAATACTGATGTTGTATTGAATTTTAATGATTGGCCAGAAAATAAAAACTTTGATGATACAAGTACTTGGTTTTTTGATTATGGAACAGCATCAGGGTTATATAATGCAAAGGTAATTGATATAGGTAACGAAGGTACAAATACAATTGTAACTGTTGATGATCCTAATTCGTATTTATGGGAAGTGAGCACATCATTTGGATTAAGATGGCGAGTATTTAATGAAAAAGAAGCAAATCTAAGATCATCATTTAAAAACTTTACATGGGATTCATTTGACAATATTACGTGGGATGATATGGCTTTTACTACTTGGGATATGTTAGAGTATAACCAATACAATTATTGTGGGTTTAGAATTAATGTCGTTACTGTCTCAGGACAAATACAATGGAATGAAGAAAGTATTTTTGAGTTTACTGGAATTACCGGAGGTATGACAACTACTCAAAAAATAAACCAAGCTGTATTAGAATTAAATGAGACAGATAATTGTGGATTAACAAGATTTGATTATATTGCTATGCCAGATGCAATAACACCAACATACATTCAGGCTGTTGCTACTACACCTGGTTCAGAAAATCTAGGATACATTAGATTTTTTAACGGTACTGAGGGTGAATATACTGCTGATCCTACAATATCACATACATTCCCAATTAATAACGCTAATAACCCAGATTGGTTATCAGGTTCGTTTGGACCAGACAATAATCCTGCAAACTGGGATGTTGCGTACAGAACATATCGAGAATATGGAGTCGATCCAAATGCTGACATTGGATGGTACCCTGCTGATTCTTTACCTAATCTTTATTCATCAACACAAGATTTATGGAAATCAGAAAGAATCCCTTATAAAAATGCAATTGACGGAGTTTTTACATGGTCTGATTTGATGTGTTCGCCGCGAAATTCTATGATACCATTATATGCTACAGTATTTTTTAGCGCGAGTGGTTGCAATATAGCAGGTAAATCTGGATATTTATGGAGAATAATTGATCAAGATGGCAATATTTTAATTGAAACAATATCCCCGAATTTAATATGGACTTTTAATAATGAAGGTAAATATGATATTGAATTAAGTATTACAGATACTAATGGAAATGTCAAAACTAGAAGACGTAAAGAGTTTATGGAAATTGTCGGCGTAACAGCCTTGGAATATGAGTAATGAAAATTTTCCTAGAATCGAGGACGCGAATTCCGGTAATTCAATTCTAAAAATATCGGCTAATTCAGAAATAAATACCACAGTATTACTTAACAGAAATACGGTATTAAATTCTATCGAGGAATTAATCAACAATAAAATTCTTTTTAGATTAAATGGTTCATTTTTAGATGATTCCGAATACGGTAATCTTATTACGATTTCTAATTTACTTAGAGTCTATTCCGAAACACAAGATGAATCTTGGGTGGACATTACTATCACTGATGTATATTATGATATAGCATATCCTGGAGAGACTATCATTGAGGGAATAATTATAGATGGTTTATTTTCTTCGATCAGTGTGGGTGACGAAGTTCAATGGGGATTCTGGAAACAAAAGACTCCAGATAAAGATCAATTATTATCTACTCGGGTAACTAATATTACTGACACAAGTGCACAAATATCAATTATCAATCTTTTAAAAAGTGATAACAATCTTTTTTATCAAGTAAAACATAGACTTCAAGAAGATACTTCGTGGGAATATTCAATTTTAGGTAATTGGATATTCGAGTTCAAAGTTATCATAGAGGCTACAAATTTACCCAAGCCTAATAGGACATTTTCAGGTAAAAATGTTTTATGGGCACAAACACCAGAACCTGATATTGAAGATGGTGTTCGAGCGAGTGCATGGGTAGAAATCATCAATGGTAATTTTGGTGAAATCTTTTTTCTGCAGGATGGTGGTGGATATCGTCAAGAACCCAAAATTGAATTTTATTACACAGACCCAGAACCACTAAAAATTATTAATCCACATTATCGTAAACCTTTTTGGTCAACTAACGAGATTATCATAGAAGAGGATTCACATGGTTTTATTGACGGAGATGAAATACAATTTGATGGTGATATCATCAAAGGATTGTTCGAAATTTTTGATTCGACTGTCAATACATTCAAAATTACAAGTCCTTCTTTTATTATGTTAGAAGATGATAATTTACTGAAACAGGAAGAAGGTCAAATCAATCTTAAAAATCTTGTGAGTGTTTCTAAGCCAGGTGAGTTAAAACCAGTTATTTCTAAAGATAAATATAATATAAAACTATTAAGTACAAATAGAGTTTATGAATATGCTGTCATACCATATTTCTCTAATGACTTAAAAAGTTTTGGTGAATATACTAAATCAGAGGAATTTACTACAAGATGATTATGATAAAATGGGAAAGTCACTTAAAAAAATCCTTCAGTATAGAGAGGAGGAAGAAGAATTATTAACAATAAATAATTGGAGCAAATTGGAAGAATATAAAGCAAAAAAGGAAATATTTTCAAAAATATCAATACAACTAAAATGTGAAACGCCAGGTCAAAAAAAGTTAGTAAATGCATTTAAACATAAAGAGGTAACATTTGCTTCTGGACAGGCAGGGACTGGAAAAACATATTTAGCTTGTGCAACTGCACTAAAATTACTTAAAGGTGATGCAAAATATGAAAAAATAATCATTGCAAAATCTGTTACTCCGATTCCAGGTGAAGAACTTGGATATCTAAAGGGTACAGTCGAAGAAAAAATGGATCCGTATATGTGGTCTTTTTGGACAAATTTTGAAAAAATCATTGGTAAAATAGAATGTCATAAACTCAGAAATGCAGGATTAATTGAAGTCTGGCCTCTGGCATTTATTCGTGGTTCAAATATTGATAATTCAATTACTATAGTAGATGAAGCACAAAACATTTCTAAAAGTAGTATGAAAACTATTTTGACAAGAATAGGAAAGGATTCGAAAATGATTTTTCTGGGAGATTCTGATCAAGTAGATTTGAAAAAGAAAAGTGATTCATGCCTAGCATTTTATATGAAGGAATTTAAAGATTTTGAAGAATTTGGAATGGTTGAATTGACTGATAAGGATCAAGTAAGAAATCCATTAATTGGAAGATATCTTGCAAAATTAGAAGAAATAGAAAATAAAAGATAAATATGAAAAATTTAAAATCATTCAAAGAAAAAGAACGCCAAGAAAAAGTCGCATTTATATGGAAATCAAAGAATTTACATTTTACACATCAAGGTAAATCACCAGCGTTAAAGAGTCTCAAAGCTTTTGCAGCAGAATTTAATGAGTATATCAAAATTTCCCATCCTAATCTTAATAGCCCTCGACTTCTACATGCTATGAATTTCAAACCAGCAGGATCAATAACTTTGAATATTGGTAAAGGTATTCAAAAAAATGTTATTGCTCTGAAATATGGTACGCGGAATAATCCAGTTGAACCTAATAGTCCTGATAGTGTAATAGAAAGATTAATCGATTTTTATCCGTTGTTTCTTGATAAAAAGTTATTGTTGAATTAAAATATGAAAATTAAGAAGTTTTCTGAGTTTTTATTTGAAAAAGAAAATGTCAAGGAATTGAGATTATGCTTTGTTGGAGATATTATGCAACATGATAAAGTCGTGACTGACGATTCATTCGAAAACGTGAGGTCACTTCTAAAATCTGCTGATATCTGTGTGGGAAATTTAGAAACTATAATTACTGGTGAAAACAATAATGAAATAATTGATGGGCAAATTAAATTTAGTGCTGATGAAAGTCTTATCAAAGTTTTAAAAAATGTTGGCTTCACACATTTATCTCTCATTAACAATCATTCACTTGACTATGGAATCGCAGGATTTCAAAAATCACAGACTGCGGTTGCTAAAGAAATAAAAATACTTAGTAAAGAAACAGAAATTTCCAAGAATGATCATAAGATCAATCTAGTTAACTTTACTACACATGTTAATAATAATATTAATAATGAATTTTCGGATCATCTAATGACACCTGACGGTTATTCTAGTAAAGCTAAGAGCATTAATATAGGATATATCCATTGGGGAGGGCAATATAACCCTAAACCCGATTCTGAACAAAAATCTCTAGCATCTAATCTAATTAATAATGGATATCCTATTGTTATTGGTTCAGGCCCACACGTTAATCATAAAGTTGTTCGAGATGGTGAATCGATTATTGCGTATTCTTTAGGAGATTTTATAAGTAAACACAATGATGATAGAGCTAAAGATCAAGGAAAGATTTTGATTATAGATTTTAAAAATGATATCATTGATAATGTTATGGTTTATACGACACAGACCGATAAGAATAACGTTATCCAAATTAAAAAAAGAGAAATAATTTAGAGTATTAGAAAGAGATATATAACATAAATTAAAACCCAGTATGAAAAGAAACATATTATCATTTAGCGAATTTTTGCTCGAGTCTGTCGCAATACCCCAAGATGTTACAAAGTCAATAGCAGAATTTCATAAATTACAATCAGAAATAACTCGAGTTACTGCAGAACTTGAATTTCTAAAAGATGAATTTAAAGAGTTCGACGAGATGGTCGATCCTGTACTCACAGGATTAAAGGAGACTAACAAAAAAATTGCGATTACTGAGGGTTATGCAATTAAAATTTCTCGTTTTGGTTATGAACGCACAAATAAATCTTATGCTAAAGCTTTTAAAATGGCTTTATCGAAAGTTAATAAGTCAACTCAAAAAATTCTAAGTGAGGCATTGGAAGCTTCTGCAACTACGTCAAAGATAAAATCCTCATATTCGATTGATAAATTATCAGAAGGTGAAATTAACGAGGCAGGAATTTGGGCTAAGATTGGAAAGGCGATTAAAGGTGTAGTCGGAAAATTTCTAAATATTTTTAAAAGAGAAATCAAAACTATTGATCAATCAAATAATGAACTTGAAAAACTTGCAAGTCAATTAAGCGAATCTATTGATGAAAAAAAATCCGAAATTGAATCTATCAATGAAGCCATGAAAGATATTTCTAGACTAGAAAGTATTAAAAAGAAATCTGGTGGAAATCCTAATAAAGCTGCTATGTATGCTCGAAATATGGCCAAGTCTATTAAAGATAAACATAAAGCTTATGCCCGAGGAAAGGCGGCAATCGAAGTTTTTGGTGACGAGGGCGGAGAATTGGCAAGAATCTTTTTTGATAAAGCTAAAACTTTAGGTTATGATATTGCTAAATCAGAATATCAAGATTTGAAGGTTATTGAAAAACCGATGCCAAGAACTTTGAAAAAAGGAAAGGATTTAACAGAAGCTAAAAAGCACGATGGTAGAGAAGGATCTTCATGGGGTCATGGTCGTGATGGTGATCCAATTTTACCTATAGGTTCTGTTAATTTTATCAGTGGAAAAAATAAATATTTTAATGTTTATGAAACCTGGCCAGACAGTGTTTTGGAAATTTGGAAGACTAGAGATGGTAAATATCGAGCAGTCTGTACAGCGGGTAAAGGACCTATTTATAAAATAGGCACAAGTAATTCGTTTATTCATGATCAAAACAGTAGATATTTATTTGGTGGTGAAATGGTTGATTGGGTAGAAGTTGAAGGTATGATGAATCTTGTAGATCTTTATGGTAAATCAATGCCCACATACACATATAAATAAAAACTAAAACTATACTAAATTTCAAAGAACATTTAAACGAATCTAAAAGCGATTTCGTGGTTTATCATAATCAGTATTCAACAGCAATTAATGAGGGTGAAAAATATGCGAAAGCTAGAGGTTATGAATTAGATCAACAGGAATATTCAAATGCGTATTTAGACGCATTCTTTAAACCTGAAGAAGGTAAGACTAAAAAGGATAGTTTTAAGCTTTTTAAAAATGATAAAGAACAAAGAAAACAACTACATGTTCAAATATACAATCGCGGTATGAAAAAGTTTGAACTAAATATGTACATAAACAATAAAAAACTAATGAAAAGAAATCTTAAATTATTTGAAGAATTTATAAATGAATCTTTTTGGTCTTTATCTAAATTAGGTGATAAATTCGATCAATTATTATCAAAAGAACTTAAAAAAATTAAAGGCTGCATATTTTATGTGAAAGGAAGAGATTTATATTGTAATGATGAATTACTTTTTAAAATAAATGGTGATAAAGATTCTGTAGAAAGTATTGTCAAAAAAGTTAGATTAAAGTTGAACGAATCTTTAATTAATGAAAAAGAATCTTATGAAAGAGGTTGTGCCATGCTATACTTTGAAAGTAATTGCACCAAAGAGGTTCGTGAGATGATTAAAGAAGAGGATTTATATGTTGAGGAAGGCGATGTTTCTTTTGGTAAAGAAACAGAACCTCATTGTACTTTACTTTATGGGTTTGATAAAAAGGTAGAAGCAAATGAAGCATTGAAAATTTGTGAGAATTTTACATTTGAAGCATGTGAAGCACATAACATTTCTTTATTTGAATCTAAAAAATATGATGTTTTGAAATATGATATCAAAGGTAAAAATATTAAGGAATGTAATGAAGCCCTTTCTGATTTACCCTTTGAATCTGATTTTCCTGATTTTCACCCTCATATGACTGTTGCATATCTTCAACCAGGTAAAGGAAAGGAATATACTAAAATGATTAAAGAGTCTCATGCAAGATTGCAAGTGAATCCAGAAAAAATTGTTTATTCTCATCCTAATGGTAAGAAAGAAGAAATCCAAGTTTTAACGGAAGTTAAAGAAAATGAAAAAGATAATCCTTGCTGGGATGGTTATGAAATGATCGGTATGAAAACTAAAAATGGTAAAAAAGTTCCTAATTGCGTACCTATAGATGAATCAATTACCGAAAGTCGTGGGCCTAATAGTTTTGAACACTATTTTAAAAACGCCAAGAAAAAACTATCTAGATCCGGTTTCAAGATAAAAGAAGTTAAAGATACTTATATTAAAGATCATACTGCTATTGTTATTATTTATACTGAGTCTGGTCCAGGTGGTGGAGATAATGAATGGATACAAATATTTTATAATACTGAGGAAGAAAGAAAGAAGATTTATAAAGAGTTTGATATCGATGAATCTGTAAGCGAAGGGAAAAAGGATGATAAAAAAGGCTGGTATAAGGATAAGAAAAAATGGAATCAGGCAAGAAAAAAACTAACTAATGTAGCCGATGACAATGAAATCTGGAGCAAAAATGCGGATGCAGATATTATTGCCTTTTGGTATGACGAAAAAGACGAAGGTTGGGTACAAAAATAAAAAGAATATGAAAACATTTAAAGAATTCTTAAACGTTTGAGTAAAGCTGGGGCTATCAAAATATCGTGAAGTATATAATCAGTTATAAAGATCTTAATGAAAAAGTTGATTTGGATAAAGTCGAGCGATACGCAGATTTTCAAATGGATCCCACTGATGTCGAGTTTAGTCGGCATTTTTTCGATAGACTTACAAGAATCGAACATAACGATGATGAGATAACTGATGATGATTTAATGGGATTTTTTAAAAGGTTAGCTAAACATAAAAAGAAGTTTCAAGATTTTATTGATCGTTATGATCAATTTATAGTTAAAGACAGAGAAACTCAAATTAATATTCCTTTTCAGAAAAGAATTGACCAAATAATTGCTAAAACTATTATGCGTAAAAAGGATTTTAAAACTCGAGATAAAGCTTACGTTATGTAAAAGTGACTTCTATTTTTGGGATATATACTAAAATTAAAACTGTAGGATAATCCCAAAAGTAAAAATAATGAGTAATTTCAACAAATTTTTAAGCAACTTACCCACTGTGAAAGAAGTGGAAATCAAATCTTCTAATTCCAAGACATCAGTCATTTATCTTAAATCAACTGATAGGAATTCTCTCAAAGAAAATTTTTCAAAATATATTTCTGATATTGGTCTAGAATCAATTGAAAAAAGATCAAGTAGATCTAGTGTTAAAGCTGAAATAGTCAATACAGAAAATATCAATTATGAAATATTTTTTAAGCCTGTTTCTGGGGGTCAGTCTGAATCTACATTAAATGCTGCAATCACAGAACTTTTCCCTTGTATTGCCTTTATAGAAAATTTTCCAAATATTCAAGAGTCTCAAGATTTTTATCAATTAATCTTAGAATCAGATACTCTCAAATGTTATCTCTCCGAAAATGATGCTGAGATGGGTAAAAGATTTATCACACAAGCTAAATATTCTACTAAATTTGATGAAAAAATACAAAATGCGATTGCAATTTATAACTACATTAAAACACTAGATGAACAACAAAAAATCTCAGAATTGTTTTGGTGCCCAAGAGCTAAACCTGAAGGTATTGATAAAAACCATCCTGGTGATATATTCGTAAAGTTTACCAACCATTCATACATTGGAATTTCATTAAAGACAGGTAGCCAAAAATCAAATGAACCCAAACTTAATACTTATGTCAAACCTATTTTAGAATTTTTTAATGAATCTACCACAGATATTCAAAGGGAGTTAGGTGAATTAACATATCAAAACTTAGGATTACCGGAAAGTTATTATACGAAGGAACATAAAGAAAGGACCTTTGACTTTCTTGAGAAATTAGAAGAAAACAATAAAGATATATACGAAGGATACTACAACAAAAACCTAGATTATTTACGAAGCAGATTAATTAAAGTTTTTACTGAGAATAATGATATTTTTGTAGATTTTATTAAACAAAAAATACTTAAAGATTTTGCAGAAGTACCTACAGTAGTTATTAAAGCAATTAATAAAGATTGGCAAGAAATTACTGAAAGTGATGAACTTTCTAAAGATATCGAACAGATTAAAAATATCACTGGAAGAATCCATCCAACAAGAAAACAACAATTTGAAATTGATTTAGATTTAGGTAATCAAGTTAAAAAAATGTCATTTTCAATTAGAACAAATAAACCGGCAGGTGTTATGCATAAATTAGGTCAATTTTATAATTTGGCAGTAAAATTTAATCATTACGAATGAAAAGAAAACTTAAAACTTACGATATGTTTCTAGAAAGCAGTGGAGATGAGCTGAATCTAAAAAGAAACAAATGGAAAAAAATGTCACGAAAAGACGCTGAAAAAGTAAGTGATGAAATCTATAATCTAATCGAAATAGCATATTCAGAAATTGGTGGTCATTTAAAGGTTAATAGTCCTGATGATGTTACTAAAGATGAATCTTGGAATTTTTGGGAAGGTGTTGATATTCACGATAGCCCTGATTTAGATGTAGTTATTTGGGGAAAGAAAACTAAATATGGTGTCAAATTTTCTGGAGTTGGACATGACGGAAAAAAAGATTCAAAAAGAAAATATTTAGATCAAAGAGGTTCTGATTTGAAAAATTTAGGATTTTTTATTGAGGTAAGCGGAAAACTTGCAGAAATTTTAATGGCAAAATACGAAGTACCGTATGTCGAAGGAGAAGAAAATATCAACAAAATTCTTAATAAACAAGTAGAATATCATGGTGATCATCCTGTAGATGCTTCTTTACCTGGTAAAGGATGGTATTCAAGAAAAATAGGTGGAAAGCTTATGTCTAAAATTGTTTTAGGAAGACCGAAAGGAATTAAGTCATGAAGATAATGTATTTACATGGCCTTGAAAGTAAAGGGTCAACAAAAAAGGATAAAATACTGCGGGAATATGGAGAGTTATATTCACCGGCCTGTTATTATAAATCTAATCTAAATACAATCTATAAAAGCCTACTTTATGAGGCGGCAGTTTTTGAACCTGATATAATTATTGGTTCTTCAATGGGTGGATTAATTGCTTATCATCTAGGTAATAGATTAAACAAACATTTGATTTTATTTAATCCAGCTTTGTATGAACAATCAATAGATATTCAATATAAATTTGATGCATCAAATTCTAAAAATGTAATCATTCTTCAGGGCGACAAAGATGTTGTTGTTGATCCTAAAGTTACACAGAAATGGTTAAAAGATAATCATAAAGGATCATACACAATTGAAAAATATTCAGGTGGTCATAGAGTACCAGTCAATGTTTTCAAAGACGCAATGAAAAAATTTATGATTAGTGAAAGATATGTTTATAAGTATTCTGATTTACTTTTAGAAAAAGCAACTTCAAAAGCTCAACAAAGAGCAGCCGGAATGGCTTATTCAGCTAAAAAGGGCGATATGGATCCTGATGAATTAGAAGGAGCTGCCAAAGAAATGTATGACGGTATGTCAGAAGAACAATTAAAGAAATTTGCTAAAACTAAACACAAAAATTTACCAGATAAAGTTAACAAAAAATGAAAAAAGCACAAAAGAAACCTATCATTATAGAGTTTATTCGACTCACAGATTCTAATATAAAGGAAGTTTACGAAGCAATTCATACAACAAAGGTGAACACACCAAACCTCAAAGCTCAAGATAGTTGGGATATCTATGAAGACATCGTAAAAAATAATGGTATGCACTTAAAAACACCTGAAAGTGGAGGTGAAACGCAAATAGCGTCAATAGGTGACTATATTGTCTTTGGTAACTCAGAAAAATTGGGACGCCATTGTTGGCCTGTTAAACCAGATTACTTTGAATCAGCATATGATATTTTATAAAAGTTGTTGCCATTTCCATGCATGTATGAGTGCATCAGATAAGGTATATTGAGGACGCCATTTGAGAATTTGGTTTGCCTTTTTAGTGTCAGCAAAAATCGCTTCCACGTCTCCTGCTCTTCTTGGACCATACTTCACTAGAAATTTTACTCCGTTTTCTTTTTTAAATGTATCAATAATTTCATCTACACTGTTTCCCTTTCCAGTACCAATGTTAAAAACATCATATTGAGGAGCTTCTTTTTGGCCGGTATATTCTAATGCTTGCACATGAGCTTCTGCTAAATCACACACATGAATATAATCTCTCACACATGTTCCGTCAACTGTTTTATAATCGCTTCCGAAAACTGTCAGTTCCTTCCTAATACCTGCCGCAGTTTGACAAACAAAAGGAATTAAATTGTCAGGTTTACCCAAAGGTAATTCACCGATTAGAGAAGAAGGATGAGCCCCAATAGGATTGAAATACCTTAATGAGATAAATTTTGTATCAATATTAGTATTAGATAAATCCTCTACCATTCTTTCTCCAACTTGTTTAGTATAACCGTAAGGACTAAAAGCATTACCCATAGGCGTTTTTTCAAATACTTTAGTTGAGTCGGGTGATCCATAAACTGTACATGAGGATGAAAATACAAATCTTTGTATATTAAGTTTCTCAACTACATGAAGAATGGAAATCATAGATTTTAAATTATTATCATAATATTTAAGTGGATTTTCTACAGATTCACCCACAGCTTTAAATGCTGCAAGGTGAATAATTCCTAAGATACCACCTTCCCTTTTGATAAGACTTAAAATTTCGTCAGAATTTCTACAGTCAATTTCATGAATCTTTTCTTTAAAACCTGTAATTTGTGAAATTCTTTTAGCAACTATACGTTTTGAGTTAGACAAGTTGTCTAATATAATAGGAGTGTAGCCAGCAGCACGAAGCGAAACAGCAATGTGCGAACCGATAAAACCAACACCACCTGTAAGTAAAATTTTATTCATTTTCTTAGATTTTAATATAATCCTCTATAATATCATCATCAATATCCGGACAATTCCATTCAGAAGAAAGATAATTAGCAAAATCTCGGAGTTCTATAAGCTTTAATATTTCATCAATTTCCGCATCAGAAAAATCACTCGTACTTTCATATCCTTTTTGGATACCGTGTTCGATAATTTGTCTAACTTGAGATTTAGATAATCTGTTTCCTTTGTGAGAAAATGCACGATAAATTTTATTTAGGTTTTTTAAAGAACCCTCAAGATTAGCATGCATAGTCTATGTTATTAAATTTGTTTTGTTAGGTTTCGCCTCATCAGGGATTCCACCAGGAATCTTTTCAGATACAAAGTCAGGAATTTTTCCACATAATGTACATTGAAAAGCGTCAATAGGAACAATTTCTTCCTTACCGGTTTCTGACATAATTGCTGATAATCTTTTAATTAATGTCACAGGTTGAAACATTAAATTTTTTTGTGGGCAGCCACAGTCTTTGTAATCAAGCTTGGCAATATCAATTTGTTTCTGCATAGTTTTTGAAAATTTTGAAAAGCTTCTTTAGTTTTAAAGCTTTTAAGTTTATAAAATAAGTCTAAGCCGAATGTATACCTTACAGTTTTTAGGATACTTACAGTAAATTATATTAGGTCTTGGGCCAAAAAGTTTTAGTTTTTTACTTTTTAACAAATATTTAACATTCAAGGTTTTTTAAAACTTTCTATAGTCAATATTATATAAAAATAAAACTATGGCAAATTTACTATATATAGATGCAGAATGGGTCCCAATTTCAAAAGACTTTTCTACTCTCCAAACTGAATTTCCACTTCATGCTGAGGCTTGGTCCCGTAGATGTGAAAAATTTAGAAATCAAGGTAAGCATGAAGGTTTATCAGATTCAGAAATTTATTCTAATGAAGCAGGATTTTATCCCGAATTCATTAAAATGATTTGTATTAGTGCAGGTTATTATAAAGAAGATGAATGGCGCTGCGACTCTTTTTACGGCCATGATGAAAAAGAAAATCTGGAGAAATTTGCAGATCTACTTTCAAAAACACAAAGCCATTTTAAACTTTGTGGTCATTCAATTAAAAGATTTGATATGCCCTTTATTGCTAAGCGTATGGCTATCAATGGAATCAAAATTCCTTATGATTTAAATAACGGTGATAAAAAACCGTGGGAAATCACAGCAGTTGATATCGCAGAAGAATGGGGATTTGGATGTAACCAAGAAAAATACACACCATTAGATTGGATTTGTGTATCACTTGGAGTACCGACACCCAAAACAGATATTAGCGGAGCACAAGTTGCTGGAGCTTATTATAATGATAATCGTTTGGAAGATATTAAAGACTATTGTGAACGTGACGTTAAAGCTACTGCCGATACATATCTCAAAATTAAAGAAGTAATATGACACTTACAACTGAAGAAATTGGAATTGTGATACTATCATTAGTTTAGTTTGTTACCTTTTATAGTAATTTCTACTGCTAAGTTTCAAAGAATTTAAAATAAAAACATTATGCCAGAATGGGCCGAATTAAGAATAACCTCCGACTTTGTAAATAAGATTAGTGTTGGTAAAGGATTTATTAAAGCAGAAAAGTCTGATGTTTCCAAAGTGAAAACAGATTTAAGTTTTATGAATATGAATAGACCCTTTACAATTACCGCAGAATCTAGAGGTAAAGAATTGCGATTATCAATATCAGACCAAAAGGAAAGTAAGTATTTACTTATGTTTATGGGCATGAGTGGTGGATTTGCTTTGATTAGTCCTAAATATAAGGACTATGATAAAGTTATGAAACATTCACATTTAAGATTCTATCGTGAGGATGGAATGATTTTATGTTTTCACGATATTAGAAGATTTGGTAAATGGAAGTGGGCCGACGAATGGTCAAATAAGTTCTAATGAACCAAAAATTATTTAGTGGTGTGGGTAATTATTTACGCGCAGAAATTCTGTGCAGAACTCAAGATAATCCCTGGAAAAAACTTTCTGAATTTAATGCAGAAGAATTAGAATAATACCTGTTAGATATAATCATGGTGTAATGGTTGAATCTATAAATCCAGATGGCACACTCAAGTCCCGACATCTTTTAGATATCAGACAATTAAACAAGGATATAATATTTGCAAGTAATGTTGAACAATTAGCAACAAAAAAATAAAAATGAGAAAAATGAGAAAAATACTTACCGGACTTTATATAGTACTAGAAAAAAGAGAGAAAAAACCTTTAGGCGATATTTATACATATAGAAAAATGAATCCGTATCCACTTACATGGTTCTTTATTTTCTTTGCCATACCTGTTTTAATTTTCCAGGTCGGATATACTGAAATGGGTGAAACATTGAAGGGTGTTTTTCAATGGAAATAAGTATTGATATGAATAAACCTAAGAAAAATATCTAATATAGATATATACTTCAAATCATAATAAAATCTTATTTGAAGTATGGCTACAATAACATTAAAAGACATTTTAGGAACTGATAATGTCGCATCATCTAGATTAGATGTTGCTCAGAATTTTCAAACAGTTCAAAATGCACTGAATACACTAGAACAATTTCTAAACACTACTCCAGCAGGAGGTGATATAGGAATTGGGAATATTAAAGTGAACATTGGTGCAAATGCAGTAACGGACGTTCTGTTCGATCTCGAAGCTTCAGGTACAGTTGATGGAAACTTTTCAGTAAGTGGAGATTTGACAGTATCTGGTGCAATTTCATTAAGCGGAAATATTTCTGCGACCAATAAACTTTTAATTACTGGTGCTGGAGCATCACCTGAATTTACTTTAGGAGGTGCGGGCGTTGTACCTTTTACTTTACAAGATGTAGTTTTCATCGACACTAAAATAGGTGCACCTGATTCTTACGATCCAACAGCTGAAACAGTTGGTGGTACAGGTAGACATGAATATGACCCAACTGAAAAACGTGGAGTAACTTTAGATTATACTCCTCTTGCTTCTAATGTCGGCGCATCAGTAATTCAACTCGCTGCTGGTGTAATTGGTCAAAGATTATATGTGACTGTTAGCGATCATGGAGATCCTGCAGATACAGATTCTGGTATTTATTTCGCAGACGCAAATTTCAACGCAAAATACGATGTTCTAGGGAGTGTTTCTACATATAACGGTAATTCCACAAACGTATCTATCGGGTTTACTGGTACTACAGCGAATGAATTCAGAAGACAATGGGTCGAATTGGTTTATAAAGCTACAGGTTGGGAAGTTTATAATGCACACCCAGATGTTGTAGGACTTTAAAAAATAATTAAAGAATGGCTGTATCACCTTTTATAAAACCCATCCGGACTTCCGGTGGTTCATTTTACACATTTACTTCGGCATCTGAAGATTTAGGTTTTTCATTTAATAATGATGATAAGAAATTTAGATTTTCTAATTACGTGTGCCTTAATATTCCAGATATTCGAGGCGCTGACGCTAATCAAAATTGGGCACAATTTGATTCAGTACCAGGTAATTTTTCAATAGATGGTTCTAAATCATTAAATACATATTTAGGTGAGAGTTTACAAAATTATGCGCTTAACTTAGAAACTTCAATAATCACGGCGGATAGTTATAATCCCAATTTAGACAGATCAGTTTCCGAAAGAGTTTTCTTTAAGTGGTTAAAAGAAATCAATGTAATACGTTTTCGAGAAGCAAACTTATCTGAATTATCTGATGAGGTTTTTGGAGTACATTACGTTGAAGAAGACGAATCTGAAATATACTCAAAGGTAATTCAATATATCGGCGGTATTGATGTAATTAATAACGTCAGAAATAAAGAAAACGCATATAGCGAGGTTTATGTACATATTCCCACTTCCCATGGTCGCCAGCCATCTATACTTTTCACAACCGAGGAAGATGATAACTATCGCCCAGACCTAGAATTTACAAATGATCCAGAAGATCCTTTAGATGGACCATATATTGTTGGTCGCAGTGTATCTGATATTCATCCCGCAGGACTGGATTTTGAGGCGCATTATGATTCTGAATTTGGAACATACGCTGCAGAATCTCCCACTTCAGGTGTATCACCTGCCGCAGAATTATTTTATTGGGATGCAGTTAATTCACAATGGATAGACGAGACAGACCCTGATTTTTATTGGTGGTATCCAATACCTAAAGTTAATACATATTATTTAGAAAGAGATTTTTTCACAGATCCAGGCAACGATAAATTTAAAATTGATGATGGATCAAAAGTAGTTGAGTTTGTTAGAAGCCGGTTAGATGGAGTTTCAATGCAATTTAATCCAGCAACATACGCGGATATTGCGTCAAGTGCTAATATCAATAATTTTGGAGAACTTGCAGAATCGGGTTTAGCTGAAAATTTTGAATTCAACGCGGTACTTATTTATTATGAACTTTTTGATCCGTTGGATCCTGCAAATGCAGTTAGAAATTTATTTGGAGTCTTATTCCTAGATAATGTTGATCCTAAATCAGGCGGCGGTGGAGAAATTCCTAGATTAAAGAAATGGAAACCTAACCCAATAACCGGAGATAATGGTAACGCATATTCTCTTAAAATTAATTTAAAATTTGACGTCAACGCAGAGGATGTTTCTTCTGAAGTCACAATTAATGATTATAATACATTTTCCTTAGATTTATATGTGGACGCATTAAACGAATTAAAGGAAACAACAAGAATTTTTAGAGAAAATTCAGCAAAATTAAGTGAAATTGAGACATTGTTAAATGATACTCGTGGTTTAGTTTTAGACAGCACAAATTCGGGAGAAATTTTATCAAGACTGAATTCTCTTGAAACTATAATTAATTCAAATCAAGAACTTTTTACAAACGCCAATCAACTGACTTCTTTAATTGAGAAAAACTATCAAGAAATACTTAATATCTATAACGGCGATACTTCTGTTGATGTAACATATAATTTAGATACCTTTCAACAAGGTCCTGGTATATTACTTAAAAAGAACGCAAATAACACAGTAGAAATATCTTCAGCTAATCAAGCATTTTCATTAACTAATTCACCAAGAGTTAGTGTAATGTCAGATTTTGTTACTACTGCAAATAGATTTACATACGAAACTAATTTATTAAATTTTTCAAATTATTTAAGAATTACAGATGGTAGTGTTGACACACCCTTTGAAGTAGATCGAGATGTAGTCATTCAAATTAAAGACAATCCTTTTACTTGGAAAAAGGGTCAAAGATTTAGAATATCTTTTACACATGGGCTTAATTTATCCAACACAAACGGTAATTTTAATTTCTTGATTTATACAGATTCTCAAGACACATTAAATACAGGCTTCAATTATTCAGCCGAAGTCGGAGTAGTTTCGTACACACAATTTATTGCTCGAGGTAATGATCCAGTAATAGAAATAGTATGTATAGATCCATTAACCTTCGATTTTGATATAGATATATATTAAAATAACAAAAAATATCAAAACATTTAACGAATTTATCACCTGGACAAATTTGACAACATATTCTTCAAAATCTGAAAATTTTGAAGAATATTTAATATTTTGATATAGATATATATTAAAAATAACAAAAAATATGAAAAATATCAAAACATTTAACGAATTTATCACCGAGTCCAGTTTAAATGAAAGCTTCTGGACAAATTTGACAACATATTCTTCAAAATCTGAAAATTTTGAAGAATATTTTAATGTGGCAGGTGTACCTGGAAGTAGCGTCTCCTTCTTAAAAAAATTACAAACTGAACTAGATTCGTCTGATAATGAAATTACCCAAGAAATTGTTGATATGATAAAAATGAAACTACCTAAAAGGGATCTTAATATCATAGAATCTAAAAAGGATAAAATGTCATCTGATGACATTTGGGAAATGTATGATGAATTAAGAAATACGAGTCCTAAATACGCAGGTCTCGTAGCATTTTATGTATGGATGCATCAAAATATTGGTAAAACTATACAAGATAGACTTTCATATTAAAACTATGACAGATACAAAAAACAGCTTTTCATCAATACTTGCCCAATTTGCAAGACTACAAACCCAGACTCTAGAAATTTTACAAGGACTTTCTGAGGCAGTGGGTTCTAATTCTGAAAACGTGACTCTCGAATTTTCGACTGCTGATGGAGAAGAAGTTGTTTATCAAATACCAAGTTTTGGTTTTATTGAAGCTCAACTAAATAGAATTGATCACACACTAGAACAATTAATGGGACTTGACGGTTCTGACGCAAATATTAGAAGTGCGGATGGATCGTTTAAAAAGATTTTAGAATCAAGATTAATCAACTCACCAGATAGAATAACCGGACTTATGGTGCCTGGAGAATTTGAGTATAAAAATAATTGGTTTTTCGAATCATTTTTAAGTCCTTCTTTATATACTACTGTTAATGTCACACCTTATGTAGATCCTTCAGCAAATAAAATTCTCACAAAGAGAATGATATTGAATTTGGAATCTCAGGAAGAAATAGATTATTTCAATGATACTTATAATAATCAAAACAACATTGTCTATGAGGATCTATTGGTAGATTTACAAAACAGAGGTATTGAGTTTTTTCTTGATGAAACCGTCGAAGATTTACCTTTAGCAGTTATTCGATATGAGGGAACTTTTGATGTATATAAATATGATGATATAGATTTTACTAATCCTGACGGATCCATTTCTAAAAGACGAAAATATTTCTTAGATAAGCTAACATATTCCGACGTTTTATCAAACGTGTTGGATACAGTAGATTTAAAGGTTAATGATAAAATTGTTATAGGCGAAACGACTTATAAAATAGAAGTAATTGATAAAGATAATAATGCGATAATTCCTAAGAGAATTAGTGGTTATGAATCTATTATAGTTGGAGCTGATGTTTTAAGAATTTATTCTGATAAATTCTCAATCAAAGAAGCGCAGATAGGTTTAGGATTTGATGAACATCAGGTAATTTTCTTTAAATCAGTAGACCCAAATTTTAATGTTGTATCAACTGACTGGTCAGATGGAATCGCATTCTATTCAAACGATCTAATTATTACGACTTCAAATGGCAATAAATCTCTTGAAGAATTTTATAAATCAGAAGTCGCAGATTTTGGTTTACAATTTATTTCAGCTGCTAAGGATAAACTTATACCAGCTGTCTATGGAAATATTCCAGATCCACCTGTTATAGACGAAAATAATTTCGAAGTCACAAGAATAAATGATCATAAATTAGATACTTCTGAGGTTACTAAGATCAACAACAAAGCTTCTGATAAACTAAGAATTCAATCGGAAATCTCTGAAATTGAAAAGTCAATTGAGACCAAGAAGGAAGAGCTTTCAAATAAAAAATTCAACTCTGAAGCTGAACGAAGAGGTACTAAAAACGATTTAGATTCTTTAACACAAGAAAAAACATCTAAATCTAAACTTTATACATCAACAGTATCAGAATTAGCTGTGTTATCAAAGGATAAACCAGTAGTTCTAGAAAAACCTAAATACAGAGTTAGAGGATTTTTTGAGTTGCCTGAACCTAAGCAAAACTCACGAACTGGTGAACAAAACGTTATTCAATTCATTACTGAATATCGATATATTAGAACTGATGGAAGTGCAACAAATTCTAAACAATATGATTTCACAGATTCTCAGGGACAAGTAAAAAGAGGTACTTATTCTAATTGGGTAAAACATACATCCGAAATTAGAAAAAAAGAATATGATACACAAACCGGCAAGTATATTTGGGCAACCGAAGATATTGAAAGCCCGGATATAAATAATGTTAATCAAGTAGACATTCCTATAAGTAAAGGTGAGCAAGTCGAATTGAGAATAAAAAGTGTTTCTGAAGCTGGTTGGCCAATTAATCCTATAGTTTCAGAATACTCAGCACCTGTCATTATTAGTTTTCCTGAAGATTTATTGGCTGAAGATGAAGCGACCAATGCAATCAAAGAAGCCAATGACGAAATGATTCGTATTTCATTTCAACAAGAACTTGATGCAAGAGGATTAGATTTACATTTAGCTCGAGCCTTTTCAAGCGGTGAAAAATATTATGCACATGATACCGAATCAATTGCATCAGGGTTTTTTACTAATGAGGGTAACGTCATTAATTTATTTGAAAAAATTAAGTCTTTAGAAAACGAACTTTCTTTATTACGAGCAAAAGTTGAAGATATTCGTGGTGTTCTTAAATTAAGTCTTATAGATAATAATGGTACTAAAATACCAATCAAAAATAACTCGACTGTTAATGTCTTTGCAGGTTACTATAAGGATTATATAGATTCTTTACCTGTAGGTGAACAAAAGGGTGCAATTATAACAACTACATATACGCTAGTTTTAGAAAATGGCGAAAGTAATCCTTTAGAATTAATTTCCAGATTACCTGGTGGAATTGGTGAAAGATTACCAAGTACAATTGATCCTTATGGCAATGCACCGTCATCTATAAATAATTCGTGGGTTAATGATGCTATAACTCCGCCTGATGCAAACTATAATTCAGCAAGAAGATATGATATTGTACCGATAGTAAACAATTCTGTTGATAGTTCTGAGACAAACAACGCCTCAAAAATATCCGCTAACTTTTTACAGTCACAACAATTAATGTCACAATTCATTTATTCAAGATATACCGATATTGGATTACGACCAAAATCTGGTGATTTATATTTTGATGCTGCAGGAAAGAGTAGTGAAAGTAGATATTCTGGTATTTATGAACCAAGAAAAAGATCATTATTTCCAGTAACTGATTCAGGATTAAATGATGCATCGTTTATTTGGGATTATATAGCAGGTTATGATACAGCTAATGTGCCTATCGGTAATGGTAAATTATCCAGATTTTGTATTCATACCTTACATCCATTACTTAATACTGGTTTAAGTATTCCATTTGTTGAATTACAAAATCCTGGATTCACATTATCTGGATTTATTGAAGATGATCTTTATGGAAATATACCATTTTCAAATTCTGAGGAAGTTATTCCTGCGTTTAAACATTCATTGGGTATAAACATTCAAAACATACCTACAGATTTGGTAGATTCTAAAGAAATCACTAAATTAACTGGTGCCAAAAGAACACAACTTAATTATAGAAATAATTGGAATGAGTTAGGGGAAGATAAATGGAAAAACAATTTCTTTGGTGGAGATGAAGTCGATGAAATAACATATCCAATCGCAATCAGCGCCGGAGATTACGACTCTGCTTCAAACAACCAATATATTCTACCTGATAAATTTGGTTTTACTGAAAACGATAGATACTTAGTAGGTATTGATACCTGTGGTTCTTATTTATATATGGCTCCGGCGACATTTGATCAGTTATTGGTAGACGGTACTGACAATAGAGCACTTAAAATATTAGAACAAGGGACAGAAAACGGAATTCAAATTCCGATAGTTTTCCAATTTAGAATGACAGATTTTCATGGTGAAGGTAATGTCGGTAGTGGAATAATTGGTGGATTTGATCCTTCTTCTAGTTCGCAAATTACAAAAGCAAAAAGCAAAATTAATCTCACATACGAAAATACTATCGGTTTAGATATATACACTAAGGATGAAACCACATTCTCGGTAGATCTAAACTTTTCGGTTAAATATAGACGAGAAAGTCTATCACAAAAAACTGATTCTGTCGGGAACACAGTATCTAATACCAGACAACAAGTATCAGTTGATAAAAGCCAGATACGTAATTTGAGATAATAAATGCCAGATTTTACTAAAGATACCAAATGGTATAGTGTTAATTTTTCTAATGAAAACGTTCTTCAAGGACAACAAACACAGTTCCTAAGATTTAAAAATAGAACGCACACTTCTGATATAGATAACCCCCGAAAAATTTATATTATGCCTATTGTCGAACTTTTAGGCATGGATGAATCTTTATCGGATGAAGAATTAGCCGAAAAATATAGCAATCAAATATTTTTCAATGGGGCCGACATTTTCGATCTTAACACAATATTCAAATCTCCAACCAACTATACATTTCCAGAATCAGAGGGTCTAAAAGTATTATGGTATGGTGGTCCCAAAAATCATACTGACCCAGAAGATTTTGGGCAATATTTTCCAGATACACAAGCTGGTCTAAACATTGGTATTAATACTACTCAATGGATTGGCGCCCCTTTATCAGGACCAGATGGACCGTTTACTACGCCAGGAGAAAAAACTAATTTCAGAATAGATTATAAGGGTGATCTAGATATAATTGCCAAGATAACATTTTTTATAACCACTTCTGATCCCACTGAACCAGATTTTTGGGACACATTCCCAGTAATTAGAACTGATATGTCTACTCCTAAACAAGGTGACGTTACTAAAAATGGTAGTGAATTTAATTTCTTTGATGGTAGTAACTGGGTATCATTTACAGATTCTACATTAGAAGAACCTATATATGGAATTAAGCATTTACATCAAGAAGGATATTATCTACCTACAGGACCCCAAGATCATTGGCATGATTTTCAAGAAGTTTATTTGATAGGATACAAAGTAAATGAAAATAAACCCAACAGAGATAAATATTGGGTAGAAAAACAACTTGAAAATAAAAAGATATATGATGAGAAATCTTCATATATGTTAATGCGAACTAATCCTAAACTTTCCGGTAACATAAAATTCGTTATCGATAATGACTCCAATATGTATTTAGATACTATTGAAGCTAACGATGATTTATCAAACACAAAATTCAAAAGAAATCGAGTAAACGCTAAAGGTAATTACATTTCAGACCTAAAAAAATATTACTCTTCTCTTAATTCTGAAGTAATGTTTGATGTTTTTGAAAAAGATGGACAATATCTGAATTCAAAAACGGCATACAAAGATCAATACGATTTTTATTATGGATATGGTGCTAGTCAATTAAAAAGCAAGTTTTATGATGAACATTTCAGATTATTTGCTCCACTTTGGGTAAAGGACAAACTTCCCGAATTTTTCGTGATATTCAAAGGCGAAGGACCTTACAATCCTGGTACATATGATAATTTTTCTAAGCAAGAAATTCTCGAAGAGCTTTTCACAAGCTCTAAGATCATTAAAACATATGATCTTAGGGATCAAAGTAATATCGGCACGTATTTATCAACTATTACTAAAGACGCCAGATTTAAAAGAGTACCTCTAAATATTAATTATGAAAGTAATACGTTGTCTACATGGAATGGAATAGATTATCGTAAAGGCGTTCTTGGTGAAAAGGGCGAATATCTTCATGATTTTTTCAAAACAGATAGAGCGATTGTAGACTTTGAAGAATCTGTAACTAATGGATTCCAAAGAAATGGCTTGATTTGTCCTAATCTTTTCAATTTTGAATTTTTGTTTTATGACGAATATTCTGATGATTATGATATTAATCGATATTTCGGATTTTATGTTAATGCAATAGATTTAGCAAAAACAGAAATTTTTACAGAAGGTTTTTCTAAAATAGCTGAACAAGAACCCAAACCAATATCAGAAGTTGATATTGCCCCATATTCAAGAAAGGAGTTTAATCAAACTAACCCAGAAGGAATAGTATTGCCTATTGAATATAACCAAGGAGAGTTAATTGGTGAACCTTTAACGCGCGGAAATACTACCGGGATTATACCTCTAGATACACACGTACAGGATAAAGCAAGATTCTTTTTTGTTCAGGGTAAAGATAATCAACTTTATAGAATAAACGCAATTAAAGATTATTCTTTAGGCAACGAAAATGCAAGTAATCAACAAGCATATACAGGAATACAAATATATGATAAGTCTTTTGATATTAGTAATTTCACTGGATTAGTTAGTCTTAAATCTCAGTTAGATTCAGAATTATTAAACGAAGGTCAAGCTCAATTAGTAATTAATCTACAAAGTTTAGATACAAGAGATTTAATATTTGAAGAAGGTGAAATTCTTGAATTTGAATATGTTGATATTAATCAAAATTTACAAAAATGGAAATGCAACGCAAATTCTACCGGACTTCAAAAGGGTGATGCATGGAATTATCCTGTTTATGATTATTCCAATTTAATTTTTGAAAACAATTTTAATCCTAAAGGTACACCTAACGAAGTTGCTAAATCTTTAGTTAAATGTATTAATACATTTGAAAACAACGTTATTTTCGCTTATCAAAACGATAATGAAGTAATTCTTAAAAGTAATTTAGATAATGCTGGCGGAAACGGAATAATCTTTAGAAGAAAACTTGTACCAAATTCGGTATTTGATAATACTTTAATCTACTCAAAAATACCCAACCGGGATTCTATCTTAAATGAGGATGATAAATCAGTAGATGTGTCTACTAACGGTGAAGTTCTTTCGTTTACTATGAAAGAACCTTCGCTAAGAAATAATACATACCTACTAAAACTTACAAACGCAGGTCCTGGATATGCAGTAGTTAATATAACAATCAACGGCGGTTTTTATAAAGAAAAGACTTTAGTTTTAGATGTAACTAAAAAATCTGTGATTTTTTCAGATGATAAATTTGATATCGAATTTTTATCTGTTGAAACTGATATAAACGGAGATCCTGTTGAAGATATTAATAGTGATTACACATTAGTAGATTATACATTAAATGATGAATGGGAATTTTCTTATTCTACACAAATAATTGAACAGCGATTTATTGGTGGTACACAAAGAAATCGTTCACGATGTAAAATTATAACAGAGGATGCTGAAAACATAGAAAAATTAGAATGGTTTCAGGTACAGAAAAATAAATACTCCAGACTCCAAAATTGGAATGTCCAGGGTCAAGATCTAGTTTACATTTATAATCTAGAAAACGAGATTTTAGATGAAGGTAATAACATCGTCGGTTATGATAATCTACTTTCACATTCTATAATACAACTTGATGATAACCAAAACGAATTTTATAGATCTTTAGATAGAAAAATATTAAGTTATGATAACTATAAACCTAGAGTTGGTATGTTATCGTTTTTACCGATTAAAGATTTTGATTTTGATTTAATTCGTTCAGACTATGCGTATACACCTTCTGCAGAAATATTCAATTATTTTGATAAAATTTCACTAGGGCCTAACGATGAAAAGGAATTAGATTTAGGTCAATATTATGAAATTGAATCAGGTAGTGTTGAGCTTTGGGGATTTAATACTAATTCTGATGAATGGGAAAAAATTCAAGTATCCGAAATAGATGTTTGGTCTGACACTTCTACTGATGTGGTCTTTGATCCTGATAATGTAAAAAACTTTAATACTTTACTACCATCATATTATTATGAGTCTGATAAAGATTTATCTGATAAACTTGCAAATACTCCAACAACTAATACTAAAAGTTATTTTTATAGAGTTTATAAAGCATTAGAAAATATCCAGGTATATAGTAAACTTAAAGTTGTTGCTATTGATCCATCAGTAATTGGTAAATATTTGTATGCTCAAGATGAAGATCTTAGTAATTTTTCCGGATTCTTAGGTTTAAGTGATTTCTTTTCTATCGAGGACGAAAATAAATTACAAGAACTTATTGAAGATGAAGACATCGATAGATTCTTCTTCGGGCAATTATTATCAGAGTATAATCGATTAAGAGAAAACTTTAATAAAAATTATGCCGTAAAATCTAGAGTTGTTCCATATATCAATAAATGGGTTAATCCAGGAACAGACTGTAGAGATAATCCATATAGACTAAATAATTCATATGCATTTGGGTTAACCGGATTTTCACCTGATAACGAAATTAATGAGAAAAATGCAAGCCTGCATACCCACGAATTTTATTATCTTGATGAATTCCCAGAAAATTTTGAAAACGAGTTTTTAGAAAATTCTAGATCTTACTTTTTTGAAAATATTTCTGATGATAATGTTATAATAGAAGATTCGGTAACTAATTGGTTAAGTTTATTTAAAGATTCTTCTAACGATTGGTTTATGAAATATTTCTCCGTTGGTTATCCAACTGATAAAAATAAAGAGGGTGAATCTATAGCTAAAAAACTTGAAGAACGTTATACATTCATGAATTTTGTGCCTGGGGTTGAAAGATCGCAGTGTATATTCCGTGGGGCTAAAATAGAAGTTGTTGATATTAACCCTGATAATCAACAAGAAATTCAGTCTTCTAGAAAATATAATGACTATAAATTTTCTTCAATCTTACGCATAAAAACTCTACAAACTGATTCCAATAATGAGTCTCGGAATATTGAATTTGTTGCTAATGATCAATACAAGACAATTGTGATGATCACTACATTATTTATAGATGACTATAAAATCCAAAACAGTGGATATGGTTATTCATTTTTATATTCTGCTGAAGATTCCCTTAGAAGTTCAAGTCAGAAGAATGAAAATATGTTGTATGAGAGTAATAGTGGTTATGCTCATTGGAACGATGGAGTCAATGATTTAATTGGTGGATTTGAAACACAAAAACATTATAATGCATTCCTAGGTTCTTCAGTTATAGATTTTTCAGATATTAAACTTCCAGGTATTTTTGACATTAATGTTTTTAATAGTACTTTTCCTAAAAATCTTAACGCAGTATCTAACACCGGTACTGAGTTTTCTCCGTTGAATGAAATAAAATCCATTAACGGTAATGTTTATAACAAGAGAAATTTTTATAACATCTTAGGCGATAATGAAACTATTATCGACAGTGGAAATGTGCATATAGATTCACTGGAAAGAGGAGAATATTCAGAATTTTCTCAGTATATTCCAAACTATCCAAATGATGGTGATGTATATATTGTTAATAATCAACCTGGTTTAGATCAAAATATTGAAATATTAGAAGATAAGATTATCATAGATCAGAATGCAAATTTAACATATTCCACATCATCAAGAACAAATACTTCAGTCACATTCCCGACTCGAAGAAAGTTCGGTTCACCATCATTTGATTTAAACAACAATGATATAAGTCTGTGGTACTTATCAGGTGGAGAAGAATACCTTAATAAAAGAATTTCTACGATTTCCTTTGCAGAAATTTTCAATAGTGTAAATTCTGGTGAAGACATTAAATTTGTTTCAATCCATAGTGATGGGTCTACATCAGAAAACAATTATCAAATTAATTTTATTGAATTCGATAAAATAATAAAAAACAATACATTATCTGTTATCGAAGACATAGATAAGCCTGATCTTTTTATAGAATACGGAATCATAGGATTTGATATTGAAAATAATAATACACTAGAATCTGTTTACCGTCATAGAGGAAGATTTGAACCTAAAACACGTAAAATAATTGATTTTTGGGTTAGAGAAAATGAAAGTATGACTAATCATTTTGATCGTGACTTTTTATTAAGTAATACAAGAATGTTAATCGAAAATCAATTTGTAGGAGACATTTCAAACTTATATTACACCAAAATATCTGATGGTAGTATAGTTAAACTTTCAAATACTTCTAACTACCAATCACTTTATCCATTAGTTGATGAAATTTCTATAGATTTTAAAGATTTTTTCACATTCAATTCTAACTGGGATAACGATTATTACAATTTTTATCAAGTGAGATATGGTTCAATAAGTAGATCAAAGTATTTTACAATTAATGATAAATTAGAAGGTACTATAGAACTCCAAGAACAAAAATCATTTTTTGGTAGTAAGTTAATGAAAACTCCAAATATTTATGAAGTCGATGAATTTAATTCTTTAGAAATTTCATTTGAAGTCGAAGAACCTATTATATCTACAGACATTACAGATTTCACCGAACCAATTCGTACACAAGATGGTGGACCGTCAGGTATTGGAATTAATAGAAATAGATTTAATGATGGTAAATCAAGGTTAATCATTTCAATTAATACTGATGAAATTTTGACTAGATTAATGTTAGAAAATAATGCGATTAAAGAATTTTTGAAAATTAAAAATTCAGGTAAAACTAGATTTGCATCGCTTACTGAAGAAGAACTTATTGAATTATGTAAAGAATATCTACAGAAAAACATACTTAACCTCTTCAAAATAGATAAAATATCATTATTCGAAAAGACTGATGCAGTTAATAGGGGCCAAGAAATTTTTAGATTAGACTTATCAGAAAACGAAAAAAGATCTTTGGGATACATTAAAACGCAGAACGTTAATTTAGAAAAACTAAGTTCTTCTGAATATGAACTTATTCAAATATTAGATACGAAAAAATTTATCACTTATTCTATATCCATAAGTTTTATCAGGATCTAATTTTGATATATAACTAAACCCAAATATATTTATCATATGATTATTAATCTACAGACATTAACTAAAGACGAAGATATTGGTAGTATCATTGAAAAACTGAATGCTAATTTTTCACAGATATCTACTTTAGGTGGTGGACCCCAAGGTTTACGAGGTAAACAAGGTCTTCCAGGACTTCCTGGTTTACGAGGTATTTCAGGGCCGAATGGTGAGAGTGGTAATGATGGAATAATTGTACAATTTATTGGTTCTGATGAAAATTGGGACGTTTTATATGCTGGAGACCCTAACCAAAATGTCGATGCGTCAAACGCAATTAATCAGGGTTATAATGTAGGAGATATTTGGATTGATAATGCTAATGGAGTTTTTTATGAAATTGTAGAAACTACTCCTGGAATTTTTGAATTTGTACCTAGACCTATTTCTCCAGCAGCGCTAAGTTCTGGTGAGTTTTTTGTATCCGATACAAATTCAAACAGGGATGCAGATGGTGTAAATAAAGGTGTTAGAAATGCGAATAGATTTGCATCATTTTCTGTAACTTCAACACAAAAAGGTACACCAACAGATCCTGGCGATACTGCAGAATATGACGAAAATGATTTAACGTTTAGTCAAATTGGTGGATATAATAGATCGGCGTTTAAACTTAGTCTTGATCAATTAACAACATTAGACCGAGTTAATGCACCATCAAACAACCTTGCTTTCATGCAACAAGAATTTGGTGACTTTTCACCAATTCTATATTTAGGAAGCTCAGACAATCCTGAAACTTCTTTAGGATTCTTACATGGTTATTTTAGTAATTTAGAAGGTGACACAAGAATGTTATTACTTTCTGGTAATGATGGTTCAGCAGTACTCTCAACATTTGGAATCGATACTGATTTCATAGGAGTCGAAAGTAAAAACATGTACTTTTCGTCAAGCTCAAGCTCAGGAATAAATATGTTAAATCCTGCTACACCTGAAGATTCAGAATTTTGGTTGGCGTACTCATTAAATCCTGGTGTTATACCCGCTGGTACAAGTTCAATCACAAATACTTTCGGTCTTAGATTATTTATAGATAACGCGAATACTCGGGGAAATATAGAATTTTATACAGCAGAAGATTCAACAGCAGATAATGCTGCACACGTGATGACTATTAATGGTTTACAAAAGGTAAATATTGGTGATACACCAAGTAACATTTTAGAATCAAGATTTTCTGTTCATGCCAAACCAACAGAAGAACATCAAATTGCATGGTTTTTAAATAATCCAGCCACCGATGATATTCATTTAGGAATAGGAATTACGATTGATGATACTGATCCATCACCAGAAATTAGACCTATGATTTATAGCGAAACTGGTCTAACAGGAACAAAAACTCCTGCACAATTAGTTTTACAACCAGATGGTATATACAAATCTGATTGGGATGATTTCACAGATGAACAAAGAAATGATGGAGAATATGCAGGTACAGGAGTAGGACACACCGATCCAAAATCAAGACTTTCTATTTCGGGTAATTTGACTGTCGGGAAAAGAAATATTCAAGCACCAGATGAAGGTATGGTTGTAGAAGGCAATGTTTTGTTTTCTGGTACAGCCTCTGACACATTTGCTTTGAGTGCTTTACCCCTCAACTGGCCACAAGGATTTCAGAGATCGCCAGGAGTATTCCAAGAACCACCTACCGATAACGCTAAGTTTACTATAGGCCAAAACTTTAAATTTTGGAACTTTTTTACTAATGACTCAGATCCTGGGCAAAATGGATTAAGTTACACATTCTTTTTACAAGATGAACAAGCATCTAGAATGATGCTCTCATCATTTACTAAAAAATTAGTATTTGGTATTGAACCGGTATCCTTTAATTCCGACACTGTATTTAAAGGACAAGATATTGTACTTTCACATGGGGGAAATACAGTATTTGGAATTCCCAATGAATTTCCATACCTAAGTTTATTGGATCCTAAACAACGTGTTGCTATAACGAAGAAAAGTGTCAATGCAACTGAAGGATTACAAATAACTGATGGTTCTATAGGATATGAGGCTGATGAAGGATTTCAATTTAGAACAAATGGAGAAGGTCATGGTCAAATATACATGGGTCAAGATAAGAAAATAGAAATTTTTGTAAGAAAGAATAAGCGTTACGAAATCAATAATGATGGCCGTACTACAATTAGACCTACAACAACGATTATTTATCCATTCGAAGAAGTTAAGAAAGGAACCACTTTAAGAATTCAGGGTGATGAATATACAGACACTTATAACCAGGAAGTAAATATTGGTGCCATGAATGGCGATGCTATTGCAGGAATGAGCACAGGCGCTGGGTATGTGGGATATAACGCGTTTTATGATGATGAAGAAAATGATGTAGTATTTAAAAGTAATCCAGGCGATACAACACCGAATAATGGTGCCGGTGTATTTACCTTTAGTGACTCAATTGGCGGATATCATATAGCATGTTCTTATCTTACTACAGAATCAGGTGGTGGAGTAGTAACTACTCCACCAGTTTTAGGAAATTAAAAATAGAAAATAAATGGCAAGTAATTTACCAACAACAGAATTAGAAGAAAAAGTAATTTTTAGCGTCGTTCCAGGAAATAATGGAAAGGTAGGAATAAAAAATACCGAACCTACAGAAAGATTTGTTGTTAACGATCCTATTAGAAGAAGTTTCAGTATTGGAAATAATTTTACTACATCAGGTACTCCATCAAATGTACAGGAAGCATTTTTTTACGGTGAAGGAAGTAGATTATATTTACAAGGAAGATTAAACCTTGAATTCAATGAAACATATACGGTCAATGATACTGCTCCAGTGGCGGAAATTCCATCAGGTTATAGACCACTTAAAAATTTTAATGTAATTGCCAATTGTTTTTTTGTGGTAGGAGGTTCCGATGTCTGGGTAACCTGTACATTGACTATTAAAACAAACGGACAAATAACAGTAAAAAGATTAGGTAGTGGATTAGTATCAACCAACACGTATGTGGGTGTCACTGATTCTTCACCAGCAGCTCCAGGCTCATTTTATGTGGAGTTTGATAACATTGACTTTATTTACAAACAACCAGTATAATGGAAACTTCTAGATACATACAGATAAACGATTGGGCATTACTAGAATATGAATATCTTTCTGAAGAAATTCAATTAAGTAACGCAAAACCATTTAGAATTGAAAATGCGTATAATGATGAATATGTCTTTGTCAATAATAATATTGCCAAAAATCTTACTAACAATATACAGGACAATAGTTCAATCGAAATTAGTACAGTAGGTAATCGGTGGGCATATTTAGATACCGATACTATTATTACTGCAATAGAAAGTGATTCTAAGTTAGAATTATTTGATGAAAGTGTAAATTTTAATACTACGATAGATTATGATCGAGTCAAAATTCATATTATCTCTGGATTTAATCTTGAAGGTTTAGATGGAATAATTGCCAGTATTAAAATCAATGAGTTAAATGGACAAAGGGTATCTTTGGCAAATCATACGTTTTTAACAAGCGATGGTAATTATGAATTTAATTCGACTCCTTTATTTTTAGGTGAGAAGCTATATGACAAATATATAGAATTCAAAATTCCTGCATTAAGTCAAATACTTGCAGAATTTCAAGCTAATCCTACAAATGATGGCTCTTTTGGTTATATTTATTCACATGAAAATCTAGGGTTTCAGTTTGATAGTCTAATAGATTTTACTTTACATGAGATTTCTAACACAGAAATTTTAAATGGTAATCGTTTCTTTATTACTGGAGAAAAATATGAGACTTCTTTTTTACCAGCAGATATTTATGGTCTTTTAGGTGCAACAATTCGAGAAAGTTCTAATGGTGATTATTATGAATATTTTACAACGTTTGATGGCGGATTTGCTGAAAATTATATTGCTAATCTGAATGATTCTGGTGGTCAATGGGTAATCATTCACCAAATTGAAGTATATGAACAAGTGGGTGCTGAAACTATCAGAACACATAATATGACAGTACTTCAAGAAAATGAATTTGATAAACCCAATATTTATCGTCCTGTAATCATTAATGCAGATATTGCCTTTTCTTTTTCTATAGATTATACGATGAGATTTTTAAATAAAGCTGATGGACAGCAAATAATTAGAAAGTCATCATTAACTTCACTTGAACCTAAAAAATATGGTAGAGAGATTGAAAGAATCCAAGTATCAAATGGATACAGACCTATTAAAGTCTATAATAAAATAGTAAATACTGAGGATAGAACAGCAAAATCATTTTTAGATGCCGCACCTGGAACATTCAAAAATTTAAAAGCAACTAAATATGTTCCAATATTTTTCAGTAATTCTAACATATCTATTTCAACCATAGGAAAAACCTCCCAAAGATTAGATCAAACTATTTGGGCACAGGGTAAAGCAACTATATTATTAAATGAATTTGATAATCGATTGAAATTCAAAGTTTATGATAAAAATATTGACGGAGAATTAGAAAGTCTAGATTTAACAACTAATGCTAAATTACAATTAAGTTTTATTATAGATGATCGCTCAAAAATTTATATTGATTCAATAATTTCAAAAGATGTTGATCCAAATGCTGGAGAAATAGAATTTCTAATTCCAGGTGATGTTTCTGGTAAACTTTTAAGTCAAGAAAACAAAAACTTTTATATTATTTCTGTAGTAGGGAATCAGGAAAGTGAGACTGTGATTTATCAAGGAAAATATGAAAACTTTACAAATCGTGATGAAGTCATTACAGAATTAAATCGAGAAGTAGAATCTGCAATCGATCAGAAAATTTTGACTCTTAGAGGTTTAGAAGAAGGTAGAAATCAATTACAACGTAGTACACCAGAAAAAAGTATCTTAAAGGCTGAAGAGTCTAAACTAAAAAATCAAGATCAATTAGATAATGAATTAGTATCATCAACTCGAGTGCGCACACAAGAACAATTACGAGACGGACAAAATGATAAGAATTTTAAGCTTCGTGAAATACCTGGCAGAAGTATTTCTTTATCTTCAGGATTCAGATCAATAACACCTATTCAAGAAAATGAAAATACTGGAGGCCGATGATATTAGGAAGTAAAAATAATAGTTTCAGAGTAACTTTCCCTAAGAATTTCTTATATCCTCAGATAGAAGAAAAATATTCTAAGTTTATCAAAAAGTTGAATAGCCCATATGAATCTACGATAGATTATTTAAACTCGTCTATACAACAGATAACATTCCCTGGCGCCAATACTGAAACTGTTCGCCAAACATTGCATGAAGATCCAGTTCAATGGAAAGCTGGTTATAGAATGGGTATTGAATTTGAAAGAGAATTCGATATAACATTTAAGAATTATGAAGGATATCTTAATTATTGGATCATGTTTGAACAATTAAGAGAATATCTTGATTATGATCAAAAAGATGAATTTATGCCTAATATGTCAATTCAATTTTTAGATTATTCAGGTTATGAATTTGTGTCATTAGAATATAAACAAATTATAATGCGTTCAATTACTGAACTAGATTTAAATTATTCTTCTAATACACCAGAATTTCAGACTTTTTCATGTGGATTTTCGTTTAACTATTTTGAGCTTAAGCAAAGACTTGAAAAGAATTGATATATAAATTATGAAAAGTTATAAAAATTTAATTGGCCATGAATCTGCTATTTTCGAAAGTCACGAAATTGAAGGTTTGACTTTAACTGAGGTTGCCGATGCCGAACGCATATATGAAGAACTTGAAATTATATACGAAAGTGAAGGACTCGAAGGATTGGCGAGTTTGGATGAAGGATTTTTATCTAAAATTATTGGCGGTGTTGCCGGATTTGTTATTGGTCCTTCTGTAGGAAAAATTATTGCAAAGGCTCTAGGAATAAATAGGGGTCTTTTGTATGATATGTTAACATCTAGATTAGTAGGAACTGCGTTAGGATCAGCCCTGACCAAAAACTTACGTAAATGATTATATCAATAGATTTTAGTATTCTCTCACCTGGTGTATGTATTTTAGACAATGATCAAAAAATACATTTCGCTTGTTTCCCATATAAAGATGTAGTTAAACAACATATTGTAGATTCTTTAAGAGATTCTGGTGTTTACTGTGATATTAGAGAAAGAAATGAAGATAAATCTAATCTAAATACACAGTCTAGATTTCATACTGAGGAAGCTATCAATCTAGGTAAATTAATGGCCAAATACATTGAAACATTCGATTACGATAAAGAAAATATTGTAATATTTGAAGGATTCTCGTTCAATTCAGGTGGTAATAGACTTGCGCAAATTTCTGGTTATCAATATCTATCCCGATACTTCTTACTTGATAAATTTTCAAAAATTGATTCTTTGTTTATCTATGCCCCACAATCAGTCAAATCTACTGCCAGAGCTGCCAAGAAAGGAATGGGTAAAGTCGATATGATTACATCATTTATTGATGATGATAGTTCAATTTTAAAAGGAAATAAATTTCATGAAGATATTTCTGATGATCCGATGAAATTCAAAAATATTCCTACTAAAAGAACAAAAAAGATAGTCTTTCAGAAACCTATTGATGATATTGTTGATTCTTATTGGTTATTAAAAACATATTTCAAAAAGGAAAACTTTATCCTAAAATAAGAATATAAATTTAAATCACCAAAAAGTAATGGAAAATAATAAATATAGTTTAAAAACAAAATCTGGAGAAGTTATAAAAAGTCTTTATGCTCAGGATTATCAACTTGCTGTAATAAAATTTTCCATTATTAAAAATCTTGAACCTACCAAATTAACCAAAATTTACGATGTCACTATCTCAAATTAGAATAGATTCTAGTATTATCTGTGAAATTTATAATGAATATGCAGAATTGCATAAAGGCGCAGACTCTATTAAAAAACAAATCAAAGCGCTAGAAGATAAACTTAGTGAATTTCATTCTAAAACTCAACATATTAGAGAACAAGAAGAATCTTTTTATAACAGTATTTCTAAAAAGTATAATGTTCCAGTCGAAGAAGTCAAAAAATTTGTCGGGGATGCAATTCTGAGAATTAAAACACATAATGAATAAAGATAATCTAATTATTGCATTAGATCATTACATGCAAAATTTTAAAGATTCACTGAATTCTCAAGTAGAATTATATTCTTTAATAGAATCAGCATTTATTGATAAAGAAATTTTCTTTGAAAAAATCAGAGAAGTCGCACTGGAAAACTATAAATTCACTAATGATTTTGTAGTTAATGTTGGCCAATTTAAAAAAGTTTATATGGAATGCATACATAATAAGGTAAAATCAGAGTACGATTCTCTAGTAGATGAAGGTTATATTTCTGTCGAAAATGCAGTAACTATGATGACTCAAAAAGGAAAAAAAGAATTAAAAATACACAAAAATACACAAAACAATTAACAAAAAAGGATATATAATATCTAATATATTAACAACAGTAACTAGCGCTAATTACTAAAAACTAAAACTAAAAAATGGAAAATCAATTACAAGATTTATTTAATCTCTCCGCGGACGATCTAGTCCAAACAAAAAAAACAACAAACACAGATCTTTATAAACCTACTCCTGAAAAAGGAAAGGAAAATGTTTATTCTTCTGTGATTCGTTTTATTCCTTGGCACAGTGACGCAAAAAAGTCTATTATGCAAAAATGGACTGCATGGCTAACTGATCCTTTATCTGAAAAGTCACGTTACGTTGACTGTCCTTCAAGTGTAGGCAAAGAATCCATATTACGTAATGTATGGAACAAACTTAATTACTCTGATAGTGCTGCTGATCAGCAGTTGGCGAAAGCATTTTCACGAAGACGTCAGTTTGCATCTTTAATACAAATTATTAAAGATGATAATAATCCTGACTTGGTGGGTAAAATCCTGGTTTATACTTATGGTGTTAAAATCCATGACAAAATCCAAGAAAAGCTTAAACCAGAATTTGGTGAGTCTCATAATCCTTTCGATGTCTTTGAAGGTAAAGCATTTCACTTAAAACTTACAAAAGTTGGTGGTTATAATAACTATGACAGCTGTAAATTTTTAGATAATGGTGCACCGATTATGATCGATGGTCAACCTGCTGTTAAAACAGAAGAAGGAATGAAACAAGTTGTCGAATTTCTTAAAACTGAATCTCCAGATCTTGCAAAATATGATTATCAAGAATGGGATGAGCAAACTCACGAGTTTGTAAATAACGTTGTAAGAAACACTATTCCTGCTGGTCGCAAAATTGCTGGCGTACAGACTGAAAATGTAGGTGCTCCTGCTTCTGCATCAAAGGCTGTTGTTACAGATGATCCGTTAGGAGACGAGAATGATGCTCCTTTGGAAGATAAGCTACCAAAAATCGAAAATGCAGAATCTGGTGGTTTAGATGATCTAGATGATCTAGAAGATGAAGATTTCGATGAATCACTTTATGACGACATGTAAAAATGTCTGATCCACAAACTAAGAGAACACCAAATTCGGTGTTCTCTTTTTCTCTTGAAGACGAAAAATCTTACTCTGTAACTGAGTTTGTTGATATTGCACAAACTAAACTTGGTAAAGTATTACGAGAAAGATTTAACGGTCTAACTCCAAAACAGTCAATTAAAGTAATGACGGACAGGCTTAATTTTGCTTGTCCCTATTGTGGTGATTCCCATGAAAACCCATACAAAAAACGAGGTAATTTATATTTCGAGGGTTTTAATTTTCATTGTTTTAATTGTCATGAACATACGTCGTTTGAGTCATTACTTAAAGATTTCGATGAAAAAGTTACACACAACGAACTTTCATTTCTAATTGACCAGCATGAAAAACATGCAATCGAAAGTTCAGTATCGAAAGTAAATTCTCAGGTATTTTTAGATTCATCAAGTGTGGACATGTGGGCCATAGATAGAAATGAACTAATTAAGGTTATGGGTTTTCAAGAAATAAAAGGAAGTTCAATTGAAAAATATCTTCTTAAACGTAACCAAAAAAGATTTCATAAATTTGCCTGGAATCCTAATACACAAAAATTGGCCCTTTTTAATCTGAACCCAGATAATACAAAGGTCATAGGAATGCAACTTAGAAATTTTGATAAATCCAAGAAAGGAGAACCAAAGTATTTAACGTTTAAATTATCGAAAATCTATGAAGACATTCTAAAATATGAAAGTTTACCTCAAGATTCAAGATTTCAATATGCTGACGAAATCTCGACAGTCTTTGAATTGTTACATATAGATATTAGTAAAGATATTTATGTATTTGAAGGGCCAATGGATGCTTTTCTTCTAAAAAATGCTGTTGCGTTATGTACAGCAGGAAGAGATTTTCCATTTAATCTTCCAGTAAAATGGATTTTTGATGATGATAAAACAGGTCAAAGAGAATCTATTAAAAGAATTAAACAAGGTCAGCCTGTATTCCTCTGGAAAAAATATATAGAAGAGATACATATTAAAATACATAATAAGTATAAAACTGATTTTAATGATCTTGTGAATATTGCAAAATCACAAAATATAAAATTACCTTCGATCAAAAAATACTTTTCGACTGATAAATACGATTTATATTACTTATAAAAAAAAATTAAAAGTTATGAATAAATTAGAAGTTTACGACAGATCCTTTATTAAAAGAATCAAAACATTTACATAATCATTTCATTGGAAAGTATAGCTTAACTGCAAAACCAGATCACATTGAAAGCACTATTAAAAGATTAAAATGATGACCGATATTGATATACCAAGCGAAATAGATATGGGACTTTCTGAAGAGGATGATAAAATTAAGACTAGTATTGTAATTAAGTCTAAAGACTATGAAAAGTCTAATGCCAAAAATTTTACACCTGAACCTCCTAAGAAAAAAACTAACGCAATTGTAATCACTCAATCAAATGGAAGAAGAAAACATAAAAAATCATCCCCTCTTTTTTGATAATCCTCCACCTAATGAAGATGATCAAGGAGGAGAAGAAGATTCTTTAAGCATTAGACTTGAAAAAGAACGTACAGATCGTATGAAAACTATTCAGGAATTATCTAAAAGAATAAAGGATATTAATTTTATTCATGAACTACAAGTTGATGTTTATTCAGAAAGACAAAATCTTCTTGAGCGATATCATTATCTATTTACATTATTGGCAAAACAAAATGCTAAGATCAGAGCAAAAAAGAAAAAAAGATTTGAGTATTATGCAAATGAATATCAATATAATGCGACACCTAAACAAAGAGAAGAAATGATTCGAGTAGATTTAGAATCAGAATATGATGTTCGTGATGAATTGGATAATCAAATGAAATATATTAGTGGCTCAATGTCAACTATAGATAATATCATTTTTGGTATAAAACATAGAATAGATGTAGAAGAGTATAGAAGAAGGATGTAATGTGGGTTTATAAAATTACAAATAAAATTAATGGAAAGATTTATGTGGGTCAATCACACAAGAAAAGATCTATGTATTTAGGTAGTGGTAATCTTATAAAAGCCGCAGTGAATAAATATGGTAAAGAAAATTTTATTAAAGAGTGGATAGATCAAGCTTTGACACAAGAAGAATTAGACAAAAAGGAAATTTATTGGATAAAGAATTTGAATGCGCAAGATAAAAATATTGGATATAATATTGCTGACGGTGGATGGAATGCCTTTACGATGAATGATGAAACTAAAAAGAAAATTTCAGAAACATTAAAGGGTAAGTATGTTGGTGAAAATGCCTTTAGAAAAGGAATAAAACTTAGTGAAGAACACAAGCTTGCAATATCAGAAGCTAATAAAGGAAGAAATAAATTAGTTTCTGAAGAAACAAGAAGAAAGATGTCTTTATCGAGAATCGGTATTAAATATTCCGATAATACAAGGAGAAAGATGTCCGAAAGCCATAAAGGTAAGAAACTTTCCATTAGACATAAATTGAAAATATCTGAATCTATAAAAGGAAGACAATTTTCAGCTGTGTCTATAGAAAAAATTCGAAAATCTAATATGGATAAGCAACAAAAACATTCAATACCAGTAATTTTAGAAAACCAAGATACTGGAGAAATACTAAATTTTAATAACTTATCTTCAGCCGCAAGATATTTTGATACTTCTAGACATATAGTTAAAAATAACAAAATTTCAGGTTGGGAAATACAATTGGGTTACCCAATTGTTAAAATAACACAGCTACGTAATGAAAGCACGCGTGACGGATGATGGCCGTTTTATACAAATAGTAGAGTGTTCAGAATTGGAACATTCGCAAATGCAACTGTCTTTTCGTAAGAGAATCGGACACTGGAGGTTTCACCCTCTGGTGAAAAAAAAAAAATATGGGATGGCTATATCAATTTTTATGATAAACATCGAAGAATTCCATTAGGTCTTTGGAATAGACTTCAGTCTGAATGTAAAAAATATAAGTTTAAGTTAAATTTTCAAGGATCCGAGTTTATTGTTAACAAAGATTTTGATGCAGAAAGCTTTGAAGAGTGGGTATGGGATTTTTTTAAAGACACACGATATGGTAAAGGAGGATCTCGAGAACTTCGAGATTATCAAATTAAAGCTTGTAAAGACACTTTGACTTTTTATAAGTCAAGATCAGAGCTAGCGACATCTGCTGGTAAAACTATTATCATGTTTACGGTTTTTGCGTATCTTTTTGAACAACAAAATATTGAGCACCAACTTATAATCGTTCCTAATGTTTCTTTAGTAATTCAAACACAAGAAGCATTTCTAGAGTATGCCGAAAATACTCGTCTTGAGAATGATTTTAAAATCCAAATGTTTGGTGGTGGTCGCTCGACTAAAGATAAAAATGCCCAAATTTATATTGGTACTTATCAAACATTGAAAAAATTTGATATTGAGTTTTTTGATAAAATTCAATGTATCTGTGTTGATGAAGCTCATCATACACATGCAAAAAGTATCAAGGATATTATTATTAAATCTTACGATTCAAAATATCGATATGGATTATCAGGTACACTTGATCAAGGTGATACAGTAGAAGCGATGACACTTGATGCTTATTTGGGACCTATTATAAACAAGGTATCAGCAAAATATCTGATCAAAAACAATTTCGCTACAAAAATTCTTGTGAAGGCTATTTTCTTGGATTATTTCAAAGATGAAGCAAAAGAAAAGCTTTACCAATTAAGAGAACGTAGAGGTAAAGACATTGACGGTACTAAACTTTTAGATATTGAAAGAAAACTTGTAATTGAAAATCGCACAAGATTCAAATTTGTATGTGAGACTATTGCTAAAACTAATAAAAATTCTTTAGCATTATTCCTTGATGTTAAACATGGATATGGTAAAAGAATATATGACTATCTTCGTGAAAACACGGATAAAACAGTCTTTTATATTGACGGCGGTACAGCATCTGATGCTCGAGAAGAATATAAAACTGAAATGGAATCGGGATCAAATAAAATCCTGATTGCATCATTTGGTACCTTTGCCACTGGTATTTCTATACATAACTTGCATCATATATTTTTCTTAGAATCATATAAGTCAGATAGAATAGTTAGACAATCGATAGGAAGAGGAATGCGATTACTTGAAGGTAAAGATAAAGTTTATCTATGGGATTTTATTGATGATTTTTCCTGGGGAAGTGATAATCGCTTTAAAAACAATTATCTAATACGTCATGGAAGAGAAAGACTTAAAACATATAAAGCACAAGGATTTCCCTTTAAAAAATATAAAGTAAAATTGTAATATATACATTATGGAATATGTTAAACTATACGAAGATTTTAATCCTTCAGTAAGTAGACAAAGAAATAATGAACGCAAAAAGAAATTAGTCGAAAGATATAAAAGGCGTGATGAACAAATCAAAAACACCAAAGATAAAGGAGACGAATCTAAAGCTAACTTGTATACTAAACGAAAGGAAGTTGATAGATTAGAAATCCAGAAAATTGATGTTAAAAACGAAATTATCAATATCAAGGAAAAAAGAAGAAAGAAATGAAAAAATTTGAAGAATTTGTAAACGAAAAAATAGTATTTGGTATTTATGACAAATTTAAAAATACATCGGTAGGTGCAAAAGAATTTGCTTCTGCAATCAGCTCAGATGATGATGCAGTAGAGGCGTCAATAGATTTTTTAGATGCTATGGAAATTTGGTTTAAAAAAACCCAAAAAGGAAATTGGGAAGATGTTCAACAAGAACTAGCAGACAATATTCCTAATGATATAGAATCGTATAGATAAAAATAAATAAGAATATGAAAAAATTTGAAGAATTTGTAAACGAAGGATCAACTTTCGATAGTATCGCTGATCATTTGAGAAACAAAAAAATATCAGATGCTGTTTATAAAAAGGAACAATGTCATTATTATTAGACGATAATAGCACTCTAGAATTTACATTTAATGACAATACTAAAATAAAAAGATAATTATGAAATCATTTACAAAATTTGTAGAAACAACAAGATCACTTAACGAAAAGGAAGATCTAGAAAAGGAGTATAAAGAAGTCTTTGATGCTCTATTAGATAAATACGAAGTATCTTCACCCGCAGAACTTAGCGACGAAAAGAAAGCTGAATTTTTTGATGAAATTAAAAAACATTATACTGCAGGTAAAGGCGCAACCGATAAAGGCGAAGATCTTGTAGGAAAGGAGTAATGCAATACGTCCACGGATATACACAATTTCTTAATGAACAATTGATAATGGAAGGTGGCGCTTTTGGTCACCTTCATCATCCATTTGAAGATCATAGTTTAACATTTAATGATTTATCAGAAATGATAGAATTAACTGTAACTGGAGCGTTTAATCAAAACAATTTTGTTCAAGAAAAAACTGATGGTCAAAATCTCATGTTTACATGGAAAAATGGCGAAATACGTGGTGCCCGAAGCAAGAAACATTTAAGAAATCAAGGTGAAAACTCATTATCCAAACAAGAAATAAGTCAAATGTATTCTGGTCGTGGTGAAATTTTTACAGCATTTACAGAAGCTATTAATGATTTAGAATCAGCAATTAAAAGTCTTTCTTCTAAACAAAAAGATAGAATTTTTTCTGAAGGAAGTAAATTCATGAGTGTAGAAATTATTACACCTATGACACAAAACACGGTACCATACGGTTTATCAATGTTAGTCTTCCATGGTACTAATGAATATGATATCGAGGGCAATGTTTTAAATCAATATAAAACTGAGGCTAAAATTCTTGCAGGAATGATTAAGCAAATAAACCAAGACGTACAAAATACGTTCTTTATCCGTGGTCCGCAAAATATTAATTTAGAAGCTTTACCCAATACTGCTAAAAAGAAAAATTACTATCAAGGTAAGCTACGTAAATTAGTAAATAAATACAATTTGTCTATGTCAGATTCTATACCAGATTATTTGTATAAAGTATGGCGAGATAAAACTATTGACATTTTATCTAATAAAAATTATACAGAAGAAATAATCGATGGATTAGCTATGCGCTGGGGTAAAAAACAAAAATCATATTCAATACCTAATATCAAAAAAGATCTTGGTTCAGAATTTTCTGATTGGGTCAAAAACTTTGAAAAGCGTGGCGGAGAGTATGATAAACTCTGGAAAGAATATATTGCACCTGTCGAAGGTTTATTTTTAGAACTTGGTGCAGATATTTTAACCAATATTGAAAGTTTCTTAACAGCAGATCAAAGAAATGCGACTGAAGAAATGCGTCAAGAAATTGAAAGTACAATAGAAAAGATTAGAAATTCTGATGATGTTACAGCTATTGAAAAGTTGGAACATCAATTACAAAGAATTGATACAGCAGGTGGACTAAAAAGATTAGTGCCTTCTGAAGGTATTACATTTTTATATAAAGGAAAACTCTATAAATACACAGGACTATTTGCTGCTATTAATCAAATAGGTTCACTCATAAGATATAACTAATGACAACTGTTGAAAATACGAAAGTTTTAAAAGAATTTACGCAACCTATTCTTAACTCAGATGTTCCAGAAGTCTTGGGATTTTTGAATAAATATATTTTGCCTGAAATAGGACTATACGGATTAGATGAAGATGCAACAATAATTGGTTCTGCTGGAAAAAAGTTATTAAATCAAACCAGCGGTGATATAGATATTGCAATCTTACGAGGTTCCGTTGCTAAACATTTTGATAGGGATGATGTATTAATGGCTATACATGAAAAACTTTCATCAATGGGATATAGAACAAATATTCAGAAAGGATTTAGTCAAGTTAACTTTGCTCTTCCAGCACCAAATGGGTTTGTTCAAGTTGATTTAATGATCACTGATAATTTGGATTGGGCAAAATTTGTTTTTCATTCTCCAGATTATACTAAATCTGAATCAAATTATAGGGGTGTCTACCGAGGAATGTTATTAAATGCTGTTGCATCTGAAATTGTTAAAAAAACAGTCAAAAAATTAGATGGGGAAATTGAGGAATATGAACAATATGTAATACGTTCTACCTTTGGTTTATTTAAAGTACGTAAAACTCTTTTAGGAAAAAATGGTAAGCTAATCAAGACACCTAAACTTTTAGATAAATATGAGCAACGCATCTCCAATAATCCTATTGATGCTGTAAAATTACTTTTTGGTAAAGACGTTAGAATCGATGATATAAGTACATTTGAAAAAATGTTGAATGTAATCAAGAGTCAAAAATTCTTATATCCTGGAAAGGTTGGAATTATCAAAAATAAATTTATGTGGTATCTTGGAAAAACCAATTTAAATATACCATCAGAAATAACTAATATACCATGAAACATATAAAATCATATAAAGAAATTCTTAACGAGTCTATTAATTCTCGAGTACGTTCAAAAATTGTTAAGTTACTCAAGACTCAAGGAATTCAGCATAAAGTAGATTATGAATATTCTGCTGGACATTTTTTGGTGCCTACTATAGAAGCAGCTGAAGATATTGCTGATGCGATCGGTGATAAATTTCATGTGACTATTTTAGATAGAAAGGGTAAAGAAGGAAATACACTTGTAATGATAACTGAAGATGTTAATGAGGCTATCGATTATATGGAAATGGATTATAATTCAAGAAAAGAAATTCTTAAAAAAACCTTTCCAGATCTTATGGAAGATTCAGTAAAAGATTACGCTTTAAAAACATTTAAAGAATTACCGCCAGAAATGCAAAAAGAAATAGCTGAACAATATAACGTAATACTAAAAGATCAATGAAAAATTTTGTAAGTTTCTCAAACTTTGTTAATGAATCTCAAAAAGATACACAGGGAAATACACCTGTCAATATTTTGATTGGTAGATTTGATCCCTTCCATATCGGGCATTATTCTGCTGCGAAAGAATTAGTTGATAAAAATGGCTATCCTGTAGTAATTGTTTCTGTTAGAGGAAAGGGAGATTTTGGAAAGGGTACAACAGTAAGTAAAGAACTTTTTGATAAAATGGTTTCAAAGCTTGTAAAGACTGTGCCATTTATTAACGGACACATAGAAATAACTAATGTTTCTTTTGATAAACAATTGTTTGTGAATCTTAGACCTAAGTATGAACCTGTACTTTTAGGAGCAGGCGCAGACAGAATCAAAGGATATACTGCGCAAATGAATTCTTTCAGAGACAAAAAGGGCAATGTAATTAATATGCGCCAAGATTTTGATGTAGTTCAAACTTCACGAAAAGCAAGTGGCACTGAGGTCCGTGAAATAATTTCTAAAAAAGATAAAAAGAATTTCTTAAGATTAATGCCTAAAGAACTTCATAATTTTTGGGATGAACTGGTCAAAGAACTTAATGAGACAAAAAGACCATTATCTTACCATATTGATATATATGATAAGGCCATACAAAAATTGGTAGAAAGTAAGAAAAAAGATAACAAAACTATTTCAACAATAGAAAGATTAATAGTGGAGAAGACTAAACTAATCCAAAATTATTCTGATCTTATTAAGTAAAAGACATGCCAGGAATAAAGAAATTAGACAGAATTTATCAATCAGACGGATTGATCGAAGCTAAAAAACATTTAGAAGGTAACATAACGATTACTGAAAAATTGGATGCTCATAGATTTTCGTTTCAAGTAAATGAAGATAAAAAAGTTTCGTATTATAAGAAAAACGATAATCGTGAGATTTCTAAAATTGATCGGATTATTACTGATTTATATGAGCGAGCAATAGTTCATATCGAATCTTTACCTAAGTCTATTCTTAAAAACATTCCTAAAAATACGAGGTTTGGATTTTCATATTTTCCGAATCAGAAACCTCTTAGAATAAAATATTCAAAAATTCCAGAAAGCAGATTAGTACTAACTGATATATCATCAAGATCTGATGTAGGTAAAGTCCGCAAGGTTTATGAAGATCAAAAATATTTAGATAATTGGGCAGATATTCTTAAAGTTTCTAAGCCCCCAATAATTTTTCAGGGTGTACTTGAAGAAAATCAAAGAGATCATATTCTTAATCTTGTGAAGGGAACAGATTCTACTGTTGCGTTTTTCTCACAACATATCGAGGGAATATTTGAAAAAACATTTTCTGGCAATAACATTATTGAGGCGCTAGTTTTCAAAAATAAAAATGGCTTAACTCAATTAAGGGATCCATCATATAAAATTTTTAATGAAGCTGCTCGACCTACAGTTAGTCGGGATTTTTATGACTTGACAATTATACAAATTCAAGAATTCATGGAGAATTATGAATTCGGTATTTTTCGAGATAATCTTTCAGAAAATGAACGATATATCAATTTAATATCTGATGCATATAACAAATTTATTGATGCCGATTTAATCGATGAAAATTTTAATCCTGAGTTTCTTAAACCTAATATTATTGGCACGCATGGTTGTTTAGGACGCAAATTTATCAGAAATAACGAAACTCTTCAAAAAATAAATAGATCAGCTTTAAACGAGGAACTATTTAAAGTATTTTTGATTAGTCTACATCGTAAAAAATCTCCTCATGGATTATTGAATCAAAGCATAATCAACAGTTTTAATCAGACTATCGAAAAAATTCAAGAAAGTATAAGTGCAAATGATGGCGAGGGTCTTCTTTCGTATCATGAAACTATTAAAATTCTCGAGGGTAATAACGTTAAATTAGACGATCAACAACCTAATTATATCAAGGTAGTTTCTTCATTACAAAAATCATTCAATAAAGAAATTAAACATAAAGAAATTGAGCCTTTACCTAAAGCTATATGTATTATTGGCAAATTCGATTTTATTACAAAAAAACATATAGATTTAATCGAAGGATTTTCGGCAGAAAATGTAATCATTGTCAATCTTTCTAAAAAGAAGTTGAAATTATCTAAAGAACTTTTTCAACTTGAGGATCGTGAGGTTGATAAAATACTTAAATCTTTACAAGATGAAAACGATAACATTAAAGAAATTGTTAATTGTTCATATTATTCTCTTGAAAAGATTTTTTACAAAGTTAGAAAAGTGGGATATGAACCGATTAATTTTTATGTAAATGAAAAATCAATTGCTAATTATTCGATTCAATATAATACGATCAAACATATTTTAGGTGATCGTTTAAAAATCTCAAAGGATTTTGATATCTCTGGTTTTTCTATTGATGATAAGCGCACTATTTTCAGATCAATTGAAGATGATGATTATGTAAAATTTAAAGAAGTCTCACCTAAAATTCTTAAGAACTTCTGGGAGATATATAAATCCAGATATAACATTTGGAAAAAAGAATAAAAAAACATGAAAAATATTAGATCATTTCGAGAATTTGAAGCTTTAACCGAAGCTAAGAAATTTTATACTACAAAGGATATTGTAAAAATGGCAAAAAATGCTGGTGATATTGTCATAGATGCCAAATACGCAATTGAGGATTTGGGAGTAGCTTATGGAAATAAAGTACCATCAACTGAATTGGATAGAGTTTTGACTCAATATGATTTAGAATTAGAAGATTTAAATGAGGGTCGTAAAAAAATCCAACTTAAAAGAAAATATGGAGAACGTTCTGCAGTTACCGCCGGTAAGCGTGCACCTGTCAGAGATAGGATATTAGGAAAAATCGCTGAGTCTGAAGAAGGCAGAATGTCCAGAAGTTCATTACAAGCATTTATCGCATCCACAAACGAAGATTCAGGTAGAAAAACCACTTTTTCATGGGTCCGAAAAAACTCACGATATTTTAAAACTGTTAAAGAATCTGGTACAACATACTATAAATTAAGTATGTATGGTAAGCGTGCACTAAAGCGCGGAAATCTTAATGAATCTGAATCTTTAAATGAAGGACAGTTTTCTTGGTTGACTCAAGATGGTGGGACTCAAATTGGAAGTGAAAGAAAAAATACTATAACCGTTTATATGTTTGATGACAAAGGAAATAAATGGGAAGAAAGAAGTTATGAGGGTTATGGAGAATTTGGTGGAAAAGATTATTTTGATCTTTTAGCTGAAATGAATGGTTATTCTCAAGAAGATGCTAAAAGTAAAAGTCGTAAAATAGGCGAAGATCTTCGCGAAATAGGTATTGATCTAATGTATGATAAAGGTATTAAACCTAAAAATGGTGGTAAGGTATTATTTCCAGCTTTAGTTTCAAATAAAAATTACAATTGGAAACGACACGATTTTACAAAACAACCCGAATACGATCCTAACCAAGGTTGGTATACTGAAGATTACGGTTGGTAAAAAAACAAATATTATGAAAAAATTTAATGAAACTGAAGCAAGTCCAGTAAATACTCCAGGTATGGGAAATGTTGTTCCAGGAGAAGTAGGATCTGGTGATGATTTTGGTGATGAAGAAGAAGAAGAAAAAGTTCGCCGAAAAAGACTTAAAAATCTTAGAACATTTGAAGAATTTGAAACAGCAGGTATCAACGAGGGTAGAACATATGAGGGACGGCCAATAACTCCTTCAATTTATACTACTGCTGATATTAGAAAACCTATCACTAAGAGATCACAGCTTAAAGATGGCATGAATGTTATGATATTAGACCATGGATTAAACCAATGGATAGCTTATATGAGATATATCGGATTTGAACAATTTATGCATAAATTTAATTCTGCTAGCCAATATGAAGACATGGTTTTCGATTATTCGACAGAAGAATTAGAAGATGCTATTAAGAATGGCGAGATTCTTATGATGAAATAATAAATTCAGTTAAAAATTAAAGGGATAGAGATTAGGTTCTTTATCCCTTTCTATGTTTAATCTAGTGATCATTAGATTAACTTTCTACTATTAGATAATAATATACCTATCCATTTTTAAATAATGTCTTAGATTGAATCTATTGACATATTTTGTTATTCATATGTAAAACTTTTATCAAAAAATCTAATAAAAAAATTTAAATCACAAAAAAGTAAAATTTATGGCAAACACAGATAATGAATGTAAAGATCTAGAGATAAAAGATTTTTACGAACAATCAAAAACACATCTTGCAGATATTATGGAACATCAAAAGGAGATGCAAGAAAAAACGTATAATATCGATTTTTCCGAGATGACTATTCGAGAAATTATGGATTTCTGGTTAGTTAATATTCATGCATTAAATGATGAAATTCATGAAATGGTTGATGCTCTTGGTGGAATTAAAGACGGTTCAGGAAACGCTGTTTGGAAATATTGGAAAAAGGACCATTTCCGTTATGCAAACATGACTATAAATGATTTATCAGAAAATGATAAGAAGGAACTTTTTATGGAATGGGTAGACGGTCTACATTTTTTCATGAATTTTCCAGCATCAATTGGTCTTGACGCAAAAACTGCATACAATTATTATTTTGCAAAAGCCGAAGAAAACAAACGCAGACAAAAAGACGGATATTAAAATATGATAGTAGATATTTCTCAAGAATTAGGAAAGTTAGAAGTCTCTTATATCGGTGAAGAAGGTGAACTTAGACTTTTACAATTAGATATTCCAGCCAGCGAACAGTATATTTGGGATTATGTAAATCCTTCGCAGCGCAAAGATCCAAATTTTAAAAGCTGGGATAATAAACCAGTAAAGAAAACCAAAAGTAAATTTCTTAACAAATATAGGATTCAGGAATTTCTTTTGAATCAACCTAAACACATAAAGGATAAGTTATATGCAAAACATTTACCTAAAATGTTTTTCTGTGATATTGAAACTGAGGTAACAGATGATGGATTCCCAGAACCCAAACAAGCAAAAAACGCAGTTACAGCAATAGCGTTTTCAACAGGAAATAAAATCATTGCTTTGGGTACAAAGAAATTAACAACCAATGAAATTCTTGGAATTAAAGAAAAAATTAATGTTTATTTCAAAGATTTCAGATCCGAAATAGATTTTAATTATCTTTATTTCGAAACAGAATTTGATATGCTTTATTCTTTTATGGGTAAAGCAACTCATAAAATGCCGTTAATTACAGGATGGAATTTTATACGATTTGACTGGGAATATTTATTGAATCGTTGTAAAAGATTAAATATTGATCCAGCAATATCATCACCTAGAAATGAACTTACGTATAAGAACTTACCATTACATAGAATTATAGTCGATTACTTAGAAATTTATAAAAAGTGGGATAAAAGTATTGACGTTAAGGAAAACAATAGTCTTAACTTCGTGTCACAAGAAGTTCTAGGTATTAAAAAGATTAATTATTCTGGTAGTCTTCAAGATTTATATGAACAAGATTTCGCAAAGTATATTTATTATAATGCTGTTGATACTTATCTGGTTCAATTAATTCACGAAAAACTACAGACTATTCAAACATTTTTTACTTTAGGAATTTTAACAGGCGTCGAATTACAAAAAGTTTATTCGCCAATTAATATGGCAGAAACAGCGATGCTGGCCGAATTCTATAAGCGTGGATGTATTTTTCCTAGGGTTAAAAAATCTAATGATAACGAGAAAAAGGGTTATAAGGGTGCATTTGTATTTAAACCCAAACCTGATATGTATGAATGGATAGCTGCGTTTGACTTTGCATCACTATATCCTTCTATTATGAGACAGTTTAACATTTCTCCAGAGAATTATATCAAAAACATAGAACCAGGAGAAGAAATAGAAGCAGGTCAAGTAGTAACTAAATCTGGAGCTGTGTTCGATGATACTGAAGATAGTGTTTTCAGAACTGTTCTTACTGAATATTATGCAAAAAGAAAGGAAGCTAAAAGTGAAATGTTTGCCATTGAACAGGAAATTGATTTCTTAAAAAAATATATACATCAATAAAATAATTATTTATTATCTATGAAACAATGCCTCTACAATCCAAATATCAACAACACGATTAAAGACTGCATTGTTTTCCTTTTTTATTCTTGGTCCACCTAAGAATAATTTACAATTTTTTCCAAAGATTTTTCAGGATTCTAATTTAGAATCCTTAAATTTTTAAGCTCAAAAATAAGAAATTTATGTCAGATATTTTTACTAAACGAGATTCTTATAAGCCCTTCGAATTCGGGTATATTACTAATCCTTTAATTAACGCAATGTGGTCAGGTCACTGGACTCACAATGAATTTACTTTTCGGAGTGACGTCCAAGATTTCAAAACACAATTAACAATAGAAGAACAACAGGTAATTAAAAGATCTGTATTATTAACATCACAGGTCGAAGTAGCAGTCAAATCTTACTGGTCAAATATTGGTAAATTAATTCCTAAACCTGAAGTTGCAGACATGGGTGCAGTCTTTGGTGGAGTCGAGGTCATCCATTCAAGAGCTTACAGTGAAATTTTAAGTAAATTAGGATTTGAAGACGAATTTGATGAGTTATTCAAAGAACCAGTTGTTGTAGGTCGGGTTAATTATTTGAACAAATATTTAAATAAGGTATACAAAAAGGATCATAAAAACATTACTTATTCATTAATACTTTTTACATTATTTACAGAATATTGCGCATTATTTTCGCAATTTTATATTATTCTTGGTTTCAATAGATTCAGAGCAATTTTTAAAGATATTGCTAACGTTGTACAATATACATCAAAGGAAGAAAACCTTCATGCAGAAGGTGGTATAGCTTTGGTAAACGCTATTCGTAGTGATCATCCAGAGATTTTCGACGCCGAGTTCAATGCAAGAATTCAAGAAGAAGTCCAAGAAGCATTTATAGCAGAATCGCAGTTAATAGACTGGATGCTGCAAGATTACAGTAACGAATTTCTTTCAAAAGAAATATTAAAAGGATATGTTCAAAGACGGTTGAATGATTGTCTGTTAAAATTAGGATTCAATAAAGTTTTCAATGTTAACGAAGAAATCATTCAAAAAACTAATTGGATGGAAGAAGAAGTATATGCTTCTGCAATGACAGACTTTTTTCATAAAAAACCTATTGACTATTCTAAAAATTCAAAATCATATGACACAAATGAATTATTCTAATTTTTATTGGCTAAACGAAAACTCTCGAAAATTTTTAGAACGAGGATATTTACTTCCAGGAGTCACAGGTGAAGAACGAGTAAAACAAATAGCAGACAGGGCAGAAGAACTTTTAGGAATAGAGGGTTTTTCTGATAAATTTTATCATTATATGGCTAAAGGCTATTTTAGTTTAAGCACACCTGTTTGGACTAACTTTGGATTAGGGAGAGGACTTCCTATTAGTTGTTATGGGATTGATATTCAAGATGACACAGCAGATATTTTGCGTGCAGCAGCTGAAATAGGCGTACTCACAAAACAAGGTGGTGGAACTGCTGGTTATTTTGGAAAAATTCGACCACGAGGATCTGTCATTAATAATAACGGAGTCACGAATGGTTCAGTTGCAATGATGGAACTTTTCCAGACAGTTACTGGTGTTATTTCGCAAGGTCAAGCAAGAAGAGGCTTTTTTGCTGCATACCAAGACGTTGATCATGGAGATTTTTGGGAATTTATTAAATGTCGTGACGAGGGACACGCTATACAAGATTTAGCTATTGGAGTTTGTATTTCTGATGATTTTATGATACGAGCAAAGGATGGTGATCCTGAGGCTAGGAAAAGACTGATGGCTATTCATAAAAAGAGAGACGAATCTGGATTTCCTTATATTTTCTTTAGTGATAATGTTGAACGTGGAAAACCCCAAGTTTATAAAGATAAAAAAATGCGAATTAATCATTCGCAAATGTGTACAGAAATAATCGAATATACTGATGCAGAAAAAACATTCGTTTGTTGTTTATCATCGGTTAATCTTTTACATTGGGATGAAATTAAACATACTGATGCAATTGAAACATTGACATATTTTTTAGATGCAGTCTATAGTGAGTTCATTGAAAAGGCTGATGGGTTACCATTTATGGAAAAAGCTGTTAAATTTGCTAAAGAACATCGCAGTATTGGAGTCGGAGTTCTTGGATGGCATTCGTATTTACAAAGAAATATGATAGAATTTGAGGGTATGAATGCGAAATTTAAAAATAATGAAATATTCAAAACTTTAAACGAAAGAACATTAAAGGCCAGTAAAGAATTAGCAAACAAATTTGGTGAACCAAAAATGTTGGAAGGATATGGCGAAAGATTTACCACAAGAATGGCACCTGCACCTACTACATCAAGTTCATTTATACTTGGTCAAGTTTCACCAACATTTGAACCTTTACATTCCAATTATTTTGTAAAGGATCTTTCTAAAATTAAAGTCACATATAAAAATCCATTTTTAGGAGAATTATTAACCACCAAGGGTAAAAATACGAATGATACATGGGATTCCATTATGAAGCGAGGTGGATCTGTACAACATTTAGATTTTTTGAATCAACTTGAAAAAAATGTATTTAAAACATTTGGTGAACTAAGTCAATTAGAAATTATACAACAAGCGGCACAAAGGCAAACATATATTGATCAAGCCCAGTCACTTAATTTAATGATTTCTCCTGACGCACCACTCAAGGATAAAAACAAGTTGTTATATGAAGCTTGGGAAATGGGTATTAAAACTTTATACTATCAAAGAAGTGTAAATGCAGCGCAACAGGTTTCGAGAAATTTATTAGAATGTGTATCTTGTGAAGCTTAGAATTTTATAAAACAATTAGTATTTTAGGTAATATAAAATAAAAAGAAATAATAATGGCATACATAATAGGAATCGACGGAAACTTAAATAAACTTGAACCGAAAGGAGATAAGTTTAACGTTGAGGAAATTAAAGAAATCACAAATGGGTGGTTTCTTCCTGATAAAGTAGGACCTATTTGGGTAATAGTTAATGAAAATTTAAATCTTAAAAAAGATAAAGATTTCCAAATTTATAATGAAAGAGCATCCTCATTTTTTCTTAGGGACATTTTTGGTCAAGTTTTAATAATGTCTTCACATGAATTACCTGCTGAATGGGATATTACTGATGAACTCGATGAAAATCATACTCAAAAAGAAATAGAAGAAGGTTTTTTAAATTTGTATAAACATTTTATGTTAAGTGTTTATCCACAAGATTCACCATTTATTAGTGGTGCAGAGAATCTTAATTTTAGTAACGAGAAAAAACAGTTTTACTTTAGACCTGACCAAGTAGATATAACCAATGCTAAAAAACCCGACGATTTCAGAAAGTTTTTAATGTCGTCATATGATTTTATTGTCAATTCCTCAGAAAAGGATGAATCTATAGTAATGCTAGAAGATGAGTTTAATGTTATCAAAATTGAAACTAAACCTGAACAAATCAAGGCTATTGATCAAGTGATACAGGTTTTTGAAGAAAAAGAGGAATATGAAAAATGTAGTAAACTTTCAAATGTTAGAGGAAAAATCCAAGAATCTATAAAATGAAAAATGAATTTTTAATAGAAGCTGAAAAGTTACTAGCAACAGAAGAAAGAAATTATGAAATTGAGAAAGGTTGGAGAGGTATGGATGAGCATTACACAATACATGGCAAGATAAACGGCATGAAAAAAATTATTGACTTATACAAAAAGGTTAACATTGAGATAACATGATATACTTGCAGTTGTCAATTAAATTGATTATATTTATATTGTAATCAATAATTAACAAATGAATAAATACGAAAAATTTAAAGAGACCTATATAAAAGCCAAAGAGGCTTATTATAATGGGCAACCTATCATGTCGGATTTTGAATTCGATACCCTTGAATCTCAATTAAAAATTGAGGCTGATGTTTTAGGAATAAATTTTAAAAGTATTGTTGGATTCAGTGATGATAATCGCAACAAGAAATTTACCCATCCTTCAAGAATGGGTAGCTTGGATAAAATCCAATCAAATGCTGACAGGACTGCTCCTCTTTCATCCTTTATTGATTGGTCATTTAAATACCCCTCACTAATTTATTACGCCACTCCAAAATTTGATGGTAACGCAGTCAATATAATTTATCGAAACGGTAAGCTTGATTCTATACTTTCAAGAGGTAATGGAGACGCAGGAAGAGATTACTCTGATAAACTAGATCTGATAATTCCGGATAATATTAATGCCACCGCCAAAATTACAGAAATTCGCGGTGAGGTTGTAATTTCTACTGAAGTTTTTAACAGAAAATATTCTGAATATAAAAACGAAAGAAACTTTGTTGCAGGGATTCTTAATCGAGATGAAGATGTTTCAGAAATTATCAAGGATTTTTCTTTTTTGCCTATTGAAGTAAGGGTTCACCGAGACGATGAATATGGATCATATGAATTTCATGAAGTAAAAGAATTTTTAGGAACTCATGGAGGTTTCGAAATACCGCATGAATTGGAATTTAATACACCAGAATTCGAGTTCATATTTGAATCCATGTTATCATATCGAAAGTCTTGTTATTACCGACTAGACGGATTTGTAATAAAAACAAATATTGATAAGAGAAATGAATATGGAGAAACTTCACATCATCCCAATTGGGCAATAGCAATTAAATTTCCACCTGAAGAAGCTTTTACTGAAATTGTAGAAATACGATGGAATTTCGGTAAAACTGGGGAATTAACTCCAATCGCAATTATGAATCCTACTCCGCTTGACGGAACTACAGTTCGAAGAGCAACCATTCATAATATTGGATGGCTAAAAAGTAAAGGATGTGCTCCAGGCGCAAAAGTCATCATTGCGAAAAAGGGAGATATTATTCCGCAAATAATCAAAGTGGTTGAACCATCAACACAAGATTACCAACATCCAGAACATTGTCCAAAATGTGATACAAAATTAGAAATCGAAAATAAAATTCGCTTACAATGCCCCAATATTAATTGTGAAGGAAAGGCTTATAAACATTTTCAAGATGGCTTTAATAAATTAGGGCTGTATGGAATTGGGCCAGCAATTGCAGAAAAATTATGGGATATAGGATTTACATCTCCTATTGATATTTTGGATAAAGAACAATTTAATAAAGCCAATCTTATCGAATCAGGCGAATTTAAATCCGGAAGATCTTTGGAGATACTTTTAAACGCTGTATCTGATATAAAATCTTTACCCCTAAGAAATATTATTGCTATGATGGGAGTCGAAAATCTAGGGAAATCAATGTCCAAACAAATCGCCAACGAAATCGCTGGAATAGAATATTCTTATCATGGCTTACAAAAAAATATCGTTGATCTTTTCAGACCTGGTTCAGAAAAACGTCAATTATTGGCTACCAATATCGAAATGTTGAAAGAGAATAATATCAAAATTGATTATCCTGTGGCTGAAAGTACTGATATTACTCGATACGAAATGACTGGATCTCCATCAAACTTTGGATATAAAACTAAAAAGGATTTTATAGCGTATGCAAAGGAAAACGGATATTCTCATTCTAAATTATCTGAAGCCAGTATTTTATTCACGGATAATTTAAATTCTTCTTCAAGTAAAATGAAAACAGCAGCTAAAAAGGGTGTTAAAATTATGTTATACTCACAAATTTAATCAAAACTAAATGAACAAATCAATGAAAACACAAGACCGAATCAATAAAGATTTTATGATAGCCCTTAAAGGTGGTGAAAGAGACAAAAAGACATTTTTAGGTCTTGTTAGAACAGAAATCATATTAAACGAGGGTCGTGGTATAGAAGCCACTGACGAAAATGTGATAAAGGTTCTCAAAAAATTAGCAAAAAGCATCAAAGAAAACATTGATAATGGTGATCAAGATGCAGAACAAGAACTTAAATGGCTTTCTCCATATTTACCAAAATTAATGTCTGAGTCTGAAATCCAGAAAGAACTACATTTATTTCTAAGTACATGTCCAGCAGACAAAATGAATATTGGATATATCATGGGACATTTCAATAAGAATTTTAGTGGTAAAATTGATAATAAGATTCTATCTGGACTTATTCGAGAAATGATATGATTGTATACGAATTAGAATTTTGGGACAAAGTAAATCTTTTCTTTGGGAGACACAGGTTTTGTGAAGATTTATTAAAACTTAATTCAACTTTCATTATATAAACAATAATGGCAAATAAAAAAGAAATTGTAAGTCTCGATGATATCGAGCATGTATTACTTAGACCCACAATGTATATTGGGTCTATTGAAAATTCTGAAGAAAAGGTTCCTATAGTTAAGGATGGAAAACTAGTAGCAGAAAGTAAAAATATATCAGTAGGATTTTATAAGTTAATGAATGAAATTCTCGATAATTCTTTTGATGAAGCTAAAAGATTAAATGGAAAAATGCCTAAAATTGAGGCACATTTTGATTCAAAAACAAAAAAAGTTTCGATTAGAGATTATGGTGAGGGATTCTATAAAGGTACTGACTTAAATTCTAAAACAGGTCTTAATAATATTGAGACTGCAATGTCAGAATTAAAGGCAGGATCCAATTTTTTCGATGTTAATGAAGAGGATGCGTTAATAGGAACTAATGGAGTTGGAGCTTCATTGGTAAACATGCTATCATCAGAATTTACTATTGAAACAATTAACAGTTCTACTTATTATAAAAGAACATGGCTCAATTTTGAACCACAAGAAAAAATAGAACGCAAAAGAAAACGAGGCGAGAAATTGGGTACCATGATTTCATTCATTCCTCGAGATCGCGCACAAGTACATAATGAAAAAATTTCATTATTTGAAAAATGTACTTGGGATAAAGAATATATCGCATCATTAATGATTTTTAAGAATTATCTTAAGAATAATGATGAACAAATCAAAAATTTAGAATTTTCTGTAACATTTGATGGAAAAGAATTAGATCTTGATCAATCCTTTTTACCAGAAAATCATATTTTAATCCAAACAAAATTAGGTATTTTTGCGTTCTGGGAAAGATATGAAAATGCTGCTTCATTATCATTTATAAATGGCGCGCAATGTAGTGGTATTCAACAAAAGATTTTTAACGATTGGATCAATGATATGTTTGATTACAATCTAGCGCATCATTTTTATGAAACCCTGGTCATCTTAAATTTACCTCCTAAATTAGTCAGGTTTGCCGATCAGAATAAAACTCGTTATGCTGTAGGTAGATGGGAAATTGAAGATCTTTTTAAGCGATCGTTTTATAAAAAAATCAATCGCCATGTAAAAAACTCCAACATTTTTCAATCAATACAAGAAAGAATTGATGAAAGATTATTTAAGGAAAACATCAATACAATCAAAAAGAAAACTAAAGCTGCAAAGAAAAAAATATCTGATAAATACTTTGCACCTTCAAAAGTTAAAGATACTCTTTTTATTGTTGAGGGAAACTCAGCTCGGGGTAGTATTTTACAAAAAAGAAATCCAGAACAGGATGGCGTGTATACATTAAAGGGCAAAATTAAAAATGCTAAGAAGATCAGCGATTTATCATCAAACAATGAAATAATTGATCTAATGTCGATATTAGGTATCGAGCCCAAAACAGTAACAAAGTGTCAATACGATAAAGTCGTAATTGCTACTGACTGGGATCCTGATGGTATTGGTCATATTGCATCATTGTTGATTAATTTATTTTACAAATGGTTTCCACATATCATTGAAAATCACAAACTTAAGATTCTCATCACACCATTAGTATCTGCAGACAAAGTTGGTAAACGAGATTACTTTTATTCAATTGAAGAATTTAGGAAACAATCGGAAAAAGAATCTTATAAAAATATTAGATATCTTAAAGGATTAGGATCACTTTCAAAAGAAGATTGGGAATGGGTAATGAAACAGCGGAGAATGTTTGCAATTTATAAAGATAGATCTTCCAAAAAATATATCAACATTGCTTTTGGAAATTCTTCAGAATCTAGAAAAAAATGGTTACAAAACTAAAAACTAAAACATGTCATTATTAGAAACAGAAACTGGTGAAATGATATATGTTATTGATTATTCTGATCAATTTACAAAGTCTATAAAATCTCACAAAAGAAATTGAACTTATATTAACAAAACTTAAGAAAATAGCAATAAAACATAATGTTGCTATTATATTAGGAAAACAAAAATAATATATGGCGAAGAAATATAAGAAAGGTGTTGAAATAAGATTACCAATTTCAAAACATATTGATATAAATTTTAGAGATTATGCTCTTTATGTTTTAGAAAACCGTGGAATACCTTCATTTTATGACGGTCTTACAAATGTTCAAAAATTCATATTGCAAAATGCACCATCTAATTTTAACAAAACAATATCATTAGTTGGGGACTGTATTTCAGCAGGATACCATCATGGGGATTCTTCTGTGAAAGGTGCCATTAATAAATTGGCAAGACCCTTTGGATGCGCGCAACAAATGCTTGAAGGTGATGGATTTTTCGGGACACCGGTAAATCACGAAGCTGCGGCCCCTAGGTATACATCTGTGAAAATCAATAAAGATGTCCAAGGTATTATAAAGGAGAATAGTTTCCTTAATTCTAAGGATGAAGAGGGACTTTGGAATCCTCTTTGGACTCGATTGCCCTTGGGTTTAACAACTACAATTATAGGAATAGCTGTAGGATACAAAACTACTATACTTCCTAGATCAATCGAAGATATCGAAAATTATTTACAAGGTAAATCCAAAGAAGTTATTCCAAGTTTTATTGGTTTTAGTGGAAAGGTTACAAGATTTCAAAATTTAGATCGTTCATGGTTGATTCAGGGCAATTATAAAATTGATCAAAAACATAAATCAATTCATATTACTTCTTTGCCACCTATGATGAAATATAAAAAGTTTCTAAGTAAAGTGGATGGATTACTCACAAAATATGAAGACAAGTTTACAATCAAGAATAATTCCTCAGATGACATAGATATGCTTATCACATTTAGAGGTCGTTCCCAAGATCAATTCGTAGAATTTACTAAAGACATCGAAAAAAATGTCAAAATGTTAGTAACAGAGACTCCAGTATTTGTGAAAGATGGGAGTGTTTTGGTATATGAAAAAATCGAAGATTATCTTGATGATTTTAAATATAGACTTCAAGAACTTGAGTTAAGAAAACAAGAATATTATTTGAATAAGACAAGTTTTGAACTTGAATTTCAGCGAGCTAAACTTGATTATCTCAAATTCATGTTGGTTAAGAAAAGGTCAGAAGATGAAATTTTTGAATTCTTTGAATCTTACGATAAAAAAATTGCTACAAGATTAGATACTATAAAGCTTAGAAATTTAACTGATGAGGAAATTATCAGGGTCAAAGATAAAATTAAAGAACTTGAAAAAGAAGAAAAATCTTTGATCAGACTGGTTGATAAATTAAATAAGGCTTTCGATAAATTAATTGATCCTACGATCAAGAGAAAAACAGATAACCGCGTTAACCAAACTGATTTGTTTGATGATAGTGATTTTGAGGATTATGATGGTATAGAAATTTTCGGTAATGAAAAACGAGAAATGGCCGAAGACTTAAACGAATAAAAAATATGAATTTTAAAGATTACCTAGAATTAAAACCAGTACCCGGCGAAAGATTTTGCATGAATATAAACAAACAATAAACTATAAAACAGAAAATGGAAAAAATCAGAAAGGTAACAGATATTAGTAACAATAGACTAACTAGTCAAATGCAAGAATATATGTTCATGGAAAATCTAAAACCAAGCGTAGATTTAAGCAGCAAGTCTTGGACATTAATCAGAGTGTTAAAAACAGAAACAGCTAATGTTCCATGGTTAATAATGTATGATGACATGTTTTATGTTGCAATACAGTCAGACAATAGAAGATTTGGAAGTAATGGAGTTTCATTTTATCCTTCTAATGAAAAGGGTCGCTATACAATATCACTCAAAACACAAATAACTAGGCTTTATAATTATGTAGATTTGGAAGCTGCGTGTGACCAATTTACAGATAATTTATATGCTCAAAAAATGAAAGAAAGCTTAGAAATTAACTAAAACTTATTAACATATTTTTAATATAAACTATAAACACACTAAACATGGCAAAAACAGTATTTAAGGTGGTATCACCCAGTAATTTTAGCGCTTTTTTAAAGCGATTTTCATCAATCGAAGAAAGTCTACTTGTTGAAATTGAGGAAGGCGAAATGAAAGCAAAATCATTTACGCCTGAACGAGCAGTAGTCAAATTTTCTAGAATAGGTTTAAACGAAATTTTTGATCATATTGAAGGTCCCGAAGAATTACTTTTCGGCATTTATAAAATGCCTCAACTTATGGGAGCATTCAAACATTTTTTTGGTGAATTTGAAATTATAATTAACCACGAAAAACTTGACGGTAAAAATATCGCGACCGATATTATTCTTAAATCACCTGATAATAAACTTAAGGTCACTTTAGAATGTGCTTCGTACCGTTTATTTAAACACTTATCTGATGAATTGTTTTTAGATAATATTGCAAATATCAAGGATGATGTTCAGGCAAAATTTTCTTTTAGCAAAGAAACTTATTCTCAAATTAATTCATTAACAGGTATTGATACTGATGATAAAATAATTGGGTTCGAAAATACAGATACTGGAGTCTCGGTTAAAGGATCAGCATTTGAAATGGAAGTAGTCGAAGGAAAATTTGATGTATTTTCTATTAATGTATACAAACAACATTTTAATTTAATTGATAGTGAAGATGTTGAATTATACATTTTATCTGATAAAATTGTTTGTCATAGTAATGACGAGAATACAATAACAGTAATCGGCGAAACACAAGGAGATGATTAATGGAATTAGTACACTGCAATTTAAATATAGAAAATTCTTCGCGTGAAGAAATACTTAAAGAAATAGATCGACTCGAAGCTATCAGAAATGAAAAAGCTAACGAGGAACAAGGAATCAAAATTTTCATTAACTCGATTTATGGGGCTTCTGCATCTGCATACTTTATAGGATTTAATCTTCGGGTTGCGGAATCGATAACTTTACAGGGACAAGATCTAATTTTCTTTGCAACTAAAATCCTTAATACATACTTTCAAAACAAGTGGCATAAAGATACAAAATTACATAAAGCTTTAGGTATCACTACTAAGGTTGAAAAAGTATTATCTGAAGTTGTAGTATATGGCGATACAGATTCTACTTATCTATCATTCCATGATGTAATGAAATCTTGTGATTGGCCTTTGGGCGATGGTAAAAATTTCGTATTAGGTTTATATAAACACAGACTCAAGGATTATATTGAACAATGTTTCAATCTTTATGCGAAACGTTCAGGCACAGATAATATTCAAAAGCTAGAGCTTGAAAAAATTGCTTGGTCAGGTATTGTATTAGCAAAGAAAAAATATGTACTTGATTTAGCATGGAAAGATCCAGGTATTTCCTATGATCATTTAGCAAAAATCAGTCCGACTGGTGTTGAATTAGTGCAATCATCGACGCCCAAGTTTTGTCGAACACACCTCATGGATTTGTTGGAAATATTATTCAGAGAAAAACAAGATCTTAATCTTGTCAAGTTCACAGAAAAATTGCGCGAACTTAAAGAGCAATTTAAACTTTCTGATGTAACTGAAATATCCAAAAACACGAGTATTTCTGATTATAACAAATACATCATACAAGATAAGGATAAATTGTCTATTGCTAAAAAATGTCCGGCTCATGTTCGTGCCGCTGGAATCTATAATTATAAAATCAACAATAATCAAAAACTTAAGAGAAAATATCCACTGATTAAATCCGGTGATAAGGTTTCTTGGTATTACGCAAAGGCACCATTTAATGAAAAAGAGTTTGATGTTTTTGCATACACACCTGCCCATCATCCATATGAAATGGCACCCGAAGTTGATTATGATCGACAATTTTCTAAAGTAGTTATTGAACCTATCAATAGATTTGTTCAAACTATGAAATTTGGTGCAATACCGCCAAACTTAATAACGTCAAAAAGATTATTTTGACAATAAAATAAAAATCAAAAAATGGCTAAAAAATTATCTTTCGCTGACTTAGACAGCAAATTAACAAAAATATCGCCTTATGGTTCTGTATTAACAAAAAATTCATTTTCCAAAATAGATGAATGGATTCCTACCGGGAATTATATGTTTAATGCACAAATATCCGGTTCTATTTTTGGTGGAGTCCCTAACTGCAGATCATTTTGTATTGCTGGAGATTCAGGTACAGGAAAAACATTTCTTACATTAAATATCTGTAGAGAAGCACAAAATATGGGTTATGATATTATTTATTGTGATTCTGAAGCAGCAGTTGATCAAGATGTCTTTGAAAAATTCGGTATGGATCCCGAAAGAGTTAGATATCAACCTGTCAGTACAATCCAAGAATTCATGACATTTGTGAATAATTTAGTAAAAATGTTATCAGAAACTAGAGCTGCAGGTGGAGAAACGCCTAAAGTGTTTCTCGTACTTGATTCGTTGGGTAACTTGGCGTCATCAAAAGAAAAAGATGATGCAGTTACTGGTAGAGGCGTAAGAGACATGACAAAACAACAAATCATCAGGTCTCTTTTCAGAACAGCTACTGTAGATTTAGCTGCTAACAAAGTTCCCTTTATAATTACAAATCATACTTATCAAGGAATTGGTATGTTTGCTAAAAAGGAAATCTCTGGTGGTGGTGGTATCGCATTTAATCCATCTATTATTGTAATGCTTGGAAAGTCTAAGCTTAAAGAAGAAACAAAAAGTTCTAAAAATGCTGAAATGGCAAGTACAGGAATTATTGTGACTTCTAGACCTAGAAAAAACAGATTTGCTAAACCTATTCCTGTCAGATTTCACATATCGTTTTTCAAGGGGATGAATAAATACACAGGACTAGAGAAATATATCAACTGGGATTCTTGTGGTATTGAAAAGGGCGATATGCTTGATCAAAAATGGTTTGATAAGTTATCTAAAGAAAAACAAGCGGCATTCGATCTGGACAGATATTCGTGGGTTGAGAAAAAACCTATTATGAAGAAAAATAAAGATGGTGAGGAAACAGAGTCGGGTGAATTCGAAGAAATTACCAGATATTTTGTGCCTAAGCCAACAGCAAGATCTATAGTAGTTAGACATTTAAATGAAAGACTACCTAAAAAAGAATTATTTACACCAAAAGTAATTACTGACGATATATTACATCAAATAGATGATAATCTGATTAAACCATTGTTTATGCTGCCTGAAATTGGAAGCTTGGAAGATTTATCTGAAATTGAGGATCTTGATGAATCAAGTTTAGATGAAGAATTAGAAGAACTATAGTCTATGATAGAAATAGATTACGATAAAGTAAAAATGAAACATTATCTCTATGTCCAGCTCGATAAAGAAAAGCTGGACATAGAGTATGCTTTATATGAATTGTTGCATATTTTCAAAGAAAAAGCTTATAAGAAGAGTAAAACTATTAAGCAATTAATATGGGATGGGTATTCATATAAAACAGAAAAACATAGTACCCAGGAAATATTTGATATGATGGAATCAAAAGGTTGGGTAGAAACAGAAATTAAAAGAGGCAGAACTTATTATAGTATTCTTGATCATCCATGGAAATAAAGTAAACTTTTTACAAAAAAAGTAATATAAACTTTAATATGGTAAATGTAAATTTAGAAAAAATATTTTATTCATATATTCTTGAAAGTAAAGAATATATTCATGTAGTCAATTCGGGATTTTTTGAATCTGAAGAAATAGGTGGATTATTTAAAGTCGCAAGAGAATTTTTTAGTGATTACAATAAAACTCCATCAAGAGACCAAATAAAGGAACTAGTATTATTAAAAGGTCTAGAAGAAACACTCAATGAAAAGAAAATCGATATTATTTACGATGTCGATATGTCACAATATGATGAAGAATGGCTTCAGTCTAGTGTTGAAACATGGATAGAGTATAAAAATCTTGATAAGTCAGTATTTGATCTTATCAATTATATGAAGACTACTAATGTCACTACTGAAAATATCAAAGAAGTAGTCGAAACTGCCAAGTCTATTATATTAGAAAAGAATAATCTTGATTTTAAATTTGATGAAGGTTTAGATTTCTACAATCCTGATTCCCATGATCAACCAATATCTGATACATTTTCTACTGGATATCCACACCTAGATCTTGTGACTGGTGGAGGATTCTCTATTAAAACATTGTGGGTATTTTTGGGCCAAGCAAAAGTTGGAAAAAGTATTTGGCTAGCAAATATGGCAACAAGTTCTATTCGAATGGGATATAACGCGGCATATATTTCTATGGAAATGCGAGATAGAAAGGTTATTAAAAGACTAGGTGCCAACTTACTCGGTATTAAAATGTCTGATTATAACCAGATAGCTCGTGATAAAGATAAAATCAAAAATAAGATTAAGAATATACAGTTTGATAATCTTACAACACCTGGAAGACTTTATGTAAAAGAATATCCAACTTCTACAGCTTCAGTACAAGATATTGAAAGATGGCTTAAGAAAATGGAAGAGATGAAAGGTATTAGATTTAAAACAGTTTTTGTCGATTACATAAATATTATGAGAAACTGGAGAAATCCAAACTCAGAAAATACATACATGAAAATTAAGCAATTGGCCGAAGATTTACGGGCAATGGCAGTTAGAAACGAGTGGTGTGTTGTGACAGCTACTCAAGTAAATAGAGGGGGATTTGATAGCTCTGACTTGTCCTTTTCAAACGTATCTGAATCAGCAGCATTAATACATACTATTGATGCCATGTGGGGTATTATTCAAGAACCTACAATGCATGCGGATTGCAAATATATACTTAAATTATTGGCAAACCGAGATGATGGATACAAAAATTCAAAAAAGAGATTCGATATAAATTATGAATACATGAGGATTACAGAAGATGAATCTCAAATGTGGAGCGATGAATAAACTATGGTATATAAGAAAAAGAAAACAAACAAGGTATTTGACAATGATTATAACACGGGAAATTTAGACTTTGAATTTTTTGGTGAAATTAGTGTCAAGAGTGAAATTTCCGAAAAATTCACTGATGGTTCATACACAGAATACGAGCGTAAAGAATTAAGAACGGAACTATATGATATTTTCATAGAAGCAGATTTCTATAAAAAATATTCTGTGATTAAAAAAGTTCCAAAAAATGACATGCAAACAATTTACTATTACTTTGCAAGTCGTATAACACAAAATAAATATTCGTCAGTTCAGACATTTACTGAAATTGCTGATTTTATGAAACTTGATTATAAAGCTATGTTTCAGAAATTGATGCCAATAGAAAAACAATTAATTATAGCTGAACTTGATAAAGATTTCGATATTATCGAAAAGAAGAATATAAAAAGACTTTTTTAATTTATGGTAGATTATAAAGCACCTATTGAAAAATACCCTGACATTAAAAGATTTTTTATCCTTAGTGACACACACTTTGGTGTAAGATCTAATTCTGTAGAATGGTTAGAAATTCAACGAGATTATTTCTATAACTGGTTCATTCCGATGATAAAAGAAAATTATCGAGAAGGTGATGCGTTAATTCATTGTGGTGATGTATTTGATTCAAGACAAAGTCTTAATCTTCGAGTTATGAATACTGCTATGGAAATTTTTGAAGAACTATCTAAAATACTTCCTGTTTTTATTATATGTGGTAATCATGACATATATCATAAAAAATCAAACGAAATTAATTCTATTAAAATCTTTAATTGGTTAGATAATGTCCATGTTTATGAACAACCTGTAGTTTTGAATATTAACAGTGGGGACACAAACGCATTATTGATGCCATGGAAAGACACGCAAGAAGAAGAACAAAGCGTCATTAATGCTAATCCGGCAGATTATTTATTTTGTCATACTGATATTCGAGGTCTCAAATTTAATTCTTATGTTGAGGTAGAGCATGGTTTAGGTGCAGCAGAATTCACAACATTCAAAAAGGTTTATTCTGGCCATATACATTTTGCACAAACTAATGGAAATATTAGAATGGTAGGTTGTCCATTACCTATGACTCGTAGTGACATTGGAAACACTAAGTCAATATGGACTATTAATTTTGAAAATGACGAAGATTCTAGTGTGGAAAATCATTATTCACCAAAATTTATTAGAATGAAATTGGAAAACGTTCTTGAAAAAAATTATGGCGAACTTAAAGAAATATTCAAAAATAATTTTGTTGATATTCTTGTGCATTCCAGTTTAGGTCAATCCTTTCCGTTTAGTAGCTTTCTTGATGCATTTGCTGAAGTTAATTATCGTAAACTTAATTACATTATTACAACGATGGGTGATGGAGACGAAATTGATTTAGAAGATTATAATGAAGAAATGGAAAAAGAAATTGATCTTCTTAAACTTATTTCTTTGTATATCGATAACCTAGCATATAGTGATTCTATCAAAGGAAAACTTAAAAAAATATCTAATCGCTTCTATCATGAAAGTATACGTTCAGCTGAGGAAGAAGTTATAGGCTAAAATATGAAAATTAAAAAAATAGAATGGAAAAATTTTGGAAGTTATGGAAATAAACTTCAAAGTTTAGAATTTACTAATAATGAAGGAAATTTTTATCTTGTCCTAGGACAAAACGGCTCAGGTAAAAGTACAATTTCGGACGTAATTAAATTTTCTTTGTATGGTAAATTACAAAAGAAAAAATTAAAGGATATCCCGAATAGATTTAATGGTGCTGCTTGGTGTAGAATAACTTTAGATAAAGATGCATTTACCGAGGTTATTATAGAACGTGGAGTAAATCCAGGTATTCTTAATTGTTTTGTGAATGCCCAGGAATATGATCAAGCAGGAAAAAGAAATGTTCAACAATATATTGAGGAAGAAGTTATTGGACTCCCGTTTTATGTGTTTAACAACATTATATCATTGTCTATAAATGATTTCAAGTCATTTTTGAGTATGCGCCCTTCCGATAAAAGAGCTATTATTGACAAAATATTTAGTTTAGAAATAATTAATAGAATCAGAACACATGTAAAATCTGAAATTAGAAAAATCAGAGACTCGATTTTAGTACTTGATAAAGAAATTGATGTACTTACAAGTTCTATGATAAATTCGGAAAATGAATTAAGAAAATTAGAAGAATTTGTTCAAGAAGATAATGAAAACAAAATATCTGAGTATAAAAATAAGATAGTCGAATTTAATGCATTTCTTGATGTGAAAAGAAATGAGCTTGTTTCATTGGAAGAAAAGAAAGCTACAGTAGATGAGAAAAACCTTAATGTTAGTACAATCATCAAAAAATTACAAAATAATATTTACCATATTGAGCAGCGTGAAAAAGTTTATGAAAACGACAAATGTCCTACATGTGAAAGTGATTTAACAACGGATGATCATAAAAACCGACATGATGAATGGTTATCTAAAAAGTCAGATATGCGGGAAAGATTAGATAAAGTTTCTGAAAATAAGCGTAAAATCAAAGAAGCGACTGTTAAAATAGATAACGTTAGAAAAACATTAAACGCACATATTCAGAGAGCTAAAATCAATATTGAAAGTTATCAAAAAGAACTGAAAAAACTTGATACTCAAGATAATGATAAACAAACAGAGTATTTAGGAAATATTATCAATGATCTTAAAAGCAAACAAGTAGTTTCTAAGAAAAGAAAAGGTACAGAAGAGAAAAAATCAAATTTTTTTAAAATTCTAGAAGATATATTTGGAGATAAAGGTGTTAAACAACTTGCGATTAAAAGAATTCTTCCAAGTTTAAATACAGAAATCAATAGAATCATTAAAGAGCTTAATATGGAATATCGTGTTATGTTTAATGAAGAGTTTGATGCAGAAATCAACCACCTCGGATACCCAGTATCTTCTGATATGCTTAGTACAGGAGAACGCAAAAAGGTTGATTTCGCAGTATTGATATCTTTGATAAGATTAATGAAACTAAAGTTCCAAGGACTCAATATAATATTTCTCGATGAAATTTTTAGTTCAATAGATTCAGATGGAATACATCATATATTGAAGATATTGGCAAACACTTGTAAAGAATTAAATTTAAATACATTTGTGATTAATCACAGTCAGTTACCTGTTGAAATTTTTGATTATACTCTTAATGTAGAAAAAACGAATAATTTTTCAAATATAGAATTGGAAAAAGTAGAATAGATATATATATTACTAATGAATATAGGCAACAAACATAATTCCGATGATATGAATATAGGCAACAAACATAATTCCGATGATGTATTTTCCAGGGCTATTGTAGTAGGTTTGATAAACCTGTTAAACAATAAAATTCAATATGAAAATTATCTTTCAGAAACAGATAAAAAAGATATAATTGAAGTACCATGGTTTTTCAATCAATCTGGTGATGAAAGATTTATGCAAGATTTTTTTCAACACTGGGATAATTGCATTCATCCTAAACTTGCTACAGGGAATTATGATATAATCCCAAGAGGGGTCGTAACTTTAATTGATGAAACTATTGACACTGGTTCTATGACGAACAGATTTGTCCGCGGATCAAGAGTCAAAGAAGTTAATGGTCAATTGCAAACATTTAGTGCATTTTTAAATTCTATACCATTAAATATAAGTTTTGATTGTGTCATTGAAACTGATACTTATTTAGATTCATTGAAAATTAGACAAACGATTATTGAAACATTTTATGCTGTACAAGTTTATCACGTAACTTACAAAGGCGTTAAGATACCTTGTCAGGTCGGATTTCCCGAGCAAGTCGGAATTGATAAGACGTTTGAATACTCGTATGGTGACGATACTAAAACAAGACTGACATTTGATCTGTCTTTACAAACATTTCAACCAGTATTTGATAAAACTACAGAAAGACATAATGCTAACAGAATGAATTCAATTTCAGTAGGAATGGATACTGGTAGTCAAGATTTTAAAAGCATCACCATTACTAGTCCAGAAATAAATGATGAATTTTATTCATATCAGGATATGAGATTGGAATGGCAAGATACAGGTACAATTCTTAGGGTTAATTTATCATATCAAATAGACAATTCTGGTGATTGGAAGCCGATAGAAAATTCTGTTATTAATTCGGGTTCATATTTATGGGCGGTACCAACATTTCAAGATACTTATCCCAGTGCAGTATTTTCTCAGAATTCTAATTATCCTGCGATACTAAAAGTTTTTGTAAATGGGTTAGGTGAAATTGAAGAAATTAAAATTATAGAAGGTGGTGATACATACACAAACGAACTAAAAATAACAATTGAAGAAAATAAAGATGGTAAAGATGGTATTACACCAGCTCAAATTAATCCTATTATTGTTGGTGGGTCAATTATCGATGTAGAAATAATTTCCCCAGGATTAGGCTATACACCTACAGAGGAATTTACTGCCAAATTTAGAATTGAAAATACTACAGACCCGTCAATATATGACGAAATAGACAATATTAAATTAAGATAAAAAATTAATTTAAGTTAGATATATACATTAGAAATAAACCGAAAATAATACACTATAATGGTTAAATTAAGTGCTCGAATTGAAGATCTTCAAAAAAACACAGGATCTTTAGAAGTAAAGAAAATTTGCGAAAACGCATTATCAGAAATCTCAAAAATTAACAAAACTAGAATCTCGCCTTCTGCAAAAAAAGAGTTGGCAATTTCTATAACAGAAAATGTTATTGACGAACTTTCTGGATTTGATGAATCAATTGTGGAATCCTTTATTAAAAAGGAAAAGACTGCATTGACTCTTGATAATCTAGGTATTAGTGAAGCAATGGACAAAATTGCTGAAAGTGATTTGAAAAATCATCCGGCAATTTCATATGCCATTAGAGGATTCCAAGATAAACTCTCAAACCCTGATTATTTGATTGCTGAAGAATTTTATAGCAAATTTAAGCCATTCGATTGGCATCCACAAGTCAAATCCGAACTTGATAATATATTTGAAAAGGTAACAATATACAAAGACGATATTATCATCCAAAAGGCTGTTCATGGTTTAAAAAATTCTAAGTCTTCATATTTACTAAAAGGTATTAATGAGACTCTTGAAGCTTATTTGGAAGAAAGAACAAAGAAAAACAAAGAAGAACTTGTTGAAAGACTTGATCGTTTCTCTTTTGATCATATGATCAGAAACCTGAAAAATGCTGTTCAATCGTCAAATGATAATGAACTTGTAATTAAAGAAGGTAAAGGACAAGCTATACCGAAGGATATTTATTCACTCGTTTTTATAAATGAAAATAACGAAATATTTGGTACAGGTAAAGAATTTTACGCAAAATCCGGAAATACTCTTATTAAGCTTAATGAAAGTGATGTTTCTTCTCTTTCACATGATTTTGTAAAAGTCAATGAGTTTTTAAATAGTGATTCTGTAAAAATTGTTGGAGACACAATGACTATTTATGGATCAGATAGAAAATTTGTACTTGAATCTGTGAATGGCAATGTTAGTATTACTGTCAATGACAAGAAGATGACCAATGAAGAATTCCAAAGTATCTATATGAAATCTGGAGTTTTATCAAGAAGAAATTCTGACCAAGTCGGAATGATTAATTATATTGTTGAAAACTTTGATTCAATTACCAAAATAGACTTCGGAAAAAGAATTTTATCTCCGAATATGGCAAACAGAAGAGTTGATATATTCAAACTTGATGAAAACATTTTTATTACTAAAGAAGATCCTATGATGGGTCGTGTTGATTTTTTCAAAAATCTTAATGCAACACAATCAAAAAACTTGGTAATAGAATATCTTAATTATGATATTTCAGAATCTTTTACTGAAATGATTTCTTCTGAAGATAAACAATTAAAAGAATATTCTAAAGCTAAACAAAGTTATATCAAAGCTATTTCTAAACTTGAAGAAAAAGTAAAAGAGTTGAGTTCAATCAATGATCCTGCTATTTTAGAATCTGAAGAATTTCAGAATATTCTTTCCATTTTAAATCAAGAAATTGATTCTTTAAAAGAAGAATATAATTCTTATGTGGCTTCAATTGTTGAAATGGAAACGGCACCTACAGCATCGCCTGAAGAAGATGCCGGTAAAGATTTAGGAACAGAAACTGAAAGGGGAGATTTTACAGTAGATGATAAAGTCAAATGTCTTAAACTAGAATGTTGTGGAACAATTACTGGTGTTAACGGTGATGCATATACAATATTAACTGACGATGGAAAAACTGAAATATGTAAAGCTGAAGATTTAGAATTACTTGAGGTTTCTGAATCTGATGGACTTGAAGATAAAATCGACAAAGTTACAAAGTTTATTGATAAATTAGGAGACGGCGAATCTGATGACGAAGAGGAAGATGATGATGAAGAAGAGGGAGACGATGATGATGATGATGAGGATGATGAGGATGAAGAAGATGAGGATGAAGAAGGAGATGATGATGAAGAATTTGATGTTGATGGACTTGATGCAAAGGATCCTGATCTTACTACCGAGGCCGAAACCGCTCCTCCCACTACCGATGTAAATGACGCCTCAAAAGAAGTTGTTGATGCAAACGATACTGATCTCACACCATTAACCGCAGGCGACAAAATTAATAAATCTGGAAAAATTGGAACTGTCCAAGGAGTAAAGGATGAAATTGCGACTGTATTATTTGATGATGGTTCAACAGAAACAGTAAAAACATCTGAAGTTTCTTTACAAATGAAACATGAAGATTCAATTACTGAAGATCATTCTGATGTTGCCGGAGCGGCTCCTATCGAAGATCTTAATTCACTCACACCCGGCGATCGAGTAGAAACTGAGGATGATGTATATGGTTCAGTTCAAGGCGTACGTGATGATATTGTAACTGTATTACATGATGATGGTTCAACAGAATCTTATGGTCCTGGTGAATTATACTTTGTTAAGAAACACGAAGAAGCAATATCTGAAGATTTTTCAGCAGGAGATGAAGTTGAATTGACTGATGGTTCTAGAGCTAAAGTTACTAGCACAATTGATGATAAAGTGATGATTATTGACGACCAAGGAAAAACTTCAACGGTCCCAAAATCTGATCTTAATCTTATCAAGGGAATCGGTACACAAGCAGATGAAGTCGAAGGTAAAGAAAACGATGGAAAATCTGTAGATGTATAATGATAAGAGAATTCCAAGAATATCTTAAAGATAGAATAGGTAGTCAAGAGCAAGAACAAGAATTATATGACGATAAGTATAATTCTCATGTCGAAATTGCAATTATAAAAGTAGATAAAATCATTGAGCTTTTAGAAGATCTTCAAAGGGATCTTCTAAAAGCTACTATTTCATATTCAGACATTGATAACAAAATCAAATATTTTAAAGATTTGAAAGAAGAAATCAAAACTGAAGACACTAACACTAAACAAACTAAAAGCACATAAAAATATGCCAGTATATTGCCCACCCGATAAATTTAAAGCAGCTATTCTAGAATCACTTGAACAAGATGAACTGACTCCAGATGCATTAATGTATCTAATGAGAATAGCAAATGAAGCAAGTAAAAAATTGAAATACAAAAATCCTAAAGATCGAGAAGATTGTATAGGTACAGCTCAAGAAGTAATTCTCAAATATTGGAGAGGATATAACCCAGAAAAATCATCATACCCATTTGCATATTATACACAAATGGTAGTACATGGATTAGCTAAAGGATGGCATGAGCTTCATCCAATCAAAACAATTAACAAAGTTTCATTATCCCACGAGAATATTCACAGTTTTGAATAAGTCTAATGTCATCCTCAGATTATAAAAACAAAAACAAGCCAACTAAAAACAGTAGATATAGACAAGGATACTACAGACCTGAAAACAGTGAAAAGTATTTGGGTGATGTAACTAAAATAATCTATAGATCTACATACGAATACAAATTCTGTAGATTTTGCGATAATTCTACAGATGTATTAAGTTGGTCATCCGAACCATTTTCAGTAAAATATTATGATCCTGTTAAGCAGAAAAAACGTGATTATTTTATAGACTTTTATATGAAATATAAGAGAGCTGATACAATCAATGATTATTTAATAGAAGTTAAACCTAAAAAGAAACTTGTTATGCCAGTTTTTGAAGGTAAACAAACTCTAAAAAGATTAAAATCTTACAATTCTGAAGTCGAAGAATTTTTGACAAATAAATCTAAAATTGAAGCTGCAAAAGATTATGCTCGTAGCTTAGGTTATAAATTTATAGTAGTAACAGAAGACTTTTTGTATAACAATGATCTAGAATAATGGAAAATCCGATAATAACATATAGAGATAATCTATTAGCACCTGGTAATATGAATCAAGAAATGACTAAAAGATTTCTTGATTTGTATGTTTTAAACATAAGACCGAAAACAGATTTTCTAGAAACTGATGAAGAAACTAAAGTTATACAATTTGGTAAATTTCTTCCTGGAAAAATTTATACATTTAAATATGATCCACTTTACAAGAATAAACTGGATTTCTTTGATAAAAGACCAGTAATATTATGCAACCAAGTATTCTTTGCAAAAGGTACAAAGAATCTTATTTTGTCTGGCCTAAATCTAAATTTTTTACCTGAAGAAATAGTTACACAATTATTATCAAAATTTTATGAACTTTTCGATAAAGAAATAGATTTAAGTTATAATATGGCAGGTTCAAATAATGTCAATTTTGATATCCGAGAAATTGCTATGTTTTTTAAAGAATGGAAAGAGGTCTTGGCATACTTTGGAGGTCTAAATGGTTTAGGTTATCAGTTTGCATATAGACATTATATTATTGATAGAATTGAATTTTTAAGATATGTTGAATATCAACATTGGGAAATGCTACCCTTTCTAATGACAGAAGAAATAGAAGGTAAATCTGTAAAGGAGATATATACTTTATATTGGAAAACTTTAATTAGTAATGTAAACAAGTCAATAAACAAATCAAAAAAGAGATAAATATCTAAATTAAAATATTATGGCAGGATTTCTAAATAGAGGTAACCCAACATCAATTTTTGGTACTATTGGAAAGGCATTAAAACGTCTTTCTAATCTTGGAATGGATTATGATGATATGGTCGTCAAACAATCCAGAGCCGTTGGTGTAACAGAGTCAGAATTCGGAAACTCGGGATATTTACCTAAAGAGTACTTATATTCTTTGGCAATGTCAGACATTGGTCAAAAGAAATTTATTGCATATTTCGAAAAAGATTATCAATCTCGAAGAGATTATTTAAGAAGATTTGCGATGAATGGGGAAATTGATTATATCGTTGAAACTATCGTTGATGAATCTATAGTATATGATGAGAAAAATTATTTCTGTCGACCAGATACAACATCAATTGGTGAGTATTTGAATGATGATAAAGAAGCTGAAATTAAGGAAATTATTAATGGTAGTTTTAAGAAAATCTATAGCGCCTTTAAATTTAAGGAATCGCATGATTCTTGGCATTACTTTAAAAAGTTTTTGATCGATGGATTTTTAACATTTGAAATCATTTTTGATAAAGAAGGAAAGGAAATTATTGGATTTAAAGAACTTGACGCATTATCGTTAAGACCTGCCGTACAAGAAATGGATGATGGTTCTTACAAAAAAATATGGTTACAATATGAAGATGTTCCCACATTAAAAAGAGAACTACTTGATAGTTCAATTATCTATATTTCATACGCCAAAGGAAATTTTGTTGGAAGACTATCGTATACTGAAAGATTAGTGAGATCATTTAATCTTTTGAGAATCATGGAAAATTCGAGAATTATTTGGAACGTAATGAATTCATCCTATCGATTAAAAATGGTAGTACCTATCGGAACTAAATCTCGTCAGAAAGCTAAAGAATCTCTTGCTGATATGCTATCAGTTTATAAAGAAGATATTTCATTAGACTTTGATTCAGGTGAATTAACCGTAAATGGTAAACCTACCATGCAATTCTATAAAAACTATCTACTACCAAGTAAAAATGGTGAACAACCTGAAATTGATGTCATGGGTGGTGAAGGTCCTGACTTATCAGATACCGACGCACTTAAATATTTCTATGATAAATTAAGAATGGACTCTAAAGTTCCATTTAATCGATTAGAATTTGATGGTGGCGGTGGAGGCCAAATACAATTTGAAGCTTCTAGTATGGATAGGGATGAAATTAGATTTTCTAAATTTATTCGAAGATTGCGAGCGATTTATCAGGAAATTTTACTCAAGCCCTTGTGGATTCAATTATGTTTACAAAAGCCAGAATTGGCTAATGATCGACTGCTCGAATCTAACTTAGGACTTATCTTTAATTCAGATAATATCTTTGAAGAAGCTAAAAATATGGATATTAATGAACGTAGAGCTAACTTTATCTCGACCATGCAACAAATTACTGTTCCTGAACTTGACGAATCTGGTATGATTACTGAGGTGCCTTATTTTAACGCCAAGTTCTTGATTCAGAAATATATGAAACTTCCTGATGCTGATATTAAACGTAATGAAAAATTACAAACTAAGAAAAAGGAAGAAGATGAGAAAAAAGCAAAAGAAATTGCTAAGCAACAAGGATTTTAATTTTCAGTGAAAAATAACAGCACACAAATGCCACTACCTATAATATTATTAATACTGTTTTCATTTTTGGCAGTTTTCTATTTATTCTATAAACTTATAAAATATTGTAGACATCTTTGTTATTGTCCAGGCAGTGGCTCAGGCGGTTCAGGTAGTGGCTCAGGTTCCGGATGTCCAACAGGTTATCATTCAATAAAACTTAAAAGGCTTCCAGGAAATAGCGATATCATAGGTAAAGGTTTTCATAGAAGTGGATGGCCTTATGTAGTTAATCATTTATATCCTTTACATTCAGAAAGTGGAATTTTATTTGATGATTTTGTCGAACAAAATTTTTGTTATGTAGACAAACCAGAAATATATACTGAGCCATGGGTCGGAGTTTTTCATCACCCACCAAATATGCCGTATTTTGGGAATCGCCCTGAAAAATTTGAGGTTTTTACAAAGACTAAAGAATTCCAAGAATCAATTAAAATGTTGAAACTGGCTATAACTTTAACCGAGTTTCATGCTGTGGAATTAAGAAAAATAGTAGATTGTCCTGTTATTGTTATTGCACACCCAGCTAAACAAGGATTTCCTGAATGGTCTGAAGAGGAGTGGGAAGCAAATCCACGGAAAGAATTAATACAAATTGGTTTTTATCTTAGAAACACACAACTTATTAATCAGATACCTATCATTAAAAATGTCCGAAAGATTAGATTATGGATAGACAGATTTTGGATAAATGCATATGATTCCCGAGTTAAAAAATATTGGAATGCCGAATCTACTAGGAAAAATTATGGAGAATTTAGGGATAGATATTTCGTAACACCAAGGAACTTTGATAAGATGTTATCTAAAAACGTCGTTGTTATGGAATTCTTTACTTGCTCTGCAACTAATGGATTATTAGATTGTTTAGTAAGAAATACACCGTTGATTGTAAATAGACATCCTGCAGTTGTTGAATATTTAGGCGAAGATTATCCTTTATATTTTGATAATCCAGAAGAAATACCTGGATTAGTAGAACAGGCAGTAGAAGGACATAGGTACATGAAGAACATGAATAAGGAATTCTTAAAACCTATCAACTTTATAAACAAATTATTGGATAATTTATGAGAAAATATGCAGTAATGTGTGGCAGTCGCAGCGGCAGCTCTTACTTATGTGATCTTTTAAAATCTACAAATAGGTGTGGTAATCCCAATGAATATTTTAATCCTGAATTAAAGTATAGTTGGATGGAGAAATTTGGCTATAAACCAAGTTATGTTGATCGCCTAATTAATAAAACTAAGACTGAAAATGATGTTTTCGGAGTCAAAATCGTAGGTGTAAAAGATCAGTTGGAAACATATAACAATTCCATTCTTAATCTTTCACATTGGATATGGTTAAGAAGAGAAAATCAAATTTTACAAGCAATTTCGAGATATAGAGCATGGGAAACTGGAATTTGGCATATGAAACATCCTAATCATAAAAAGACTGTCGAATATAATAAAGGTGGTATTCAATGGTGCTTAGATGAAATTAGATCAGAGGAAAAGTTTTATGAAGAATATTTCAATGATAAAGATCATATAGAAATTTGGTATGAAGATGATCTGGTGGATGCTCCTGAACAAACTGTAGTTTCTATATTATCATATTTAAAAATAAGTACTGAGGAGATTCCCGCATTAAAAACTACGCAGATAATATCTAGAGATAAAATCTCAGAAGAATGGCAAAATAGATTTACGTCTGATTTAACAAATTGATAACATGGGATACTTTAGAGTATCCCATTTTTTGATTATATTTAATAAATCTTCTAAAACTTATCACAACTTTCTTAATATAATATTTAAACAATAAAGAAAAATATTATATGGTTGATCAGTTATTTACAGAAAAGTTTAGACCCAAGAAACTCGAACATGTTATTCTTCCAACAAGAATTATGGATCATGTTAAATCCGGAGAAGTTCATCAAAATCTTTTATTACATGGACCTCCAGGTTTAGGAAAAACTTCACTAGCAAAAGTATTAACAATGGATCGTCCTACATTATACGTCAATGTTTCTGATGAAACTGGTGTTGATGTAATTCGTGAAAAAATTAAAAAATGGTGCTCAACATCATCAGTTATCGATGGTAAAGAATCTACAAAGTTTGTTTTATTAGATGAGATGGACGGAGCTTCTGATCAATTTTATAAAGCTCTACGTGCAACAATTGAAAAATTTGCAGAAAACGCCAGATTCATAGGTACTTGTAATTACATCAACAAAGTTCCTGCGCCGATTCAATCGAGATTCGAAATGATCGATTTTAATTTCATAAATAAAGAAGAAGAAAAAGAAGTGATGATTAATGTTATCAAAAGAACTTCTGCAATTATCAAATCTTTAGATATCAAAATTGAAAAGGCAGCGCTAATTGAGCTTGTAAAGAGAAATTTCCCCGACATGCGTGGAATTCTAAATAAACTTCAAAGTTGGAAAATCCAAGGTATTAAGGAAGTTACACTAGAAAATATTAAACAGCTCAATTATTCATTTGCAGATGTTTTTAAAATTCTTTGTGAAAAACCTGATCCTCATGGCAACTATAAATTTTTGGTAGCAAATTATTCATCCAAAGTCGATGAAGTTCTTGCATCAATTGGTACAGAGTTTCCGGAATATCTTAAGGAAAATAAGGAATCAGAAATTTCCAAATTACCAATGATAATTGTTAAGACTGCTGAGCACCAGGCACAAAGAACAATGGTTATAGATCCTGTGATCACAATGTTATCTTTGGTATTCACTATTCAAGGTATCATCAATTCATGATAGTAGATAATTCATCGATAATAAAGGGTATAGATTATATCGAAAATACCCGAGAACTGATTATTGATTTCAAAACAGGAAAAACTTATACGTATTCAAATGTACCAGGAGTCGTAGCATTATCATTTTTTGATAGTGAGTCTAAGGGTCATTTTTTTACTAAGCATATCAAAGGTAAATATGAAGAGAGTAACTGACGTTAAGGAATATATAATATCCAGGTATCCATTACATCCAGATAAATTTGATGTCATTAAAGTAGGTAGTTCTATATGGCTTTATGTTATTGATAGAAAAATTCAGTTAACGCGGTATCAGATATTCAAAGGTTCTTTAGGTACTATAGATGAATCTGAGGCACTTAAAAATTATTTATTAGGTAATATACATAAAGCCATAATAGACCTCGGATATGTTAACCCAGGTTATTCTGTGTAACTATTTGGACCCAATTAAAAGAAAAATATGACAAATATAATATTCGATGGTAATTATCTTTTTTATAAAACTTTGTTTGCAGTATTGCACACAATGAAACTTAATAAAGATGAAAATTTTTTATCTTCTGATGATCATCAACAAATTTTCATGCAAAAGATATCTGTCGATATGGCTTTCGCAATTAGGCAGTTTGGTAATCCCACCCGCATCATTTTTACAATTGATGGTAAGTCTTGGAGAAACGAAGTGGAAATTGAAGAAAATGATGGATACAAATCTGGTCGTTCTAAAGATTTAAAAATTGATTGGGATGCGTTTTATAAAATGATGAATGAATTTGCGACTATTATTGAGCGCAAAGGTTTTATAGTATCTAGGATCGATAGAGCAGAAGGTGATGATGTTATGTATTTCTGGGCTCAATTATTTTTAGCCAAAAAACAAAATAGTATAATTGTAACTGGAGATAAAGATTTACGACAAATAGTTAGGTTGAATAACGATAATTACACAGTTGTATTCGATAATAATTCTCAACGAAGATCAATATGCGCAGCCGAAGGGTTACAAGATTGGCTAAAAACTGAAGATGAGATTGATATATTTTCAACCGAAACATATATGAATACATCCAAAGATCTTATCCATAATGTATCTAAAAAAATCAAAATAATCGAAATCGATCCCCATGATTTCATTTTACAAAAAGCATTAATTGGTGACGACGGAGATGATGTACCACCGTTATTTATTTGGCCAACAAAAAATGGAAAAAAATTCAATCGCATAACCCCAAAAAGAGCCGAGGTGATATTAAACCATGTAAGAGAATCCATTGATGAAAAATTAACAATCAAAAATATCACTACATATGCCGATAAAATAACTGAAGGTATTAGAAAAGTTTCGAAGGTTAAAGAAATTGATGCCGAGTCTATTGAATCCAAGCTTAAACGAAACATTAAGCTTATGTATCTACATAAAAGTGTTATACCTAACGAAATCTTTAAAGATTTTATAGTTCATGCCAAGGAAAATTATAAAAAGAAACTTGGCGCGAAATCATATTCTAAACATATGTTAATTGAAGGCACAAAATACGATAAGCCGCCAGAGTCATTTACAGACGGCATCTTTGGAAAATTGGATAGAAAAAAATGACAAATACACAGGACATTATTGAATATAAAGGATTTCTGTGGACCGTGGAAGCTATTTACCCACCTCGTATAGGCAAAACTGATGGTTATGATTACGATTTTCTCAGAGATAAATATAATGCGGATATCATCCTAAAAAGATCGAATAAATTACTTGTGTGTAAAATTGTCGAGGAAATTGAATTTGAAGAAATAAAGGAAAAGACTAAAGAAATAGAAGAAAAAATAAAAGAAGATAATGAATGAAAAAATGACAGAATTACTTACACAACTATTTAGATTTTATCAAAAAATGTTTGAATATGATCTAGAAGTTTTTAGTCAATCGTGGATTTATATCTGCTTATTAATACCTGCCTTTATGTACCTTTGTATTTTTTTACTTAAATGGACTATACTTACTGCACCATTTTGGATACCTGTTCGCCTTGCCTTTGAAGGAATTGCTAGTATTATTAAAGCAATTAAAGAATAAAACTATTCACAATTTAGAAAATATAAAAATATATGGATCATACCAAGTTATTTGACTTTACCAAAATTCTTTTTACAAGACCAGATATTTATAAAAAAATGAAGTCTTATGAGAAAGCTCGTCATTATTTCATGACTCAAAGATTTATGTCAATAAATTTTCCAGTACAAGCTAATCATATTCAGCATATAAAAATAAACCCTTCCGAAGTTTTAGATTATTGGCACCGCGCTCTTTCTGCCATGTATAATAGAGTTCCTGGATGGATGTATGTTAAAACTGCCAAAGCTAAAAAGGAAGTCAAAAATAAATATATCTCTGAAAACGTCATGCGAGAATACTGTAGTAGATTTGGGTATTCTATGGACCAAGTTCAAACAGCTATTGATATGTTCGGAGAAAAAATGATAAAGGAACTTAAACAATTTGAAAAAATGACAAAGCAATGAATCCACTGAAAAATTTTGAATATCGTAATTGGCAAGGAAAAAGTCTAAGAGAACACCCAATTATACAACCTGGTAATTATGATGGTTTATGGTCTGGGTATTTTGTAGAAATATTATTTGAAATAAGAGTTCCAATATATCATTTAGAGGCTTTGTTAATGAAAACAAACGTCAAGCAAAGCAATATTTGCAACAAGGTAAAATTACAAAGGACGAATTAAAGACATTTGTCGATATGGACCCGTCAGGCACAAAAAACAAGTATGTTAGTTGGATGGCGAAAGTGTATGTTAAAGAGAAGCCTAGTATTGATCAGTTGCGAAGCTATGTCGAAGAGTTTGATGTACTACTTAATCGTCGCAAAACAAAAACAAAAGACATTTACCAAATCAAAACGTTTCAAGCACTTGTTGATGAAGTCGATGAAATTAATAACACCGGCGCAAATTTGTCAACTAAGGACCTTGAAAACGACTATGAAGTTATTCAGGACGACAAAGATTTGCTAGTTATTTGTCCGTACACTCACGAAGCATCAAGAAAGCTAGGAATCACAAAGTTTGCATATAGAAAATGTTCTGATGGAAAAACTGATAGCGCATGGTGCACAACATATAAATCTGCTGATCACTTTAACTCGTACTACTTTAAGCATAAGGTAACGTTTTATTATGTAAAAGTCGTATCTGAGAGATTAAAGCAACAATTAATACGTGAATTTGGTGCAGATCAAGGCGACAGACTAACAATTAGTGCAATTGCAGTACTTAGTGGCAATAATATGGATGGCTATGATGGTATGGATGGTCGATTAAATGCATCTGATTTGAAAAAATACATTCGAATAATTGGCTTAGATGATTAACAACAATTTGAATGGCAAAGAAAACTAAATGATGATATGTCAAAGCATAACATTTATCATGTTTCTTTGGCGAGGCAAAGTTGCATATTTACGCAATAGTTGACAATGTAGAAAAGAGACGATGAGTTTGGGCAAAATCAAGTTTCTTGATAGTTTAGTGTAAAATTAAATATACTTTAAGGATTGTTGATATATACTATCAATAATCCTTTTTTTTATGCAAGAACTTAGCAATATTGGTGACTATGTAATATATGATCAAAAAGAAGCATTTCTGAATGTTATACGCATCAGAGATTTCTTTTTGGAGGTTTCCGGTGAAAACATTTCAAAGGAATTTAGATGGTCAACAGACAATAAAATATACTCAGCGTGGACAGCAATGACCATGGATACTTTGAGAGAAGTAGAATTAAATATTTTAGAAGAATTGTGGGTCGAAGTCAAATTCACATTAATCGAATCGGGTGCTGTAACTATCAATTCTTTTTCATTAGATCTAGAAATTAAAAAGGCGAATAAGAATGACTCGATAACATCACCCATATTTACATGCTCAGAAAATGGTAATTTATTAAGCACTGTCGATCTTCAGAGTCTTTGTTTTAATCCTTACGATGTTAATCCTGCTGCATGTCTTTACCAAGAATTAAGTTATGCTGTCAATAATCTTTTTGGTCATGAAGTTGAATATTTTAAATGTGATCCAGACGTAAAATCTAAAGATATCACATTTAATGAATATTCAATTTATTCTGTAACTCAACAAAAATGTCTTAAAGTGCTAGTCGATAATAACGAGTTTCCTGATGCAGCTCTTCAACATAATCCATTTGGTATAGATTTTGAATTACCTTTCGAGGTTCATATTGATAAGAATTATTGGGAAGAAATTTTTGGTCGTTCTACAGCACCGCAAAAAAGAGATGTTCTTTATTTTAAACTTAACAATAGAGTTTATGAAGTCATAAGTTCATATCTTTTCAAAGCATTTATGGAAAGAGATTCATATTGGAAAGTGAGTTTGATTAAATATCAACCTAAAGCAAATAGATATGAATCTCAAGAAATACGAGATACTTTAGACGCATTAACTACAGATTCGTCAGAACTTTTTGAACAAGAATATCGAGAACAAGAAGAGAAAATTGCTAAACCTGATCAATATAGTAGATTTAAGGGAGATGGTAAATACGATCCATCTAGAAGCAAGATTCATGAGGATATAGAAATTTCCGAGTATAAACTAGAAAACTACTCAACCATCATTTCCGAATATCAATATAGACTTTCAAGTCTGGTAAATCTTTCAAATACTGAACAAGAACCTGCCATAGTTTACCGCGAAGTCGGTAATTTATCTAAAGATGCAGAATTTTCATATAGTTCATGGTTTGCTACTGACAAGTTCAAATTTTATGCACCACAGGATAACTTACTATCACAAGCATTAGATACAAACACTAACGAATTATTGATCACGATTAATAAAAATAGATCATATAATGTTGGTGATTATCTTAAATTTTCTAGAGTACCAGAAATAACATTTTACGGGAAAATTATAACAGTCAATTCTCCGACTTCTTTTACACTCAAGATTAATTCTGATATCGTTAACTATCTTGATAATTTCAATAGTATGTGGAGTGGAATGTCAAATTATACAGTAGAAAAAATAGTACCAAACAACTTTTTAAGTGGCTATTCAAATAATCAAGGTATTAAAATAGATCTTTTTGCAAATCGTTATTTCATAATCACACTTAATTCAGAAGAATATTTAATACCACTAAATAAAAATCTAATCAATGGCGAATTCCATGGATTGTTCATAAATATCTCAAACAAATTTAAACAAATAAGTTTACATTTATGGGAAAGAAAATGGATATCCGGAGTTTTAAGCTCTCCACAAACCACCGATCTATACAACAATTTTTCCATGACAATAAATAATGTGACTTCTGAAGAAAGAATCTCAGACACAAATTACGAAATAAATGCATCTAATTTGATATTAACAAATATCAGAGTATATGACCAAACATTAGAAGCAGAAAAGCAGGCAAATTTGTTAAACCAAAATATAGTACAAGACGAACAGCGTACTATAATAATTGATAACGCATTTCCTTCTTCACAGCTTCCATTTATAGCACACACAAAATGATAATTAAAAAACCGAATAATACAATGAGTCTTCTTATGCAAAATATGCGGGAAGAAGACAAGAATTCTGATAAATCAAGAGCCTTGATTGCTTTTCATTTGAGATTAAAGCAACTCAGCTTTTTAATACAAACCACCGATGGCAAATAATTCAAAAGTCGATCAAGACGAAAGAGATAGAGAAATAAAAAAACGTAAAGAACTTGAAAAGCTTATACAACAGACTGGAGATGAATTGAAAGTTGATGTTGACCGTGCTAGCAAAACACTCAAAAGACATGATCCAGGGTTTCTTAATTATCACGATGTTAAGGAAATTGTAGACAATGAAGCTACAGAAATAGTTTTATCGATTGCAGAGTTTTATCTTAATCCTGAAATCATCGAAAAAGTCAATTACGTTAAACAAAAAACCAAAGTTGATAAAATAACTGTATCATCATTGTTATTTCAGATGAAAACTGCTGAACATGCAATCATTAAACTTTTGGGTGAGATTGACGACGGTAATTTACACCCAAGAACATTTGAAGTTTTAGCATCTCTACAAAGGTCAAAAATGGAAATTGTTAAACACATGGCCCAATTCATGTTAGTAATGGAAAATGCGTATAAAAGTTTCCATGAAGATTATAGAATCAAAAAATCAGAAAATCGAATTGATGATAGTGAAGAAATTGAAGAAGTAGAAAGATTTAAGACTCGGGGTTCTAAGGCATTGATTAAAGCTTTAACGGAATTAAAAGATGATGAGATGAGTGAAATGGAAGCCATGAACAAAATGGGCGAAATGGGCGAAATGGGCGACGAAGATAAATAAAAAATGGCAATAAGTAATAAAGTATGGACCAGTACAATGGTCGAAGAAAATGTTAAGGCTATTGAGGAAGGTCGACAAGCAGACACATCGTGTTTCTGGTCAAGTAATCCACAATACAGAGCGGCAAATATTAATTTTGAGCTAACAGATATAGAATTAAAGGAGTTTGTTAAATGTTCTAAGGATGTAGTTTATTTTGCTAATAAATATTGTTATGCGATGACTGATGAAGGTGTTGCGAATATTGTATTAAGACCTTATCAGGAAGATATGCTTAAAACGTTTAAGGATAAAAGATTTGTTATCATGCTTGCTAGTAGACAAATTGGTAAAACTATTACATCAGGTATTTTTTTAGCTTGGTATGCATGTTTTCATTTTGATAGAAATATTCTAATTGTTGCGAATAAACAAGCTACTGCTGGAGAAATTGTAAGTAAAATCAAGGAAATTATTAAAAATCTTCCATTTTTCTTAAAGCCTGGAATTATTTCAGGTGGGGCTCTGGGACTTAGTTTCGATAATGGATGCCGTCTTTTCTCACAAGCAACAACAAAAACAGCAGCTCTTGGTTTCGCGATCCACTTATTATATGCTGATGAGTTTGCACACATTCAAAGAAATTTTGTTGTGCCCTTTTATAGATCTATTTATCCTACATTATCCTCATCAAAAATATCAAAAATAATTATTAGTTCGACTCCTAACGGTGCTAATTTATTTAAGCAATTGTATATGGGTGCAATTAATGGTGCTAATACATACACGCCTATCAGAGTTGACTGGTGGGAGGTACCTGGTCGTGATGAAGAATGGAAAGAACAAGAAATTCAAAACCTTGGTTCTCCTGAATTATTTGAACAAGAATACGGTAATAAGTTTGTAGCAAGTTCTACGATGCTCTTGACTGCAAGAATTGTTGAGTTTGCAAATAGAATAGCTAAAACTTATGAATGGAAAGATATTGAAGATACTGATTTAATTCCAGAGGATTACATTGATTTGACTTGGCATCCTGACTTTGATCCAGATAATATATGGGAAGAAGATGACAAATTTACAATAAGTATAGATTTAGCAGATGGTGTAGGTCGAGATTATACAGTTTTGAATATTTTTAAAATTGAAGCTATGTCACCAGCACAAATCAGAACAACAAAGAATTTTAGTGAAGAGCACGATTTTTTTAGACTTATACAGGTTGGGAAATTTCACTCAAATTTGCGTTCTATAGAAGAAGTCACTAAAGTTCTTGAGTTACTTGTATATGATGTATTCGACCCTGAAATTGTGACAATAGTTCTCGAAATAAATTTTAAAGGACATTATCTTTATGAAAAAATGTCTAAACATCCGGAATTCGTTGAAGAAATGTTTATGTATAGCAAACATTCGTTAAAGGCTAGTAGTGAATCTGTGGGAATAAAACTTAATAAGGATAATAAACAAACTTATTGTAGAGAATTAAAAAGAGAAATGCAAAATAAAAGAATTATTGTTACTGATGAAGATACAGTGGAAGAATTATCGTCGTTTGGACTAAACGATAGAGGACAATATGAGGGTCAAGGGAGTCATGATGATTTAGCTATGTCTTGCGTTGATTTATTACCCTATTTTGAAAGTGAAGATTTTTATGAACATGTAGAAGATATCATTGATTTAGTCGATGAGCGAAGAAGAGAAGCAATGTTTAAAAGAATAGAAGAATATGATGGAGGTGACGGATACCTTGACACAATTAAGGTATTATCATCATTATAAGAAAGTTAAAAATTATCTTTTTAGAATGAATATATACAACAGGTATATTATAACATACTCACTAAAAATAATTTTTTGATCAATGGCTAAGATCACACTTGATTTAAATTCATTTAAAGCATCTGGTGTTTACACTGTAGAATTCGATACATCTGAAAGAATAGTTCTTTCGACAGAAACAATAAGATTAGTAGTAGGATTTTCAAGAAAAGGACCATTTAATGCTCCAGTATTCTTGAGAGATCTTCGAACTTCTCGACAAATATTCGGACAAACTGATACCTTTTTGGAAAAAAGAGGATCATTTTTCCATAGAGCAATAGAGACTTGTTTACAAACAGGTCCTGTATTTGCCTTAAATCTACTACCACTTAACAACGTTCCAATTAATGAAGGTGGTGATGCAGTAGATTACAAATCTTTTTCTGTAAATACAACTGGAGAAAATGGACCTGTATCTCAGGATCTATTAACTTCTTTCTATAATAAAGAACGTTTCTGGTTTCCAGATACTGAAAACTTTATTGCAATCACAGAAAATAATCCACTAAATAAAGGAAGATTATTCAACCTTGTGAATTTAGGACAGACTCCACTATCATTTATAGTGAGAAAACCTAATCCTAAAGTTGCAGGATATAACATAACTGCTAGAGAATATTACGGTTCAAGTAATGTTCCAGATTATGTTTATGAATTTGATTTCATGGAAGATTATTTCGTAGAAATTATTATGATCGAAGGTGATTGGACTGATTATAAGAGACTTGGCGAAGATCCAGTATACTCTAGTTTCTTTGATGCAAGAGGAGTAAAAGTTGAAAGACTAAACGAATTTTTAACTCTTACTGAAACAACTGTAATTGGAAGTTTTGTAGGATCAATAATACCTGACTTTATTGATGGTAATGGTTCTAATCAATTTATTGAGATCTTAGTAAATAACGCTGTTGCTTCAACTGGTGTATTCTTGTCAGTAAACAGAGAACAGCTTGATGATTATACAAATTCAGAATATAAAGTTGATATGATCGGACATAATCTGATCAGTACTACTGATGATACTGTAGACTTTTTATCATACAACACACCAATATCTAAAGCAATAGCTTATGACGATCTTGATATTAACGCACAACTTGCTACTCCTACCTTTGTAACTACTGATTATGCGGCAGGAACTTATGCTGCGGCATACGTTGAATCATCACCAATCGGTGGAAATTCTGGAGTATTTGGAAATGTTTTAGTGGTTCCGAAACCGGCGCCAAATCAAACTGTTTTCACTGTTGCGAAATACCAAGAATTACTAGATACTTTATCTAATATTTCATTAATTGCTACTAATGGTTCAACTTATGGAAACGATTATGTAAAAGTTGATAAAGTAATTGACAACGGTTCAGAATTTAGAGTGGTTCTTTCTAATCCAGAAGGTGTCGCAGAATCTTATATAACTGAAACTACTGCATCACTTATAGTTGGTGGAGGTACTAATCAAATTACTGTACCAGAAGGCGAAGCATTAAGTACAGGTTCAGGAAACGGAATTATTTTAGTTGAAGCACCAGGATTCAAACATTATTTTGAAGTTGATGCTGTAACTGCACCTGGTGGTGGATCACCTGATGTGATCGATATTTCTATCACACCAACTGCTGTATCGATGGCACATTCGCCACTAGAATATGTAGGCGGTCAAGAAGAAATTGATGAACTTGCTGCAGCTTTAGCAATAGCGACATTTGATTATTCAGATATTAAAATTACACAATGGGCAGCATATTCAAACAATAACGACTATGTTCCAAACCTATTAACATCTGTAGGTGGAGCTGATGGAGTATCAGTTGTATATGAACCAGCGAGTGTATTTGTTCATACTGATGATAATTTAGCAGGAGATAATTCAAATGAGGATTATATTGAAGCTTACCCAGGATCTAAACTTGCAAGAGACATTAAAGCTGCAAGAGTTATTGATGGAGACTTAATCTATTATGCTGCAAACGCATTTAGTTATATCGATATTGATGATGCATGGGGTTCTGATTTTGATGTAACATCTAATCTTAAATATGGTTCACTCGGAGTAAGATTAAGACAATATTCAAATGCTGGACTCACTTCTCAGATAGTAGGAAAAACAAATGACTTTGTAACTGGTGAAACAGGTGCAGAAACATTCATGAATGGTTCTACTGCATATGGATCTGGTGATGATATATTACTTTATTCTGCAGCAATTGAAGATCTAAAAACTGTAGTTGATATTATTCCTGGTTCATTAAATGGGTCTAATACATCATTCAGAATTGCTGAAGCTGATGCATCAAAAATAGAAATTGGTTATTTCTTAGTAAATGCTGCTGGAGATTATCTAGTAAGAGTAACAGGAAAGATTAAATCTATTAATGCATCAACAGGAGTTGTAGAATATGAGATAAGTGCACCATCAGCAGTCGGAGTTACTGCAGATACTGTAACCGCATTTACACCTATTAATGATTATGTTGATAGATTACATTTTACTTACCTCAGTGGTTTTAAACTAACAGAATTTCATTTACCTAAAAACCAAGATCAAGCTAAAAAGATCTACGGTGTAATTGAAAATACTAACTTGGCTGATACATTAGCAAGTAAGGACATTATAAGTTTCCGATATATTATCGATACCATGAAATTTGGAGTTGATACTATGATGGGACCTAAGGCTGTTCTTGCAAGACTTGCTAAGAAGAGACAAAAATGTATGGCAATCTTAAATGCGCCATCGATTAAAGAGTTTATGGAGTCAACTGATCCTAGATTTACTGACGATCCTCAACCATTAATTGGGAATCCTAAACCAACACTGAAAGCTGAATATATTGCTTCAGGTGGAAACTTATCATTAGGACCATCATTTAGATTTACACTACCTGATGAAGAAAATGGTGCTAAGTTTATGGGAGTATTCTCACCGTTTGTAACATACAGAGATAATAACAAAAATATTTCTGTACCACCAGCGGCTGATGTATCAAACAACTTTATCAGAAAATTCTTAAATGGTCAACCTTATGCAATTGTTGCAGGACCAAGAAGAGGTATTCTTTCAAATCCTAAATTAGTAGGTCTTGAATATGAATACACACTTGCTGATAGAGAATTCTTAGAACCATTTGGAATTAACCCAATTGTAACTATAAGAAACGTAGGTATAATGATATTCGGAAATCAAACTGCATACCAAAGAACATTATCTGCATTTAATAATCTGCACGTTAGAGATCTATTAATTACAGTAGAAAATGCTATTGAAGATGTTCTTATTCAATACTTATACGAATTCAATGATGCTACAACACGATTAGAAATTAAATCAATTGTAGAAAATTATCTTGAAAGTGTAAGAAATGCTGGTGGAGTATTTGATTATGAAGTCATCATGGATGGAACTAATAATACACCAGAAACAATCGATCAAAACTTCGGAATTATCGATGTAGGAATTGAGCCAGCACGAGGAATGCAGAAATTCGTAAACAGAATTACTGTTCTTAAAACTGGAGCAATATCTTCTGGTGGATTTACAATAGCATAAGAAAAAAGAAAAAATAAATAAATAACACAATGGCTGGAGCACCACATTATAAAACAAGTAGAACTTCAACATCTAATTATGAACCTCTATATGTTGCGCATTTTCAGATTATTTTGACACCACCACCCGCGGTATCGAACTGGGATCTGGTGATTGAAAACGTTAAGAAAGTTTCTGGATTAGATACAAACAAGATGCCAGAAATCCAAACACAAAAATACAAAGGCACAACTAGAAGTTTTGCTGGAGGTGCGGTCGATGAGACCTCAATAGATTTAATGTTGGATTTTGAGGTTAACTTGAACGACAATAATTCAGCATTTGTCTATAAAGCACTTAGACAATGGACTGATATAATTTACGATCCATTAACTGGGCGACAAGGTCTTAAAAAGGACTATATTGGTGGACCTATGGTAGTTTCATGGTTTAATAAAGAAGGTGATATTCACCAACAATGGAAATTCCCGACAGTATTTCCTTCTGCCGCATTACCAGGGGTTGCTGAACTTAATTATGAAGAAGCAGGTATATTTGCAATCGAAGGATTCCAATTACGAGCTGACTATTGGGAAGAAACAATTCTGTAATAATTTAAAAATATGAAAAACCTTAAAACATTCGATGAGTTATTGAATGAGTCTAAAGAGTATCAAGAAGACGAGTCTATTGAGTTTTTAAAAAAAAAACTGAAAAATAAAATAAAGTTTTCGCCTGAAGAAATGAAACATATAGATAATCTAATGTTGATGTATAAAAAGGGTTCGAAATCTTCTAAAAATAAAATATAGAATTTAAACTAAAAATTTTAGATACAAATATTCACAAGTGGAGATCGCAAGATCTCCATTTTTTATGCTCCAAAGCAAATTCATTTCTAGATAAAGATATATAGATTATAAACAAATAAACCATTTAAAATCGCATTAATATGCCAGACACAGAAAAAATAGAACAATACGTTAAAGATCAAGAACAAAAAACATCTTTAGGTAAAGTTAATTTAAACAAAGACAGACCTATGGTCGGTGAAATTGGATACATCGAGGTACCAATTAAGGATTTACCATCACAAGGATTATTTTATCCAGAAGGTACACAAATAGTTATTAGAGCTGCATCTGTTGCAGAAATTAGACATTGGTCAACTATTGACGAAACTAACTATTCCAATATGGATGACATTCTTAATTTTGTCATCGAGAAATGTGTTAAAATCAAATTCCCAGATAGACCAAGTACATGGAAAGATATTAAAGATATTGACAGATTTTATCTAATTTTTGCTGTTAGAGAATTTACATTCAAAAACGGTGAAAATAAACTTTATGTACCAGGTAAAGAATCAGAAAGAATTGAAGTAACTAAAGATATGATTAGTTATTTTACCATGGAAGATAGAATTAAAAAGTTTTATGACCATGAATCAAAAAGTTTTATAGTTAGAAAAAACGAAAGAATATCACATGATGTTCAGTTCTTTATTCCTTCAATTGGAGTAGCACAATTCATTAAAAGCTATGTGCAGGGAAAACAAAGAGAAAATAAAGAATTTGACGAGTCATTCATTAAATTTGGAAACTTTATTTTCGAAGATTGGAGATCATTAACGCTCAACAGTTATGAAAAAGCAGTTTCCGACTCAATTGGTTGGGACATCGGTACAATATCATTATATGATAAATTCACAGAATTATTGGCAAGTGGAGTTGATCCAAAAATAATCTATAAATCGGGAGGTATGGAGCAAGAAGCTCCACTTAACTTTTCAGGCGGGATCAAATCTCTTTTCATTATTTCAGATATCCTTGACGAATTGGTATGAAGTAGAATTCGTTCTTCTTAAACAATTAGGTATAACTCCATTAGAATTAGATCAACTAGAGTTTTACCGTATTGAATATCTTATGGATAATTTCAAAGATTATTCAGAAAAGAAAAATAAACAAAGGGAAACGCAAGAGCAAAGTCAAAAATTTGACCAATCTTCGATTCTTAAAAATTCCCAAAGTTCCTTTAAGAAATATCTCTCACAGAATCAACTCAAAGGACTCAAATAAAATGAAAAAGTTGCCTGGGTAGATATATACTACTCAGGTAATTTACTTTATGGCTACTCCATCAGAAAAAATGCTAAATGCGTTATTAGGCTCGGTTCAAAGAATCGAGAAAATAATTTCGCAAAAGACTTCAGACTCCAAAAAGGCTGAAACAAGTTCTGTTGACCCATCAATTTTTTCTTCAGGATTTGGTGGGATGGCTAAATCATTAGAAAAAATTGAGTCTGAATCCCGAAAAACCAACGATCTTCTAAGAGAACTTATTGAAATTAATTCAATGAGAAACAAAGATATTCTTGCTGATATAAGTGATGGTGCAAGCAAAATCAATAAGCTTGTTCAATCGTTACCTAAATTTTTTAGTGCGATTAAGAATATTAGCAAACTACCTGAAAATTCTGTTGATAGACTCAAGAATGTTCTGATGTTAACAGCATTTATTGATCCTGAAACTGGTGATCCTTTAGTAGATCAAAACCAATTAGACAAGGCAGCCAAACTAATGGAAAATATTCATTCATTAGCCGGAGGTATTATTAAGTATGGTTTAGCTATGTCAGCATTCTTAATTATCTCACCATTAGCAATCGCGGGCGCTGCTGCTTTCGGTCTTTCTCTAAGATTACTTGACCTTGCCATGGGGAAACATATTGATACCGAAAGAATTAGTGAATCAATGGGTGGGTTAAAAGATTTAGGTATGGCAATAGCTTTATTTGGTATTACAATGGTCGGATTTAGTTATGTTCTTCCACAAATTGCCAAAGGAGCTTTAGGTTTTATTACAGTAGTTGCAGGATTAGGTGTAGCACTTTGGACTTTATCAAAAGTATTACAATGGGGATCAGGAGGATTTAGAGATACCAGCCCATTAAAAACTCTATCACATCTAGGATATAGTATAGCTGTTTTCGGTGTCACTATGGCATTAATGTCTTATGCCGCTCCTCAAATATTTGCTGGAGCATTAGTATTCACAACAGTAGTCGCTACTTTAGGTCTTACTGTTTTCTTACTTTATAAAGTATTAGGTAATAATAAACTTTTTGGTGGTAAAGATAGTGCAGTCAAAAGTTCTGGTCCATTATCGACATTAATTAAACTTGGGTGGTCCATTGCAGCATTTTCGGCATCACTAGTCTTGGTAGGTTTGTTTGTTAAACCTTTTGCACTTGGTGCTCTTGCCGTCACATTAGCGATAAGTGCAATGGGAATATCATTAAGGCTTTTAGGTAATGCATCAGCAAGAAGAGGAACACAAAATCTTCAAAGACTTTCTATATCTCTTGGAATATTTACATTAGTGATGGCAGGTTGGGTACATTTAGTACAACCTAAACTTACATGGGAAGGACTTGGAATGTTAGGCGCTGCAATTGGTGGAATGGGCTTAATCGCGACTGTATTAGGTTTACCTGCAGTCGATAAATCTGCCAAAAAGGGTGCAGCCAATTTGATTTTATTAGGTGGCGCATTAGCTACCTTCTCAATAGGTTTAGCAATCTATGCACAATTAGCTGCCGAAAAACTTTCATGGGATTCACTAGCGATGTTAGGAGCAACAATAGGGACCATGGCACTTGTGGGTACTATACTAGGAATACCCGCAGTTTTTCCTTTAGTACTTTCTGGTTCAATAGCCTTAATTGCTTTGGGTGCTTCATTAACAGCATTTTCAATAGGATTAGGAGTTTATGCAAATACTGTTGCTGGTAAAATGACCATGACAGACTTAGCGATATTAGCAGGTACAGTAACAGCAATGGGATTAATTGGAAGTGTTGTAGGTATCATTTCGCCATTAGTAATCGCAGGTTCAGCAGCGTTAGTTGTGGCAGGAGGCGCGCTAATATCAATTTCTACTGGGTTGTCTATATTCGCGAAATCTAACTTTACTAAAGAAAACGGGGAAAATCTTAATTATGCTTTACGCAGTATGATGGCAGGATTCTTAGGATATGAATCATTAGACGATGTCGGACTTTCTTCATTGGCAAAAGTTCCAGTTCAGGCTGGGCTGGTCGCAACAATGTCAGCTTCCATGTTATTAGCTTCATCTGCATTGCTTCCAATTACTAAATCATTAAAAATATTTAAAGAAGCTAATTGGCAAGAAGGCGATTCTAAAATACTCAAAGAAGTTATCGGGTCAATTATCGGTGCGTTTACTGAAAACTTGAAAGATGTTGATTGGGTAGATCTTTGGTTTGGTTTGAATTCTTTAAACAATGTTGGAAACGTACTTACTGGTTTGGCAGAAGGAGTCGGTGCGTTTGCTAATTTATCTTTTATTGAACAAGAATTTGATGAAAAGGCAGGGAAATTAATTCCTAAAAGAGTAGTTAGGCTTTCCTCGCCAGATATCACAAATGCGGGTATATCTATTGGAAATGTAATTACTGCTATGGTTGAACCTGTTGCAAAATTCGGAAATGAAATTACCTCAGGCATTGGATCATTCATTGGTATTCCATTAGCAATAAACTCGCTTGAAACTTTAGGTTCAGGTTTAGTTAACTTAGCAACAGGAGTACAGGATTGGTCAAATATGACTGTGACTTCTTGGGGTGTACAAAAGGATCCTAAAACTGGATTAAATAAATTAGTACCTACTGGAAAAACTAAATTGACTGACCCACAGTTAGATTCAGCAAAAAGTAACATTGGTAAAGTCTTACTAGCATTAACAAAACCTTTAAGTGATTTCGGGAAAATATTCTCGTCTGATAGTGTATTAGATTTCTTTGGGGGATTAATTGATAAAACAAGCGTAGAAAAAGGAATTGCATCAATGGCTTCATTAGGTACAGGCCTTGCTAACATGGCATTAGGAGTTTCTTACTGGGGAAATATGAAATATGCTCCAATGATTCTAGGTAAAAATAAAGAGACTGGTCTAAATGAATTAATGCCAGGTAAACCAATACCACTCGATATAGAAAATGCGGGAAAAAATATTGGTTCTGTTTTAACCGCATTGGCCAAACCTTTAAGTGATTTTGGAAAAATATTTAGTGGTGGTGTTATTAGCGGTCTATCTGGTGGTGTTACAGGTGATGATATTATTACTGGTATCGAACAAATGGGAGTCATTTCTAATAATCTTGCAGAAATGGGAAAAATGGTGGGTTCTTGGAACAGATTTTCTTTCACTGAAATGGAAGTCAAAGATGGAAGATTAGTTCCTAAAAAAGTTCATCCCCTAGGAAGTGATGCGATTGAAGTTGCTCGACAAAATATTCTTAAAATCATAGGAATTTTACCTGAAGCCTTGGGCAAATATGATTCCATGGTCGAAGGATTAGGAATTGATCGAGAAGACATTGGGGGAATCATTTCTGAAATGTCAACTATTCAAAATACATTAGGATTTTTAGCTAAAGATATTCAGGATAATTGGTCAGGTTCTGAAATGGTAGATTCTGCAAATAATTATAAACTTTGGTTATACGAAGTTGCTGATCCAATTATTGGACAAATGGCAGATAGATACAAACATCTAGGTCAGAGTATTACATTATTCGATAAGCATTTCAGTAATTTTAATAAGCCAGTAAAATCTAAAGAATATCATACATTCACTGATAAGTTAATTCAGTTATCTCAGCATGCAAAAGACTTTAAACTTTTTGCAGATTCCTTTGATAGAATGGCTGATTCAATGGGTAAGTTTTCGAAAAACTTTTCCGTTATGAATGCAGATGGTCTGGCAGCATTTTCAATATGGACAGATAGTTTATTACAAGCAATAGAAGTAGGAAAAGAAGGTGACGCATTTGGTAATTTCTTAGATTCTGCAGACACAGCAGTAAATTCGGCATTTAAATTTGGGAACAAAAAACTCGGTTTTTCTGATGATAATGAAGTAAGCCAAGGTGATAAAAAATCTGTAATAGATCAAACATTAGCCCAAAATGATAGCCAACAAGCTAGAGAAATTAGAAAACTTAACTCGTCTATAATTTCCCTACATAATGAAATTTCAACATTAAAGGCAGTAATGTCAGGTACACTGGATGTTAATATAGAAAGTGTAAGTTCAGTAGCAAAATTTAAAATAGATGAATAGAATTAAAACGTTTAAACAATTTCTTTTTGAGAAAAATACATCAGAATATGAACCGCCGAAACATTTGGTTTCTCCAGCATTAGATCCAGAAACACAAGAACCTGATGATAAGATGTATGATTATATGCGTGGTGAACTTGACAAGACTACAAAATACTTTGAACCTAGTATAAGCTCGATCGATGAAAAAATCAAAGGTGATTCTATTGAATGTGATAATTGTGGATGGACATGGGAGATAAAAGAAGGTGGAAGTGATTTGTTTGTTTGTCATGAATGTGGACACGATAATTTAAATAAAGTTAACATTTAGATAATACTACTTTCGAATATTTTATTTACTTTTATAAATACAATCATTCATTAAAATTATCAAATGTCAAAAACAAAAACTTACCAATCAACATGGGGGTCACTCAATTCTACGAATCTTCTAGAAGTTGTCAACAATGTATTTTAGAACGTAGACGAAAAAGATATGCAAATCCAGAAAAAAGAGCGATGGATGGCAAGTATCAAGAATCTTGGTTAGAAAAAAATCCAGGATACATGAAACAAAATGACGCTGAACGCAGAGAGGCAACTAAAAAGAAAAAACAGACTATCTATAGTAAATTAATAGATAGAATTAATCGACTTGTTGATCATTATCAAATTGAGTTTCCTACCAATGTGATAATGCTAAAAATTAAAGCTGATAAGACTCCCGAAGAAAACTTTGGTTCTATCTATCAAGCTTATTTAAGACGTGTTAAATCTAATGTTAAGAATTATGAACAATTTAGATTGACTGGTGTTTACACACATGAGTATCGCCATACCGTACCTAAACAAGAATGGGAAGGCAATTTCCGCCCAAATTACTCTCAACTACCACAAAATATCAAAGATCAATTAAAACAAGAAGCGATCGACAACGGCCAACAAATATTTGAAAAATTAGTAAAATCTGAATCATAAACAAAATTCGAATGGAAAACGAATCAATAGATTAAAAGACATTAGATTAAGTAATCTAGAAAAGGCCCGAAATACTTTTATAGCCATAAGTATTACTTTTGCAATTTGTTTAAGTGCCGTAATTTTAGAATTATGAAATACCGAATTACAATTAGAACTTACTATGGCTCATTTGAAATTGATGACATTGAGGCAGAAGATGAAGATGATGCTTTTGACAAAGCTTGTGAAGAAGCAAAGAAAGAAATTGATTGTGCT